TTTCTAATAATTCTAAATCTTCTAAGAAACCAGGTTCTGAAAGTAAATCTAAATCTTCTTGTAACTTTGATACATATGCTAACCTAAGTCTTTCAAATTTATCATATATATCTCTATATAATTCTTTCTTATTATCTTCATCTTTTAAAAGATCATATGCACCACTTGTAGTATTAAAGTCTTGATTATATTGTTCAAATATAAGAGCTGCCATACTATCCATAGCATCTACAACTTGCTTAGACTCTTGTATTGAAAAATTATCATTAATCGTCTTAGCTCTATTTAACTCACCAAATATTACATTATCCATTGAAGGTGTAAGATTTGATAACATATTTGAATTTTCAGATGCTCTATATAATTTATCATATAGTTCTTTAACAGACTCTATATTCATTAAATCTGTAGTAACTTCATTCTTAGTTGTCTTACCAAATAATCCTTGTAAAAATTTATAAATCTTATCAAATATCTTACCTATAAATCCTTTTACTTTTTTCTTACCTTTTGATTTAGCATATGTTCTAAATCCTTCAGCAAGGTCTTCTTCAACATCAAACCAAGCTTCTTCCTTTGTTTTATAAGATTTACTTGTATATTTTGGTAAGGTTAATACTTCTTCATATAAACTTACTTTCTCATCTTTAGTTAAGAATAGTTGTGAGAAACCATGCCATGCTTCATGATAAACATCTACTGAAGTACCACCGTCTCCTTCAAATAATGTAATACCATAACCAGACCATCTAGCAAATGCATTAGAGTTTGTTATTTCAGTAATTCTTTCTAGGCTAATATATTTACTTAATGGAGAACTTGCCCACCACTTTTCTGCTGCTTTTCTATCTGCTTTAGATGTAAATACTTTATTAAGATATATATCTTTAGCTCTATCTAATCCTTTTTTAGTATAATTAGGAGTAAATTTACCTGGTTTTTTAAAAATATCATCAAGCTGAGCTACACGAGTTTGTGGATTATCTTCTATATTTTTCTTTTTAACTTCAACTTTTTCTTTCTTAGTTGCATTTTTTCTAGCAAATTTAGGTTTAGGTTTAGATTTAGTTGTACGTTTTTTTGGTATAGTCTCTTTATCTGTTTTTCTTACCCATTTAAATTTTGATTTACTCTTTGCAGAAGTTTTAGGTTTTTCTTCTTTTATAACTTTTTTTCTACCTACTTCTAAATTACTTAAATCTTCTTTACTAATTAATCCTTCAGGAATAGTATAGTTTAAATAAGCATTTAAACCTTTCTCAAAGTCTAAAAGATCTTCAGTATATTCTATTTTGATATATTTTTTAATAGCATCAAAATGTTTTACATTTTGTGTGTTAATTTTATCACCTTCAATATTATAATCAGTAAAAGTTTTACCTTTTAATGAATTATTATATTGTATATCAGCAGGATAATATCCATTAGCTCCTTCTGCTTTTCCTTGTTTTTTTTGTTCTGTAGTTAAGTATTTTGGTTTAGCTTGTAGTAAATGATTTTTAATAAGTTGCTTATTCTCATCTGTAAATATTTCATCATCAGTAAGTGTAATTCTTTTACCTTCTTTGAGTATAATAATTTGTAAAGATTGTTCTTTTTTCTTTTTTAATATGTTTACAAGAATATTACTAGAATTTATAGTTTTTCCTTTAGGTATACTATTACTTATATATACTTCAAAAAATGCTTTTCTTTCTTCAAATGTTAATTCTCTACCTTTAATTTTAGCTTTTGTAGTAAGAACAGAAGATATTTTTTCAGCTAAAACTTCATCAACATCACCTTGTTGTAGTTGGAGTTTAAATGGTTCAGTATTTTCAGTTCCAGGTATTTTTCTTTGTACAATAATATATTGATATCCTTTTTTAGCACCTACTGTTTCTGCTATATAATTTTTAACTTCTTCTTCAGTTACATTTGATTCTTGTAAAGTTTGAGTAATTTTTTTAATTTTAGTTTGACCTAATGTTCCAGACACTATTGGTAAGGTAATTTTAAGAGTTGAGTCATCCTCAAGCATTTGTCTTAATGTATAAAGAGTGTTTAACTCTAGCTTTTGACGTTCTGCAATATCTTTTGTTAATTTATTTAATTGTTTTTTAGTAACCTTACCACCATTATTTTCAATTTCTTCTTTTTGTCTTTCTGCAAGTATTTCAGGTTCAACAAGATTATAGTTATACTTACGTGAATTAGACAATAATAATTTACCCTTAACATCATTAACTCTTCTTAAGTATTGATATACTATTCTACCATCTTCTGGATTATCTGTTAAACTTCCATCTTCTTTAAAATAAAGAGTGTTACCTTGTTTATCAGTTATAATACCACTAATTCCATTATCATCAGGATGATCTTCTAAATATTTTCTATCACTTGTAGTTAGTAAATCTTTATCAATTGTTTTACTCATTACTGCAGTTAAAGCAATTTCAACATCCTCATACATGATTGGATCTGAACTACTCTCTCTGTTCCTTGCAATAAGTGCTATTGATTTTACTACATCAGAAAATAATTTTTTCTCTGGATCTATTATATTTTTTTCTTCTTCTGTAGCAGTTTCTGGATTTACAGCAATAGCAACTTGGTATGAAGTAGTCCATGCACTAGATACTCTTGCTCCATTAAATTGATTATATGACCATAAAAGTAAATCATCAATAGGAGCATCTGGGTTTACAGAAGTATCTTTTCCTGTCTTATTAGCATTTTTAATCTCAGCTTCTATTTCTTCCTTAGATTTTTTTTTAGTTGCTAATGCTTTACCTACTTCAGTAAGATCTTCAAATTTTCTTATTTGTTTTTTAAGCTCTGTAAAATCAAAATCGTTATCTAATAAATAATCACTAACTTCTTTATCTAAAGTTACTAAATTAAAAATTTCTGGAGAAGCTTGAGCATAATACAAAGCTTTTACTTCATCTTCTGAAGCTTCTTTAACTGCATTATAGATCTCTTTTATAGTTTGATCTAAATCAAACTTAGGTAGTCTGTTATCATTAATTCTATCTATTATTTCTCCATATAGAATTTTATATACATCTCCTACTTGTTTTTTATTTAAACTACAAGCCATTTTAACATTCTTTAGAGTTATTTTTTAAATTATCGAATCTAGAATTAACATCAGAGTTTCTAGAGTCCTCTTTAAATTTACTAGTTGATTTAGTATCATTAGCTAAATCTTTTACAATATCCTGTGACTCATTTGAACCTTCTATATCTACTGGATTTATTGGTGTTTCTGATACTGGTTTTGTTGCTTCCATAGTTATTTTTTCTAAATTTGCCAATTTCTCTTGACTAATTGTATCTTTAACTTTAGATACTATATTTTCTAAACGTACACTACTTTTATTAATTCTAACAATTTTATATATACTTTCCGCAGCATCTTCAAAGATAGGGTTTTTACTAATAAGATACTCACCTATATTTATAGTATCTAAAGATACTAAAGTATTTAATTCAGTAAGTCTAGTATTATAAGCTTCCTGAAGAGAACTGATTGCTTTTGCTTCTCCATTTTCAAGTGCTTTTAAAACAGCTGCTTCATATACTTCTTGTATATTATTTAATTTAGCATTAGATATTTTTTGTAGTAATTCATCTATGTTACTTTTAGTACTATCTGTTTGAGTTGGTTTCTCTGCTCCAGGTGTGAATTCAAAATCTGAAGTTTCTCTAGATCGTTTAATTATTTCTTGGAATGACGTTCCTGAAGATTGTCCAGGAACACTCTCTGATTGTCCACTGACAGTCCCTTCATTCTTAGGTACACTAGTCCTTTTCTGTACTTTCCTTTTTCCTGTAAATTCTTTTTCGATTTGCTTGTAGTTGTAGATTTTGCCATCTTTTGTTAATTTAATTAATCTTAAGTCATTTTGTAATTGTAATAAAGCATGAATTTGATTTTCAATATCATCAATCAAATCACCTCTATTTAAAACAGTATATCCTAATTCATATAGTTGCTCTACTGTATCTTCTATCCATAATTGAATATTAAGTAAATCCTTTGAATTTAATGATTTACTTTTTCCATCTAATAATCTATTTAGTGCTTCTGGATATTGTTCAGCTAATATTTCAGTAATAGCTATAGATATATTAGTTGACAAAGATAACCTATCTATTTCTTTTAGATCTTGTATTTCATCCAATTTATTAACCTTACTAGTTAACCTTTGAAAATTGTTAGGTAGTCTATTTAATGCAAAAATATAGTTATCAGCATTAACTCCATATACAAATGTTTTTTGATTTGAGTCATACAAAGACTCTCTTCTAGAACTTAAATCCTGTATTTCAAATCTTAAATCAGATATTCTAGTAAGTATCAAATTTCTTTTAACTTCATCGGTTTCCGTTTCAAAATTGTTTTTTAATAATCCAATTTTATTACCTATCTCACCAATTTTTTTATCTATTTTTCCAATTTCTGCATCATTAGACATATAAGATAACGATATAATTTCACCTGATTGAGATCTATTAATATCATATCTTACTCCATTTATACTAGCTACAGTTTCATTTTGATTAGAAAATGAAGCGTTAATAACTTCACCCTGAATTATTGATACTTGACCAATAGATTCCACTGGAGCTATTACTTGTAAACCTACATCTTCTAATGTAAGTTTTTCATTAACTATATCTGAGGTAGAGTCAAGTCTTCTTATTGGAAAAACTTCAATTAAGTTTTGTTGAGAACTGATGGATTCTTCTAATTTTTCTATTTGATCATTTATCTCATTTAAACCTCCTACTACATAAGTACCTTCTTGTGTTCCTTTTATTAAAAGAGCCCTATTAGCTTTTGCAGTATCTAAACTAATTTGTAATGCTGTTAAATCAGTATTTGTAGATACCTCAATTGCAAACTCTCCATTTTTTGTTCTAATAAGTTTACCCTCTTTACCTTTATATATTACAAACTTACCTATATTATCTTCTAATGTAATTTTAGATGGTTCAGTAGCTTGATATCCAGGTTTAGATGTAGGCTCTGTAGTTGTTCTAACTGTAACGTTTTCAGGTTCAATTTTAATTATTCCAAAATCTTCTATTTCGGGTAAATATTCTAAATCAATTGTATCCTGTGCATCAGGAACTATCCCTGCTAAATCTACATCTTCTATATAACCTACTTTAACATTACGATCTTTACTTAATGTAAGACTTAAAGGCATTAGTTTTAATTCTGGTAAAATTCCAGTACTATTATAAAACATATATCCATATATAGATTGCTGTGCTCTAAAGTATGTAGACTTCTCATAACCTTTTTCAGTACCAAACTTTTTCCATTTTGCTTCACTACTAGTCTTAATATCTACAATAGCAACAGACCCATCTTCTTTAATAAGTAATAAATCAAGTTCCCCCGTTACACCATTATCTCTAAGATTTTTATCAAACACTTTTACATCTTCAGAAAAAATTGTATAACTACCGTCAACTACACCAAGTCTAAATTTAGTTACAAGACCTCCAGAACTATTTACTGTTATGGGTGCAAATAATTTATCAAATGCTTTTTTAGACATTAGATCTGATATCTTAGACATTCTACCTTTTATCTCTACTTCTGAGTCATACGTAAATTCAGTAAATTTAGATTTAGTAGCTGCATTAGGAGTTAAAAACATTCTTATTAAATCATCAACAACATTACCTGAATCAGATGATTCTCTAAAAGCTTCTCTGCTAATTACTTTTTCTAATGCTTCATAACTACCATCAGTTTCTAATGAGTTTCTTACAGCATTCATTTTTTCAACATACTTAAATGCAGGAAATCCTGGATTTTCTCTAGTACCTTTATTTTCAACTTTTTGTTTAAAAGCTTCCATAAATTTTTCTACCCTATCTACTGCAGCAACATCTGGATTTCCATATGTAAGATCATATAATTCTCTAATAGGAGCTTTTGTAGGTTCACCAGTAACTTTATTAACTCCTGGAGCTAACCCTTGATAAATAAAAGCTTTACTTCCTTTAATTTTATTTTCAACTTGTTCTGCTACTTTAGTTGTTCTTTCAGGTACTGTTTCTGAATCTTTAAACTTTCTACCTATTTTATTTCCGTCTTCATCATATATATCCTCTAACTCATCTTGTTTATTTATAACATTATCTATTATAATATTAACAGTTTCTTCTGCAACAGTTTTAGGTGTTGACGATTCTACTCTTGCATTTAAGTATCCTTTTAAAGCTACTAAATCATCATTAATATCTTTAATATTTTGATCAGTTAACGGAATAGTTTTTTTAGCATCTCTACTAGGATACCCTCCTTCTTTTAAAAATTTTTCAAATCTTTTAATAACTTGACCTATTTCATATGTGCTATTATTAATTCCAATTTGCTTATTAATAAATTTTAATTTAGGAGGTTCAGCTAATTTTTTTGCTTTTTCTTCTGCGTTTAATTGTGATTTAGTATTAAAATTATTTATTAAATCTGATTGACTTTCTAACCAATTTTTTCTTAGGTTTTCATATTTTACAGGATCATTAACTTTTAAGTCTATTGATTCTTCTATAGTGTTTACTAAAAAATCATCAAACAGTTTTGTAATTTCATTTTGAAATTCTTGATCAAAATTATCAAATTCAGTTTTAGTTGTATAAACTTTAGGAGTATTTTCATTTACACCCTGCTTATCAAATTCAGCTTTTATTTCAGCAATAAGGACATCATATTTTGCTATTATAGCATCAACTGCTTCTTGAAATTTCTTATACTCATTAGTGTCTTCAACATTAATTTGTGCAGTAGCTGGTTCTTTACTTAATTCTTCATTAATTTCTTTTAGCTTATTTGTAGACCATTCTCCAAAAACTGTTGTAAGCATGGTTGAATTAGCCATTTGATCTCTATCTTCAGATTGAAATTTATTAGATAACTCTTGAAATGCTTTTACTTTTTGAGGATCATTACTAATAATTTGTTCTTGTTCAGCTAGATATTTTCTACCATCTATATTATCTTTTTTCATTACATCCTCTACAACAACTGATGCAGCGGCTTGTATTTCAACATTATCTATAGACTCTTCAAAAACTTTTATAGCATCTTCTAATTTTTTCTTGTCTGCTTCTAATTCTGCTTTCCTATCTTCAGTAAGAGTTTCTCCTGCAACACGTTGTGCCTCTTCAGATTCATACTGACTAGGAGTCATTCCATACTTATCTTCAAATGCTTTATTATACTTATCTCTTTCTTTTTGTATTAATCCATCTCTTTCTGCTTCTAACTCAGCTATTTTGTTATCAAGTTGTTCTTTTAATCCTACTGTTTCTCCAGCAGGTTTTTCTTCATCTAATTTAGCAGCACGATTTAAAATATCTACATAGTCCATATATATAAGACTACCTTTGTTAATCATTCTATTAGTCTTGACATCTATAAAAAATTCAGGTTTATAATTATGATCTTCAACCCATTTATTAAATTCTTCTAAGTCAAGAAATACTCCTTGATTAGCTAAAGTATTTAAAAGAGTATTTCTTTCTATAGCTGTTATTTCTTGATTAACAATATCTTTCACAATATTTTCTCTATTGTTATAGAGTTTTCTCATGAACTCAAAGTTTTTTACAACATGTTCATAAAAGCCATTTGGACTTGATAATAAATTAGCATATTGATTTAAAATACCATTTTCATTATTTAATGTTAATATATCTAATACACCATCAACTAAACTATCAATACCTCCTTGATTATTAATTTCTTTTTCTATTTTAAATCTATCTTCATTTGTATTACCTAATCCTATTAATAAGTCATTAAAAGTTTTCTTAAAAGATTCTGATCCAGTACTTAAAGTTTTTTCAAAATCTTTTAAAATACTATTTAACATTTCTAGATCTTCTTGTTCATCTTCAGATAATTCTAATTTATTAATCTCATTAATTTTACTTTCAAGTTTTATTTTATCAATAAATAAATTAAAAGTCTTATCTAAATTAACTTCATACCTAGAATATAATTCTAATAATTCTCTTTTTGTAGAAAGTTCAATCTTAGCTTCTTGAGTTGATACAGACTCTAAAGTTTCTATATCAGTTTTTAACATTTCTATCTGTCTAAATAACTGATTAGGATCTGTTAAAGCACTTATATTATTCATTGGTGTTTTTGAAAGAGATGTTATTTTATTAAATTTATCATATAAACCATCTATTCTTTTCAAATTATTATCAAATGAACTACTTAAAAAAGTATATGAATTAAGAGCTAAACTAAATGCTTTATTATATACTTGAGCCATTCTATACTCTTCAGTATCTTTTTCATAATCATTAAGATCAAGTCTAAATTCTTTCATTTTATCTTTAGCCTTGTTGTATCTAAAAGCAACTTTTTCCGCATCTTCTAATGATGTTTCAAATCTTTCTAATGCTTTTTGTCCTTGACCTGGTTCAAGATTCCATGCTTCTTCTATATCTTTTGCTGAAGCTTGCTGATACTTTTTAAGATGAGTTAAAAACATATCAAAAGTACCTCTTTCTAATGATGCATATAATGCAGATTGAAATGCAGCAAACTTTGTATCTTGTATTTCTTTAGTAGTATGCTCTTCTGGGTTATCAATTACTTTAGACATTAATCCTTGTTGAGCATGATTACTAACTCTAGGATCAAAAAAGTAATTTGCATCTTTATATAGTGTATTTAATTCCTTAACTATATCATCTGCCATTTCTTTTCTACCACTTATGTACTCTTCAAACTTTGGACCTTTTTTAAAGTAATCATTATAACCTATAGTAGCATAAGTTTTAATTTTACCAGGTGCTTGTAATATAGTACCCATTAAAAATCCTGACATAAATGTCTCTAAACCTTGAGAGCTCCATTGTTTAGCAATAGCATCACTTACAATACCTGCACCATATCTAATATTTCTAGCATCGGGGTTTTTAAAAGTTTCTAAATAATAATCTTGAGTAGATTCTTGTAATATATCTTGTGAAACTTCTTGAAAACCTTCCATTACATTTGCTTTAAAGTAGTTTAAACCTACTTTACCATATGATTTAGGTTTTCCTAATGACTTTAATGCATTTATAAGATTAATTTTTTCTTTTACAAATTCACCTTGCAATCCTTTTTGACCCGGTTTAAATAAAACTTGATATTCTTTACCAACATTAGTAACTGTTTTTCCAAATGCAAACTTTGGAACTCCTTTTAAAAAACTTGCTTTTGTTATAGAAGGAAATACTAACTTATTAGTATAATATATTAGCATTGTATTATTATGAGTATTCCACCAAGATCCCTTAGAGGCTTCCATCATTAATTCTTCTTGTTGTTCTAAAGTTGGAGATTTACCATTATTTTTAGGATCATTTAAAAATTGATTATATAGTTTATCATAAAGTTCATTTTTAGTAAAACCACCTTCTAATTTACCTTCTGATAATGCCATATTCATAGCCATAACATCATGCCAAAATGCACCAGCAGTAGTTGTACTTCTTGCCGCATTAGTTAAATTACTAGTATTTTTTAAAGCAGTAGCTGTATTTTGTAAAGGATTAACAAAATTACCAAAGTTTGTTCCTGCTTTTTTCCAATATTCTTTTGCTTTAGATAAGTTAGAATAACTATTTACATCATCTAATAGTTTACCTGTACCTTTAGCAAGATTTTTAAATGCTCTTGGTAAGTTAGATAATTTTCTTAAACCTGTAAGTGCTCCTCCTGCTGCTCCACCAGGACCTCCAAATAAACCTCCAATTAAAGCACCTTCTATTGCACCTTCTGTTAAGATACCCATAGAATAAGATGCTGAGTTTAATAAGTTTACTGTAAATCCACCTAGTCCACCTTTAGTAGATTGACCTAATGAATTATAATATTGATAGTCTCTTGCTCCTTCAGGATCTGCGTAAAACAATCCATCACCGTCTACTATACTTTTGTAAGATTTAATAGGATCCATTATACCTTTAGTAAACATTGGCCAAGCAGAATGTGTTGCCCATCTTTTTAAATCATCACCAAAAGTAGTATTCTGATTATACCAAGTCTCATTATCTATTAAAGGATCAAATCCAAGTTTATTAAATGTTTCTTGTCCATATGCTTTATACCTATCTCTAAAGGTACCACTAGGTGTAGCATCATAAGCATAAGGTGTTGCATAATCACTATAGTCAGTAAGACTATTAAGTTCTTGATTTAATTTATTAACTACAGCTATACCAGGACTTATTACACCTTTTTGTGCTAATTGATTAATTGCAGAAGGTGGTACATTAGGTGATATACCAGCAGTATTATCTTTAATAAAATTAGTAGGATTAACAAAATTATCTTCCCATCTTAAAGTAGGATCAATAGGTTGATCTATTCTAGCAGGATTTAAAAAATCACTTTGTGCAGCTAATTGATCTAAATCTGCATTTTGATTACTTAAATTTTCAGCATTATTTATTGTTTCTTCTGCCATTTTAATATTAATTATTTACAGTCCAAAATGAATTACTTACTGAAGAAAAATTATTTATAGCTTTTTGCACAGCTTCTTCATTACCACTATTTACAATAGCTCTAAACGTTTCAAAATTTATTGTTCTTATTTTATTAAATGCGTCAAATATTCTTAATTCTTTTTCGTCAATTAGTTTTCCTGATCTACTATCTATATCATCATTAATTTCCTGAATTGTTATACTTCCATCTGGATTTAATATATTATATTCACCATTAATTATATAATCTCCAGAACCTCTAGATTTTTCTATGTTATAAAAACCAGAACCTCCAGGATCTTCAAACTTTATTGGACCACTATTTAAAACTATTTCTGTAGGTGTTAAGAATTGTTTTGAAAATAAAGGATTAGAACTCCAAGTTTCTTTTGGTGCAATAAAAGTTATACCATTCATTGCTATATCAGTTTGAACAGCTTTTACAACTTCTGATTTTAAAACTTCTCCACTTTCATTTGTCATACCTTTTAAAATATCTTCAAGTAATTCTAGTGGTGGATTAATAGTCATAGAACCAAGGTTGCTATTTCCCATTGATACCGAACTACTTTCTATATTAAATGGCATTATATCTCCTTTATTAATTCGATTTCCTAACTGTTCAATAAAATATAATGCTTGCTTTTGACTAATTCCAGGATTATCTTCTAAATTACTAGGTTTTATATTACCTTTTGTTGTAATTCTATAATCAGTAATGTTTCTATTCCAGTTAGTTCTATTTATAATATCCATCATACTTCTCACAGCAATGTTTCCAGGATCCATCCGTATAGATGGCGCAACTTTCATAACAGCTGTTTTACTTGCATAATTAAATTTATCTGCATCTATATCTCCAGGTTGACTTTGATTTATTGTATTTACAAAATATGATTTTAATGAGCCTTTTTTATTTGGAGTACGTATTAAGCTTTCATATGACATATCAAAAATGTCTTTTGTCCAAGATGCTGTTCCTGTTTTTTGATCTCTATCATCACCAAAAATTAAATCTGCTGTACCAATTATTGGAAAAACATAATTATACCAACTTCTTTCTTTTGGAATATCTTTTTTCATACCAATATCAAATCCAAGAATATTATGAATTTGATTATCTATTTCAGGAGCCATTGCTTCAAAATCTTGTTGCATTCCATTAGCCTTAACTGTATAATAATACATTAATACATCTACAGCTTTATTAATTCTATCTTGACTATAATCAACATTAGGATTATTTTTTGAAACTATTGTGCTAAACTCTTGAATATCTTTAGTTAATTTATTTTTAATTAAATTATAATTTTCATTTTTAATTTGATCCAAAGACTTATTCATACGATCCCATTGATTAAGAACCATAATTGATTTATCATTAGAGTATTTTAATGCAAGATCATCTTTATTATCTTTAGACCATATTTCCATTTGTTTATTAATATTACTAATTCCTTTATTATTAATATTATTTAAAGTAAATTCTTCAGGATTATTAGTATAATTTCCCATTATACTTTTCCATGCATCTACAAGTTCGTCCTTACTAACTGTATTTTTATTTTTTTGTATTAATACGTCACGAGCCAACTCATTAGTCGGGTCTATATTATTAATAAAAACTGCTAATTGAGCTTTTCTAAATTTTCCTCTATCTACACCTTCATTTACTATTTTCATTATGTGTTCTACACTGCTAGATGTTTTCATTAGAATTGCCTTATCTAATGTATTTTTATTCATCTCTTCAAAAGATGTAGTATTCTCACTAGTTTGACCAGCATCACTATTTCCTTTAGTACTAATTACATTAAAACCATTTACTTGAGGATCTGTGATTAATTTTCCAGTTTGGAGATCATAACTCCAATAACCTTGTTCTACAAGATAATCTGTAGCTTTTTGCGAAGCCTTATTATTTTTAATAAGTTCAATTTCTTTTTTCTTATACGCATGTTTTAAATTAGCTAATCCTACTTGATTTACTTTAAATGTAGATGATGAATTTATTTCTGCATATTGTTTTGCTGCTGCTAATATATCCTGTTGTGCATAAATACTAGCAAAACCAGCATCTACTTTCATCCTATCTAAATCTAAATTAGAACCATCATCAATATACCCTTGCTGTGTAGCAGTAGATTGATCATCATTAAGTTGATTATTTAATTTACTAGTATTATCTGCAATAGTAGATTCTATACGGAGTAAATCCTCTAAAGAATTACCATAGCTACTTTGATATGGATTTAAATTATTATTTTTAACATTCTTTTCTAAGTCACCTTGAAGATTTTGAGTAGTTTCTAAATCATCTTGTGCTTTATTATTTTCTTTAAAAGCATTTGTTTTTAACCAATCCATTTTACCACGGATGTATTCTTTTTCAGCTTCTTTAGAATTTCCAAATTTTTCTGCATTTTCATATGCATAACTCATTCTTTCAACAAATGCTCTTTCTCTATACATATCTTGTATATCAGGTCTACCTGCATACTCAGATTTAAATAATTGCTGGAGAGTTGGTAAAATAACATCTCCATTTTTCTTTCTAATATTATATACTGAATTATAAGGAATATCTACTGTCTTACTAATATTTAATTTTCTAGCTAAGTCCCCGTATTCTTTTTGAGCTTGTACATAAGGAGTATATTTAGCATTTCTAATATTTAATGTTTCTTCAAGAGTAGAATCTCTAAACATTTGTTTTCTTAATTCTAATCCTTTTATACCTGTAGGCCAATACTGACTTCTTTGTTTTTCATCTTGAGATTTTGTTAAAGCATTTGCACTATTAAACTCATTAGCCCAATTTTTAGTCCAAGCCATATCTTTCATAAGATACTTATCTTCATAAAAAGGTCTAAAAACTTGCATAGCTTGATTAACATTTTGTTCTAATGATAAATCTAAACCAGAGACTCTCTTAAGATTAAAATCAATTTGTTTTAATAACTCATCTTTCTTTTCAATATTTTGACCATGAGTTAAATCTGCACCATATAATTGACCATATAGATTATTTAATTGTTTCCAATTACTATCATATTGTGTTTGCTTTGTTTGTAGAGCATTAGCATAGAAATTATAATCAGGTTGAAAAGGCTGATAATCTGGTATAAAATCTGTTACTCCTTGTAAATACGTTGCCATAATATTGTTTCTGTAAAAATATTAAAATTTTTTAAGTTTAGTAAACTTACTAAGTTTATATGCCGTCATCAAACCATGGGTTAAAATATACATAACCTCCTGTATTAAATTCAGGATACATATTTGGAGGTGATGCTGGTTGAGAGTTATTTTTTAATGTACTCCATTCATACCTGGCATTCTTAGCAGCTTGTTCTGCTGATAGTCCTTCACCTATCCACTTATCATAAAGTGATTCATAAGTAGCAGAATTAGTTGGACTAGGGTTTCTTGAATTAGGTATATGTTCCATCGGCCCACCTCTTCCAGGAAATACTTTATAATCTGGATACATCTGATTCATAGCATCTGTTTGCCATCTATTAGTAATAGCATTAGTATATTGATTTCTTAAGTTATTTCTCATAGCTAATTTAGAGTTATCATACTGTTGATTAGCCATTGTAGTTTGATCATATACTCTTTGATTAGTTGCTTGTCTTAACATGCTTTCCTGATTTCTAACATCAGTTGCTTTAAGTTCAAATTGATTTGCTATGTTAACATTAGAATTATTATACTTAGCTAATATATCTGCAGCATTTTTAGCAGCTTGTCCTTGAATACCTGATGATCTTGCAGACAATGCTTGAGGTCCAGCAAACTGTGCCATACCTTGTGTTTGTATATTTGCTTGTTCTGCATTAGCTGCCAGTTCTCTAGTAGGATCTAAAAATGTAGGTCTTGGTTCTTCTAAATCTACACCAGGTGCCCATGGCATATATTTTTTAATACCCATTAAATCTCCAAATGCACCTGCAGTTTTAATTGTATCTTGCAACCACCACTCTGCATTTCCACCAGGTACTGATACATTTACATCTTCTTGACAAGGAGGACATTCTCCAGATGGAAGACGTGTTGTAGGTATTTCACTTCCATCTGGACGCATGCATAAACATTCTTCTAGTGGTTCTCCTGCTTCTTCTTCTATATCTTCAAAACTTAATCCGTGAATATATTCAATTTGTCCTGCATCTGTATTACCTCTATGTCCATCAATAGGGGTAATGTTTTTTACACCGGCAACTGCTTCATCTTCAAATCCTTGTGATCTACCATATGGTTTAAACCCTTCTATTGGTGAAAAATTTAATAATGCTTGTCTTTCTGTTTCAGTAAAATCATTATCCTCTGAATCAAGTTGTTTCATTAAACTATTCATTCCAAGAAATGCTGCTTGTTCAATTTTTACTTGATTTTGTACACTTGCATCTGTAGGATCATAGTTTATACCTAAATCCTTAAAAGATTTTTGTAAACTTGTATATCCATTAGCTTTAATTTTATCGTACATTGCCTGAATCTCAGAGTCAGATAAATCACGTCCCCTAGTAGTACCTTTAACTACATCATAAAATCCTTTATCATCACCTTCTCCTGATCCCGTACTTTCATAATCTCTTAACTTATCTCCATTATTAGTAAACATATAAGAACCAAACACTGGAATCTTTAGACGATCTTTAGCAGTTGTTAATTTAAGATTTCTTTTTTGTTGATCTAAATGAGCTTTAACAACATCATCTTCTGTTAAACTATTAATAACAGAATCTGTAACCATTGGCCAATATCCCGGTTTTCTTGATTTTTTATAATTTTCTTTCTCTCTAAGTTGAACTATAGTTTCCTCAAAAAGTTTCTTTCTTGCTATAGGATCTTGTAAACCTTGTTCAATTGATTGATATGTTGCTGCAGCTACAGCATTATCATTCCAATCAGTTGCTAAATCAGATCCTTCATATTTGTCAAAGCTAGTAGCACTAACTTTTTGTAAATATCTTTTACCATCATGAATAACATATATTTTTCCACCACGACCTACTTTAGCATATGCATTCCTTAATGCTTGTTGAAATTTTTCTGGTGTATCATACTCATCTTTATTAATTTCTACAGTACCTCCATCTTGCATTACTGATAATTCATCAGGTTGTTGTGCTGCAGCCATAGATTGTTGTATTAAACTAATTACATCTTGTTCAGGCATACCTAACTCAATAAATATTTGTGCTATACTTTCAGGTGGAATTTGATCATATAATAAAGCTTGTACAACTTGTTCTGGAGCAGCACCTTGTTCTAATGCAGATTGCACTTGTTGCATAAGCTGCATCATTTGTTGTTGAGCTCCTTCTTGCTCTTGCATTTGTTGTCTATATATATCAGAATAACCACCTTGCTGCATCATAGGTTGTGGTGCAGATTGAAGTTGTTGAGGTGGTTCCTGCATAGGTTGAGGTTGAGCTACTGGTCTTCCCTCATTCATACCCATAGCCTCATTTAAAAAGTTTTCATTACCTCCTTGTTCTTCTTTTTCTTTTTGACTTTCAAGTTGAGATTTTAATTGTGCTAATTCTTTACTAGGTAGTATTTGTTCTTCTGTAATTCCTTTAGCTTCCATACAAGGTCTTGCTACTACAGGTATACCTTGTGGGAATCCTTTCATAGATTCTTGTTTTAAAGCAAGACATCCTAGCTTAACTACGTAATTTTTAATCATTAACTCAGCAGTTTTCTTTTCTATTGCATTTGAGTTAGGATCTTCTAGCAACACTCTATACTTTTGTATATCATATTGTTTAGCAAGGTTAGCAGGAGTATATGATTTTTTACCACACGGTTTACCAAACATAGTTAAGATTTCACAATCTTTTATTTTCATTGATCTTGTATCACTAAAAATAAAAGTATCTTCAGGAAGATTTAAAGGCACACCTCCAGCATTATGTCTAGGTCCTTTAATAATTTGTGTTTCAGGAAAAAAGTCACCATTAACATCTCCATATACAAGTTCCCCACCTTCAGCTTCTACATTAGATTCTTCTCTAGGATCGGCAGTTATATATCTACTTTCCTTAAGTTTAGGTTTTCTCATTTCTCTATTGTAGTCTCCACCACCCATTGGGGCAATATCATTAACTAAGCTACCATCTACTTGGTATCCTGTTTTAGCTTTGGCTTGTTTTTTAATTCTTACTTTTATCATTGGTTTAGTATAAGTATTCAACTTGTCCTCCTGATGCAAGGTAATTATTTAATTGGTCTTGAGTCATAAAAACTTCTTGACCTTCATCATAATATGGTGAATTAGTTCCTCCTTGTTCCATTTGATTATCTGGCATTATCATTCCATTTGGCATCATATGGTATCCAGGAGGTACATTTTCATTTTGCATATATCCTCCATCTTCCATGTATCTTCCATATTTAGCCATAGTTGATGCCATTCCATAATTATCCTGACCCATTTGATCATATCTAAACATTCCCAAATTTTGTCCAGTAGTTGAACCATAATTACCTCTATTTTGAAAATTAGCACTTGCATAATTATTTTCAGGTGCTACAAGATCTAAAGTATTATTATATTCTCTTTTATTACTACCAGCATTTTCAAAAATATTTGCAACTCCTCTTGCTCCTGCATTAAATAGATTTACATTAGCTTCATAATCTCTTGGAAATTTTTTCATATTAAAATCTGCAGAACCTTGACCACCATTTTCATCTGGAAATAATAAATCAGCATTTTCTCCAATATTCCCTGCTATCTCATAAGTAGGGTAAGAATCATTTGGATTATACATATTATCTTCAACACTAGTTTGAAAAGGATTTATCATAGTATTTTCACCAACACCGAAACCTGTAAATTCACTAACACCACCATTCCTATAAGTAGGAATATATCCTCCATATTCTTGGTTTTTAATAATTTTTGCTGCTGCCCTATCATCTCTTCTCTCAGCTCTCCTAGTCTGTCTTGCTGCTTGTCTAGCATCTTGAAACCTTTGTCTATCTTCTGATTTATATGATTTATTTAATTGCTTTTGAGATTTTTTTCCTACTACCATATCTCTCATAGAATCTGTATTATAAGCATAAGCATTTTCATAAGGATTTGTCACACCTTCATTACCAATTGCATTAATATCTGCTCCAGCCATTCTATTTGGATCTTCCCAGTAATCTTCTCCAAAATTACCTTCACCTAAATATTTAGAATATCTTCTATTTTTTCTTCCTTGTCCTATATCATCTTTAACACCATTAACACTATTCATTAAATTTTGATATATTCCCTCATCATATCTAGTATTTTTAATTACATCTTCAGATAAGTTATTATTTCCTCCACCAAAATAAACTGTTCCTTCTTTAGGTCTTCCTAACCAATTATTTTTAAACTCTACTCTACTTACAGGTCCTGCTGTATTACCTGTAAAATTTGACATTTGCATGTATCTATTGTTTCTTCTTCTGTTCCATGGTAGTAATGCTCCTAAAACTCCTCTTGATGTTCCAGGTCCTTGTATATAGTTAGTATTATATTGTACCATTGGCACACATCTTTGTAAACGTTCATTCCACATTTGCCCATATCCACATTGTTTATTTACTTGCATTCCATCATCTGCTTGAGGCATATCATATGGTTCATAGTATTCTGATTCCATACCACCTGAGATAAACTTAGTAAGAGGATTTTCAGCATCCATATCTGTAAACCCTCCTAATTCCATCATTGCTGGTGCTTGCATTTGTTGTTGCTGCATAGCCATCATTTCTTCTTCAGATGGTCCCATACCTTGAGGTTGTTGCTGACCTTGAGACATTATTTGCTGCATAACTTGAACTACTTGTTCTTCAGGCATTCCTAACTGAACAAATATCTGAGCTACAGCTTCAGGTTCTAACCCACCTTGTAATAACTGCATCATTACTTCTTCTGGTTGAGCACCACTTTCAAGAGCTCCTTGTACTTGTCCTATAATTTCTTCCATTTGATTTCCATTATTTTGCAATCCTCCTCCTTCTTGAGAATATTGCATTTCAGTAGGATTAGCTAAATCTTCTTGTTTTCCATTAGACATTAATGTTTGCATAATTTCAGGATTTCCCTTTGCTAAATCATATATGTCACTTGTCGTAGCTTTATTTGAACTATTTTTTAAATTACTAATAAACCCATCTTTTATTTTTTGAACATCACCTATATTAGTATCTGTTCTATCTCCTCTACCAAAAGCATTAGAATCATTTGTATTTGCACCACCATTTTTATAAAATGCTAAAAGATTTTTAGTAAATTTCTTTTTACTAATAGTACCACCTTGTTTTTTTGGTTCCGGTAAAGTATCCCAATCTAAATTATACATATCACTTATTGGAGTAACATTAGGTGTAGAATCAATAAAAGGAATATAATTAGAAGGATCTATAATATTTTTTCCATCTCCAATTTGAAGTTCTCTTTTGAAACCAGGTATTATAACATCCTCTTCACTTGGACGTGTCATATAATATCCTAAACCACCAGCAATTAAACCTGCTCCAATATTAAAATTCCTACCTTTTCTACGAAAGTAATCAGTATAGTTTTTAATATCTTCTGCTGTATTTACATCATCTAATGGCATTCCACTTTTTTCCTTAGCACCATAATTATAAATATCTTGACTTACATCTATAATATTTTTACCTCTAGTTCTAATTGGATTATATCCAAACATTTGAGGAAGCCACTGACCAGTATAAAGACTTTCTCCTACCCTACCTATTTTATTTCCTGTTGATATTTCAGCAAATGTTTTTGGTGGTGTAGCTGTAAATTCTTTACGGCTTATTAAACTTTTAAGTGGATTTCTATTTAGAGGTAAAAATTTAACATCACCTCTAGTACTTCCCATTATACTTTTATATAATGAAGGTACTAAAGGTCTAGTAACTTCAAACATTGTATTAGTACCATTTTCTATTAAATTTAAATTTTCATCATAAACATTAAATGCTTTTGTTTCTTCATTAGGTTCATAATAAAATCTATTTCTAAAAGTTGTTTTAGAAGCATTACTAGGAATTCCAAAATAAGGACCCTGATCTCCAGGTTTATATGTATATGAAATATCAAAAAACTTAAGTCCCGCATCATCTTCACCTAAACTAATTTTAGAATTACCTGGATAAACACCACCTATTGTTTCTCGACCTACTGGTATTACCTCTTCTAAAAGAAAAGATGATCTTCCTTCAGTATTACCTTTAACTAAAATATCTTGTATAGCTTTTGAAGGCATTGTTAACCTATCTACACTTAAGTCATCTGTAATTTTATTTTTACTAAATGCTGATGAAGCATCAATAACTTTTTCTTTATTGTTTAAAATACTTTGTAGTTCATTAACATTTTGAGTAAAATAAGATTCTAACTTAGGATCTTTTACTAGCCCTTTACCTTTCCAAGATGATCTAAAAGGTGGACGTGGAATTTTACTTAAACCATATCCTACTGCAGTATTTATAGGTAATAATTTACCAAAAGCAGATGCTCCTTGCATTTGAGGAACTTTATTATACCAATCATAACCTTTTTTAATACCTGTAGTAATATCTTTAATAAATTTACCATCTTTAGCTTTAGGTAGTTCTTGTGACATTTCTCCTTCGTTTAACCAATTTTGATTTTCCCAACCATTACTTACAGGACTATAATCAGGAAGATAATCACTTATCATACTTGATTGTGGATTTACAAATTGAACACCAGCTTGTTGCTGAACTAAATCTTCTATAGAAAAAGGTTTTTGATTACTATTATTAGATTGATTTAAATTTGGATCTTGTTGTGCATATCCTCCTTCATTAAAATAACCACCGTATTTAAAAGCTTGTTGCTGCATTTGTTGTTCATCAAAACTATCTTCTGTAGCATAATCACTAATATGAGAATTGTCTTCTTCAGATTCAGACATCATAAGCTGTTCTTCTTCTTGTTGTTCAGCCATATCTTCATCATTAGATCCTGTTGAATCTGACTGTTCTGAAGTTTCTCCCTGTTGTTGTTCTTCTCCAACTGGTTCAGGATTTATATATCCTTCTTCCATAAGTTGTTTAATTGCAGATTGTATGACCAACTGAGACATATTTCCGTCAGCTCCATAGTTATTAATTAATTCATAATATACTATATCAGCAGGAGTATCTGCTATTAAACTGTTATATGCACTAGTATACATTTGCTGAAACATTTGCTGGTCTTGACCTGAGTTACCTACAGACATTCCTTTTTGTGCTTTTGTTAAAAACTGTTTTGTTTTATTAAGATAACCTGGAGTTTCTCCTTCTTTTGCTTTTCTTATCCTTACTGTTTTTTTCATAAAATACATTGTATATATTAATATACTAAATTTAAATTTAATCTATAAACTTATATAGTTTAAACATCTTCTATTATCCAACCTTCTTTGGCATATTGGTCTATTTCTTTTTGACTTAAGTTTACCACCATACCACCATCTTTTTCTTTTTTAATTGGTTTATCAAAAAGACCTTTAAGTTTTATATAGTTTTCTTTTATAGGATTATTTACATACTCGTCTAAATATTCTTGAGGTATATTTATACCTGCTAATCCCAAACCTCCTGCTATTCCTGCAGCATAACCATATCTTTCAAGTAAACTTTGTAAATTACCTCCCATTGTTGCAGGGTCAAATTTATCCCCTCTAAGTTTGTCCATATTAACATCAACATATTTATTAGAAAAAGGAAGTCTTCTATGTATTTTTACACCAGGATCCATTATAGAATTATATGGAACAGTTCCTGTAAAATTATTACCTTCTCTAACTAACACCCCATTTCTATTCAGTTCTCTTCCATTAGTTATATTTATATTAGTACCTGGTACATTTGTATCAAAACTTGCTGCAAAAACTCCTGGATATTTTTCATTAATATTACCCATCTCAGCCCAATTACCTTCACCTTGTACTTGTTTTTTACCCATTCTAAATTTTCCACCATGAGCAGGACTTATTATTCCTGTATTTTTAACATAATCTAAATTATCTCCAAATTTTCTATATGCTACACCTGGATTTATATTTTTTGAAGAAGGTAGTGTTTTTCCATAAAAAGGTATAAAATTTAAAGGACTTCCTGTAAATGGACCAAATTCTTCTACTGAAAGTCCAAATGTTAATGGGTTTATCATTACAGGAGCTATAGTTTTTGCTATTGCATTTGCAGTACCTAAAGTACTTGTATTTATATCTCTAAGTATATTTTTTGTAAAATTTGGAGTATACTTATAAACATCTTTTCCTAAGTTAAATTTAGAATAATTTTTACCTCCAGTTTTAATTAATTTAGCTAATGATGATAACCCTCTTTGAGCTTCTGGTAATTCACCACCTTCTTGATTCATAATCAATGGGTCTCTTAAGTTAATATCTTTACCTGAAAATTTGTCCCATTTATCAAAATGATGATGCTTTTTTCTAGGAAAATTTTTTATCTTATCTTGTAGACTTAACATGCCAGGTTTATTTGGATCAATTCCCATTTTTATATAACGGTTATATTGATTAACTAATTCATTTAATCTATAGTTATATTTTAATATAGGAGAACTATCATCTAAGACACCTAGTAAATTAGCACCAATTTCATTTCTTGTAAGAGGTTTAAATTTTCCATAATATCCTTGAGGTCCTAATCTACGATTTTCTTCCAAGTTATTAACAGCATACTTAAGAACTTTATCTGACCCAAACTTTTTTATCATTCCTTTTCTAATTAAATCCCGCATTTCTCCTGAAGGTGCTGAATTATATTGATGAAAAAGTCTTTTATGCTCATCATTCATTGGTGAAGGAAAATCTATAGAACGAGCAAATTTAGGTCCTTTAACATCAGCTGCAAGTAACTTAGCTTTTTGCATTTCAATTGCTCCAGGACTCATAGGTTTAAAATCAAAATCATCAATACCATGACCTTTAAATTTAGTAAGAGAATTTGTGAGCAAAGGTCCTTTTTCTAGATTAAATGTTTTAGCTAACATTTTATCAAGTTCATCTAAATTTTTAATACCTTTTTGATTAATGAGATTTTGTATTGTTTCTTGTGCAGGACCAAATTCAAATCCTCCTATATCTGACATCTGATTTCTTTTTGTCCATTTAAGATCATCTGCTATTTTTATAGTTCTAGGTTTTTTTTCTATTTGTGAAATATTTAGTTCATCTTTTGGATTAAGCTTAAGCATAGCTTTATCAACTAAAGCTTTCTTTTCTATATCTGAAAGCTCATTATATCGTCTACCTCCAAATTCAGGTATAGGTTTTCCTTTAATAAAATTTTTAAGATAATTTTTTGATTTCCCCAAATATTTTATGAACTTTCCCCATTGAGCTTCTGGTAATTCACCACCAAATTTATAACCAAGAGGATCTATTTTTTTCCTAAAATCTATTCCAAGACCTGTTTTATCAAATATTTTATCTCTTGTTTTAGGGAAATAAGATTTACTAAATCCTTTTTCTAAAGATGCGGGATTACCATAAAAGAATCCTTTACCTGTAGATGGATTTGCAGCTGTAAAAGAATAGTTAATCTTTGGATTAATAGTTGCTAATTTTCCATGTTTAAGACTTTGTCCAACACCTTTAGCAATTGGTAAAGCATTTTTAACATATTTTCCTACAATAGGTGCGGCAAAAGAAGCACTAAGATAGTCACCTTTAGCTAAATGACCATCAGGTTTAAATGATTCATATGCATAAAAAGGTGCTGCATATTTCCATTCATTAGCTAACCAATTTTTTCCATACTTACCTAAGCCTCCTTGTCCTCCGCTATATAATGTAGCATATGCAGCAGCAGCATCCATACCTAATTCTGAAGTTCTATCTAAACTAAAATCTCTAGATAGTTCATCTCCCCAATGTAAAGGATTAAGTTTATTATATAAACTTGCCATTATAGCCGGTGCATTTCCAGAAAGATCTTTATCTCTAAGTCCTTCATTCATTATAATTTCACCTTGTTCATTTTCAAATCCTGAATTTCTTGCTTGTTCTTGTAACTCATTAAAACTTTGAGTTTGACCTGGTTTCCACATAGTTGCATTTGGTCTTAAGTCCATTGCATAACCAATAGCTTGACCTGGATTAGTTATAACATCCCAAGCTTTAGTTCCAAATCCAATTTCTTCACCCGCAGGACCTGCTTTAAGTGTATTACGATCAAGATCATATCTATGTTGTCTTAAGTTATATAGATTATTTATTTTATCCATATAAGTTACTGGAAGAGTTTCTAAATTCTTTGCAATTTTTTTATCTACAAAATCTTCTAAACTTTTTCCTTTTTCTATTATTCCAGTTTGTTTTTTTGCAACTTCTTTTTGTTTTAATAAATCTTCATATTCTTTTTCAAGAGATTCTTTTCTAGGTGCATAAAAATCAAAAACACTTTTACCATCTTTAGTAACATTACTATTTAATATGCTAATTTTATCTTCTAAAGATAAGGCTGGATTACTATAAGCTTGTTCTATTAATTCTCTTTCTTGTCTTGGAATGTCCATATTATCCCTCATATAACTATTTTCTGCTATATCTTCTCCTGTTAACTTTTGTAAATCTTCAGCAAATTTTCTTTCTACATTTTCATTTCTTACTCCTTCAATACCAGGTAAATTACTATAAATTCTATTATAATCCATATTAGAAAATGCATCATAACCTACATTTTGAGCATTTTCTTGTCCTTCACGATATGTTTTTTCACCAAGCTTTCTTTGGTTAATAGCTGCATCTAATGCCATTCCATCTGACATTTCATTCTCTTTAGATGGTGTGTAAATTCCTTCTAATACTCTATTTAATTTTTCTCTTCTTATTTTCTTTTCTGTAGGAGTCTTACCTTGATCTACCCACCAATCTTGATATTTCTTATCTGCATCAACAGCAATTTTCCATATTTCTTTACCATCTATATTTTCAGTTCCACTAACTCTTCCAAAATCAAAATCTTTTTCTCTATCCCATTTTACTCTATCTTCTTCTATTTTATCATAACTACTTAATATTTCATTTGTATTATAATCATAGTCATCTTCAATAGCTTTTGATACTAACTCCTTAAAATGTGATTGCATGTTTTCAGTAACACCATCTTTTGGTGATAACTCATTAATCACTTGTTCAGGAGTTTTATTCTCTTCTAGTGCAGTACTATATATTTTATTCAGCATTGAATTATCATAGGATTCTTCTCTATAATCTATGAGTTCACCCATTTGTTCTCGTACCTGTTTACCATCTAATCCCCACTTATTTACAAAATCTCGATCTTTAAAACCATTATTAATTATTTTATGTTGCAATATTTCATATGGCCAAATTGAATATGCACCATTATTATTTTTTTGTATATAATAGTCACCTTCATTTTTTAGTTCATCAACTTGTTCTTGTGTTAATGTCTTATTTTCAAAAAGAGGTTTAATTTTATCTGATTTTTTAGACTTAGTAAAATCAGTATAATAATTATTTCTACGTTCTTCTTCTTGTTGTAGCCATTCTTGATATGCTTGTTGTTCTATGTCATTTAATCTAAGATTTGTCAACCTTCTCATCCTCCCATAAGTATCAAATTTGTCAAAGTTTGGATACGGATTTTCATCATTATCCACTCCAAATATATTATTACGAAATGCATCAGCAAAGTTATACTCTAGATTACCACCTTTATAATCAGTCTTTCCATAGTTTGGATCTAAGTCTTTTTGTTTAGATCCAAACTTCTGCCTCTTCATTTTTAATTTCTTCTGCATTTTTAATCTATTTCTATCATCTATAGACTCACCTGTTTGGGCTTTAGGTAATAATTGAGGGATGCTTGTAATTTTATATTTTTTCATAACTATATTTCTTCAAATGTATAACCTTGTGCTTTTAATCTTTTCATAGTAGCTTCATCTACTATATCTCCTAACTCTACACTACCACCTTCTTTCCATCTTCCATCTCCCCATTTTTCCATATTTTTGTCTTTTACACCAGTTCCTGGAACTAACATTTCTCTAATTTCTCTTACTAATTCTTTTGATCCTAATTTATTATTAGTCACGTCAGGTAAAAAGACATCTGGATTAATGTTAAAAACACTATTTCTTTCTCCGGGTTTTCCTATATAAGATAAGTCTACTAAGCCAAGTTTATCTCCAACTGATCCAATATTATCTAGACCCATATAATCAAGTCCTACACCTAAGTCATTAAGTTCTTTAACAGTATTATATATAACATCTGAATCTACTGATAGACCACTAGAATAATCTAATTTAGGCATAAATTGTACAAATCTTTTACTATTTTGCAAATTATCTTCTCCAACCCTAAAAGCTTCTGTAGGAAAGGCTGCTTCAGCATAAGAACTATTAAATTTTTTACCGGCATTTATAAGATTTTGCATATCATTCTCATCTCCAAAAAACTTTCCAAATTTTATATATTCTTTATCATTTAATAAATTATTAAATAGTCTCCCTTGACCACCCGCTAATTGATCTCCATGTTTACCTCGTGCTTGTGTAATAGGTAACCCTGAATAATCTAATCTAAATTTACTATATTCATCTTGAATATTAAATAACTTTTTTTGCACCTCATTTTGTGCTTTTACAAGTTCATCAATTTTAGCTTCTTTAGCAGATTCACTTAATCTTTTATCATATGTTACTCTATCTATTGCCTTATCAAATTGTTTTACTTTATTTGCAAATTTAGCATGATCATATCTACTAGTTAATTGTTTTCCAAAATCTCTTAATCCAGATATTTCAGCAGCTCCTCTTCCTAACGAATAATAATTGTTATTCCGCATCATGTTCCAAGCAGCTTCTGTACGTAATAATTCTTCAGGAGGTGTGAATAAAAATTTTTTACTAGTAGTTATAGAATTAGGTGGGTTTAAATATTTCATCCATTTACCATATTTTGCTTTAGGTAAATCTCCTCCTTGTTCATATTTACCTTTCCATCCTGTATCAAAATCTAACTTATTTTGTTTTATATATTTGACAAAGTCTAGTTTTTGTTGAGGATTTAAATTAACCAAATCAGCAAAAGGATAAGTTTCATCAATATCAAACATTTTACTACCTTTAAGACCTACCACAGAACCATCAGATTTGGACGCACTAAAATGTAAAGGCATATCATAATTGTTACTAGGCATATAGTCATGTACATAATAACCATCCTTTACTCCACCATCAGTTTTCCAAGTCTTATTTGGTTTATAATATTTACTGAACCAATCATTATAACTTCCTTCACTGAAGTCTCTTGGTGACTTCATTTTAAATTGATAATTACCATACCGACCGGACATATCTGGATAATGTGTTGCAAATAAAGCATCAACATTATGCATAAGATGCATACCCGATCTATAACCATATGTATCCATTGGAACATGAGCAACTTGATATTTTGCTATTGATAAAGGATCATTAAAATCAACACCTGCATTTTTCATGTTTTCAAATTCTGAAATACTATTAGGATAATTAGGTACTGACATATCAAATTTATGTCTTGTATGTTCCTGCATACCTTTACCATCATGAGGAACTTTACCAGTTACAGCTCTATATCTAGTTGCATTGTGATCTAATGCTAATTTAGTTAATTCTTCAGTTCTTTTAGTTGAACGTGCAGCATAATTTAAATCATTAAAATTCTCACCAATAAGTCCTTCTTTTTGTAGGTTTTTAATAAATTGTCTTCTTCGTAAGAATCCTTGTGCTTCTTTAATTTGCTCTTTAGTTATTTTTTTTATATAGTCTGTAGATTTTGGAATTATACTATTTTCAAGTTTTAATGCATAAGGTAATACGCTGTTACCTGTAACTATTTTATTATAAGTATCAACTGGTTTTATATATTTACTTAAAATTTTACTTCCCTGTTTTATAACCCTACCATCCCATGCCTTTGGTAATTCTCCTCCTAATTTCTTTTCTTCCAATGTACTTCCCGCAGCTCCTGCTGCTCCTAATCCTAAACCTACTGTAGGTAATCTATTAAGAAGCCATGATAAGTTTTGATACATTTCAGGAGATTCTTCCATAAAATCTAATATTCTAGTATTGCTTAAATAGGATTTACTATTATTAGATTTTACTACCCCCATAGGATTTCTTTTAAAAAACGTTGAAGCTACTTGTAATTTTTCTGGAGTAATGTTTTCATACCTATGTTTAATTAATCCTTTTAATAACATAGCTTCTCTAAGTTCATTTAAATAAGCAGAAGGTTCTTTACCTGATTTTTTAAAATAGTCATATGCCTTTTGTTGATTTTCATTAAGTTCTTTTTTTGGTCTAATCATTTTAAGAGCATCTCTATCAATTTGAAGTTTCCTACCTCTTTGTAAACCATGACCTCTTATTTCATGAGCAAGTATAGGTGTATTAAATGGAGAACTATAATCTACCCCCATTCTAATAAAACCAGGTAAAGCTTTTTCACCAAGTTGAGTCTTATTTAAATTAAAAAAATCATAATTATTAATATCACCAGCCCATGCATCCAAATATATATTATTAGGGTTTGTATAAGAAGCGTTAGAATATAAATATTTACTATTAAAAAAATCTTTTTCTGGTAATCTATTTTGGTCTAAAAACTTACTTGCTACAGAAGCACTATTCCTTACATTACCCATTAACTCTAATTCCTGCAATCTTGCTTTATAATTTAATTCAGCTTGTTTGTCAATAAAATTTTTAGGATATCCAATATGTTCTAAGTGTTCAGATTCTTGTTTAAGCAATCTTTTTTTTCCTTCAGGACTTTTTAATTCATATAACATGTCACCTACATAATTCTGAATAGGTTCTATTCCTGTAGCTAAATGTTTAAGCATCTCTTGTTGTAATAGCGGATCTTTTAAAACATTTGTTTTGAAAAAAGGATGGGAATTTACTACTACATCATCAAATTTAGTAGCAAATGGTAATGTTTTTTTAAGAGCTTTAGATATGGTACCTACTTGTGCTTTAGGTAGTTGTCCTCCTTTTTTAAGATCAAAATGAAGAGGATTAGTTTGTGTTAATATAAAAGGTTTGCCAAATTTGTTAAGTAACCTAGGAGCTAAATCTTTAAAATAAGAATCATCTTGAGCTCCTATTTCACTTTTTCCTTCTATCCATTTATCGACATAATCTTTTGGATGAAATCCCCAAACATCTCTTGTTGTAAAATCAAACTTTTTAGGAGTTATTCTTCTAACAAATGTCATATGACCCCCTATGTCATCTATAGGTTCAATTGGATTTCCCCATAAACCAAAGTTAGGAAGATATCCATCTTTAAACGAACTTTCAAATGGAAGTATTTCTCCAAATTCATCAAATAGTGTATTATATGCTCCTATAAGTCCATCAGGATTTTTTGACTTAACAGCTTGTTCTATAATTTCATCTTTCCATCTAGTAAACTCATCATATGTTCTATGTGATTTTATTTGAGGATCTGCTACATCCATCCGACCAAAAAGTTTTTTACCACTAAGAGGTTCTTTATTAGCGAAATTAGAAAGTAATTCATAAGACTTTAAAGGACCGTGATAATCAGTATATTTTTTTAATGCATCTTTACTTTCTAGTTCTGATAACCAACGTGATTCTTTAAACTTTGAATCATCTCCAAAGTAAAGATCTACTAAACTTCTATCTTGATGACCTGGAAACCCTGTTTCTTTTCCAGAATAAGTTTCTAATAATTTCTTTTTTGAATCAAGATCTTCTAAAAATTTAGACACATTATAATGTTCATTTCCTGAACTTAAACCCATAGCATGCTTTGCATACTTCTTCATAATCTCTGGAGCAAGAATAGCTGAAATATCTATACCCTTATCTATAATACCTCTTGACAATCCTTGTATAATCTTATTACTACTACCTGCTCCTGTTATTAAAGGTTTAGCAAGACTAATTAAACCCAATTTAGCTTTAGGCAATTCTTCTACTACATATCCACCCTTTACATATTTATCTATTTCTTCAGGAGTTAATTCAAGTTGAAAACCACCTTCTTGTTTATCTTGTAAATGTTCTGGCAATTGATCTTTCCAAGAACCTCTTCCAAATGCTAATGCAGCTTCTTTGTCTTCACCAAAATCATATACCTCTCCTCTTTTTAAAGCTTCTTGATATATTGGCCACCATCCATTTTCTCCAGATACTTCCTTCCAGTTTTCTTGATCATCAGCATAAGGTTTAGAATCTTGAAATAAAGTTGGAAATGCTACCCAACCTCTACCATCAACGTATTCTGCAGCCATTAAATGAGATGATACACTTGTAGGAAACTGAAGTCCTGAAGGAGTCCATGCTTTATAATCATAATTATCTCTTACACCTCTTCTTTGTTTTACACTATGACCATCTTGAGCTTTAGGAACATCTTTACGTGTAAAATCAGAAGATCTTTCCATATTTGGAATTTTACTATCATCATAATTAGATAATAATTCTTCTCCAGGTTGTATGTCTCTTATAGCTATTAAAGATATGTGATCTCCATTATCTACTTCAGTAACATTAGGTTCTTCGCTATGATTATATCCACCAATCTGTTTAGAAGGAAATGGTGCTTGATACATTTCACCATTTTTTTCAAATTCTTTTCTTATATGAGATACTCCAATTGATTGTCCTTTAGATATAGGTTCTTTAGAAAACACACCGGTTCCATGAATTGGAGATTCTTTTTCTTCTACTTGTATATATACAGGAGTATCTACACCATGTTCTTTTGAATTAACAAAAGTACCTTCAATATTATCTTCTCTTTGAGCTTTAGGTAACTCTTCTTCTACTATATACCCTCCTTTTACATATTCTTCTATCTCAGCATCAGTAAGTTCTTTTGTTTCATATTCTCCTCCAAATTTATTTTCAGGTAAACCTAGACCAGCTACCCCTAATAAAGGAATTAAAGCTTTATAAATATTAGGATTAGTCATATCAAACATTCCGTTATTTCCTCTTAGAGATTTAGCATAATTACCAGGCACTTGATTTGCAATAGTCACATCTCCAAAAATACCATCTAATACATCATCTATCTGAATGTTTGATAAACCTTGTTTTTCCATATAGGTTGCTAAATCATCAGTTGAAGTAAACTCACCTAATTTATCACGAACTGTTTGCAACTCTTTTTCAGTAGTATAGTTGTTACTCTTTATGTTTTGCAATTCATCTTCTAAATCTGCTACACGTTTTTGATATCTTTCTATTGCCTTTTTTGAATTTGATTTCTTAGCTCTAGTTAGCATATCTTTATAAGCTTTAATATTATACTCCATTTTAGATATTACATCACCAGGTCCTGTTAAAGGTATTTCTGTCCAATGTTGTTTATTTGCATTAATCTTTAAAGAATTTGAAGATTTAGGTATAGCTAATTCATATAATCCATTAAAACGAAGATCTTCAGGTGTATTAGAATTAAAGTAAAAATCATCTGTATAATTTAAAGACCCGTTATAATTCCTTGCTAACTCTTTGTTTCCTGTAAATACTCCAGTATAACCCTTATCTTTTTTATCTATCAATGTAGGGTTATATTTAGTAGTACCTCTATAAACTGTACTATAACCTTCAGGAAAAGCTTTCTTAAAGTCTTTACTATTAACTTGCACAAATTGCTCTGGTAATCCAGGAGAACCATCTGGTAATGTAAACGGTGATCCGTCTGCATTTTTCATCCATGTACTATTAGTTTTAGCAAATTTTTCTATATCTGCATACTCATCCATTAAAGCTTTATTCTTAGGAATATCTTTATTCCAATTACTCCAGTTTATTTCTGATTTAAACTTATTAGATTTATTTATAATTTTACTAGGTACTGTAAAATTTGGTTTAAGATATTTTAAAAATTTACTTAAACCCGTTTGCGCTTTAGGTAGCTCTCCTCCTTGTTTTAACATAGGATATTCATCCACATAAGATGCTCCTGGAAAAGTATAGCTTTGACCAGGTTGCATCAATACAGGTTCTCCTACATCAGGTACTGCCCATACAGGATAGTCAACTCCTTCCATAGTAATTTGATTACCAGGAATTCTAGTGTTCTTACCGGGGTGAGCCCATTGCCCTCTAGGATCTTCTATCATCTTATAGAGATTTGATTTTTACTATTGCTTAATTTAATAATCATATTTACATCATCACATTGTTCCCTCTTTAAAGTTAAGAAATTTAAGTAATGTCTGAACTTTTTTCTTTCAAGTTCAGATTTATTATAATTTAAATTATCTGGATTAAGAACTCTTGTGTGACCATCTTGAGATGTTACCCAAGTATTTTCCGAAGCATAATTACCTTGTAGTATAGTTGTACCTGGAACTAAAGGTCCTGTTGGAGGATAATTAGAACCTTTAGGAAATTCAGCTCTATCTTTAGTTATATCCCAAAATTGATTAAATCTATATTTTTGTTCTTCTTTAGAATATAAGATGTCATAAGAATTTAAATTCCCATTTAATTTAGGGTATTGTAAAGAAAGATTAATATCATTTTTAGGATATATATTTAAATTTAAATATCCTGATACTTGCTCTGAGTTATACACTATAGCTTGATCAAAATTATAATCTAAAACATGATGTTGATCTACACAGTTACCACTTTGTCTTCTATAACACTCTAAAATATACTCCATTGACCTAGTAGTCATTACATTTTGACCACTAACTATTGGGAATTCTAATTCAACACCAAACTGCTCATCATAAAAATTACAAAAACTATCACATAAAAAATTATGTTTCCACAGTCCGTTGTTTTTACTACTTAAGAAAATATCTTTTGTAGGCAATAGTAAATCTGGATGCCATTCATGAAAACTAATCCAAAACTTAAATTTAGGATCATAACTAATTGTCCATGAAGCATCTTCAAAAATATATGAATCACCTAAATTATATATAAGATTTTTATTATCATCTAATAGAAAATAATCACCAGTTCCATCAGAATTTACAGGAATATATTTTACTCTTCCTTTAAATTCATCTTTTAAATAATAATCTTTCTTACAAAAGTAAAGTACAGAATTAGAGCTGTCATAGGTTGATTGACATCCTATACCTGCAACAGGATTATCTAAATAAGGATAATCAGGAAAATCTTTTATTAATCTGTATGGTAGATAAAGTAAAAACCACCACTTCATTCCTGCTTGTGATATTTCTTGAAGACCACTATTATAAGAAAATATCCTACCCTGATCTTGAGACATATAAAATACACCTGCTGGTGAAGATATTACAGATAATCTATTTTGAGAAGAACCATATTCATATGATTTATCTGCATTAGAAACATTTTGAGGAGTAGATGCAAATAACCCTCCATCTCCTATAGTAGCTTTAACACCTAGATAACTTTCTCTTTCATCTACACCACTCATAAGTAATGGACTAGAATTTTTAAATGTTATAAACATTCCAGTTTTACCTATTGGTTTAACCCCGCTTATTTGATTTTGAAATTCTTTATAATTATTTACTAAATAAATAAACCAACTATCTTTAACAACTTCTATTTGTTGAGGTAAAGAATATATTACTCTATCAGGGTAATAAGTATAACACAACTCTGCTACTTGCGGATCATAATATCTACTTTGAGTATTCCCAACAGAAAAATATTGATTAAGAAGTTTAGACACACTTAATGAATAATCATAAAGATATGCACTAAGTCTTCCCATTATATTAGGATCCATATTAAACATACTAGGATAATCTGTATAATTATATGGATTATAATATTTTGCACCAAGAGTATCACTTTGTTTTCTAAAATCTATAAGAACATCTGACTCAACAAAAAAGTCTCTAATACTAGAATTAGCTAAATAAAAATATGATTCTTTTACACCAAAAGTCCCAGGATAACCTCCAGTTCCTTCTACAGTATCATCTGTATAATTATATTTTTGACTAAAATCTTTGAAATAATCCATATTATAAAACGATCTTGGAAAATTACCTGTACCAGGAATTGATGGTATAGATGTAAAACTAAAATCAATGTCATCTACTAATTTTGCTATATCATATTTTATACTATTAGCTTTGAATCTAGTTTGAGGAATCATACTATGTAAATAATAATTATATTCAAAACCATCTGGCTCATCAAATAACCAATTATCAAAGAACATCATATTATTCTTTTCAGTATATCTATTTATATAAGTATCTCCTCCAAAAATTACAGGGCTTCTAGAAATTTTTGTAAGATCATATTGAGTATTATTTATAGGGCAGTTATAAGTAATTGTCGCAATAGAATTTATTCTACTTAATTGTTGTTCACATGGGGTTACAGAAACTTGAAATTCACTACCTATTTGACCATATTGATTTCTAGCTTTTTCTTTTAATGCACCATAATGACTTGCTATTGGTAAGTTAAAAGGAATATCTTTATCGTCTTCATTAAATTTAGGAATAGTACCATTTGTATAAACTTGAGCAATGAGATTTTGATTTAATGTTCCTAATGTTACTAAAGATTTATCTTGAACGCCTGATTCAATTAAATTTGGACCTATGTTAACTCCATCAGGATATGAAGCATTAAAATATGGACCTGATTTACTTCTTATAACAACTGTATCTGATCTTTTTAAATTATTTATTTTATAACTGTTATAATTTCCTAAGTTAGTTTGATATTTTTTTACATTTTGTATATTATCTCTTATATAAAAACTATCATCTACATTAAATCTTTTTAATTCACTATTAGAAATTTTAGACATGTTACTATAATATCCATGTGCTATAGACTGTAATGTATATTGTCTAAATGGTATTATTGCATAAAATAAATTTACTATAACATCTGCACCTTCTGAAAAATAAAATGCTAATTGATTTGTAGCACCTAAAATTCTAAGAGGAGCTGGAAGATATGCATAATTAGGAAATTCTATTGTTCCATTTAAAGTTGAAGGAACAGTAATACCTGTTAAACTAGCAGCATTAATAGCAGTTTCTAAACCTTTATCTAATAATCCAATTGAGGTTGCGGGATATCCTCCAATTATAGCCAGACCTGCATCTGCAATAGTTGCTCCACCAGAACTATAATAAGTAGTAACTGCAGTATTATAAGGAGTAGAAACAGCATTTAAAGCAGCCATTGCTGTAATCTGTGCTGCTAATGCGGCATCAGAAGGACCTGGGGTAGCAGCACTAGTGAACGCACCTGATAATGCTTTAGGTTGATTAATAGTTCTTTTACCAATTGCAGATACTATAGCTTCAGCTAAACCTCCAAGAACCATAACTAGAGCTACAGTATCAGATAAAAATTTAAATTTAGGATGATCACTAGGTTCTTGAAAATTTAAATCAGCATTTCCTTCTAACGTACCATAAAGTTTAAATTCTGTAGTAGATAGATAGGGAATTCTGAACATAGTATCCGGAGAATGAAATGTAAATATATCATTTGGCATACTCTGATTAATAACATCACCATTTTCATCGTCATTTTTAATATAAGGGTCATTATATTTATAATTATGATCATTAGGATTTGCAGTAGCACCTATAGGGTTAATTGTGTTAAATGGATAGTTAGGATAAAGTCCTGTAAAATCTACATTTGAAGATCCTCTTAGTTTATATGTACGCATATTATTAACCATACCTTTGGCAAGTATAGTTTTGTTACCTTCTCTAGAACCTCTAAGTATTTCATAACCTACTATACCTGGTATATCATTACCTTCTTGATCTTTTGGTGTAGTTATATTTTCAAACATAACTCCCATAAGTCTAATAAAATCTCCTGAATTATTAGCATTAGGTCTAAAATGTACTAGATCATTAGTATTACTATTATTTATATAATTTTCTGGAAATTTATGATGTCTAATTTTTTTTCCACATAAATCATATAAACCACTTTCACCTCCACTAGGTATTTGTGCTTCTGACCCTGTCCAGCAATATGAACTAGGATTCCAAATATCAGGTCTATCATCTGGGTATTGTTCAGTTGATTCCCAATATCCCATTTCTCCAACAGCTAATAAAACACCTCCATCATCCATTACCCAAGAACCAGAAGAATTTAAAGTTGCCCCATCTAAATATGTAGGATAACTTAACTGTCTAGCAGTATTATATATTTCAAATACTTTGTCATTAGTTCTTAATGAATCATCATCATTAACTTGAGAAGTTTCAAAAACAGTTGATCCACCAGGTATATTAAAATCTTTAGGACTTCTTCCCGGAATATGATAAGAAGATGATTTATCACCTGTATTATATACCCACCTTATATAAAAAGTATAAACCTCATCTCTAAGATAATTAGTTTTATTTCCTCCATTTACATAATAGTCTGCAGGATATTCTACTGAAGCCCACTTAGTTTGAATAAGATTTGCTAAAGGTTGATAATTAAAGTCAAATTTTGATCTTGGACCAACCCGTAATAAATAACCATTTACATCTGTAACTTGATCAGATGTTTCAAATACAGGTGTTTGTAATGGTAAGTTTTCAATAGGTACTTTAACTAATCTACTATCTATTACATCAATTTCAACAGTAGTCGTTCTTGTAGAATAATATCCAAATTGTGTTGCTACAGTTTGTTCATTAGTTGAAGATACTATTACTAATTGATATTCATCAAAATTTTCAGAATCTAATTCTAGATTAAGAGTTAATGAACCTTGTAAATCATTTGGACTATAAACAAATTGATAATTACTTTGAGAAAAATAATCTGTTACTTTTTGTCCATCAATGCTATAAGCTATTAATGCAAAATAAGTTCCATTAGCTAACGTTCCTCCAGATTGACCTAAAGATAAAGTAAGACAAGGTGTGTCCACTAATCTTGCTAATCTAGTATCTTCACAATTTAATGAACTAAGTTCTTCTACAAAAGAACAATCATTAATAATAATTTCTGTTTCATTCCATTGTACATTAGGCCAAAGTATTTTATCCGTTCCATTAAAATAATAATTTAAATCAGGCTGACCTAACCAAGTATATTCTTTAGCTGGCCATGTTTTAGGGTCTCCTATATTTAAATATCTATCAGGATTAAATCCATCTGACCAATATACTATCCAACTACAATCTTGTGCTTCTCTAGAGGCTCCTGATATTAATTGACGTTTATCAAAATTTAAACAAGCATCTTGAACAATCTCTCTATAGCTACAAATATCTTCTTCTAGTAATCCTATTTCAGAAGAAATCCTTTCTCCAACGTTATTATGACCTGCAGTAAATACAATCCATTTATCAGAATAAAGATATATGGCACCAATTATATATTTTTGAGTAACAGTAGTGGGCATTGTTTTACCCGCAGTTATACAAAGAAAATTAGATGATTCATTAGACAATGTACTTACATCACCTTCTCTTGTATTATTTACAATATTTATAGCATGTGTCCACATACCTGGAGACACAAAAGAAGGATCAGAATCTTTATTTAACCCTTTATTAAAAGAATTACTAATTATATCAGATGTATTTTGAAGTCCTTGATTAACTTTTTTTTTCTTTGCCATCTTAGAGTACCCTATTATTACTATTTCTTCTACCTAAATTTGGTGAATAACTCATAAACATGTTATAATATTTACCATACATTGCTTTACGATTTGCTAACCACATATCTTTTAACTCAGCAAAGTTTGGAGTATTTACAAGACTTAATGCATTGTTACGAGCTCCTCTTAATCTTTGTTCAACAAGCTGCATTCTTTGTGATACATTTTCTCCATTTAAAAATAAGTTTTCAAATATTCTTGACTTTAATGCATATTCATAATATTCATTAAGGAGTTCATGATCAGGTACTAATAAATTACCATCATTATCAGATAGGTCACCTTGATAATTTAAATAAACTTTTCCAGTATTAAATGATGTAAAAAGAAATCCGTTTTTAATCCATCCCTCATCAGGAGTATTGTAATATAAATTAGGACAATCACAATCTATAGTCTGACTAGTTTTCATCTTTAATGGTTTTGTATAACCAGCTTTTCTTACTGTACTAGAGTTAACTACTTGAATGAGTTCATAAGGTTCATTTTTACAATTTAAAAATACCCGAGGTTTTTGAGAACTATCTCCATAAGGTTGGTCAGGATTGTGTGTAATACATATACCTTCTTTTCCATCTAAACAGCATGTGTTATCTGGAGGACATCCACAATGAGTAGGTTGATTTGGCCAATCTGTATAAGGTACTTCTTGAATATTTGTACCACTTGCATAACCATCATATCCAACTACTTCATTAAAATCTCCGCAAATCAACCCGTAATTAAATGTATAAAAATCATCTGGTAATTTCACTTTACCATGAGTCACATCTAAAATAATTTCTTTTTGCTGGTTTATTCTTAACCCTAAATCATAATTAAGTTTCCTTACTAGTTTAATTAACTGTTGAGGCTCAATCATATTTTCTAAAGCAAATGTATGTAGATCTACAGTTACATCTTCTAAAAGTTGATCAAAAGTTCTGTATTTAAGTGTATAATTAAAATCCATTATTTTTTCTTTTTTCTTTTAGGTACACAATTGTTAACCATTTTTACCTTTCCACCTTTAGTTTTTTTACCACTAGGAGATTTTTTTTTACCTTTAGCTACATAGCCTTTCCAACAAGTATTTTTTTTAACTGCCATTATCTTAAAACATTTTGACTATCATCTGGACCATCTGCTGGTACTTTCATAGACATTGTTAATTCTTGTACAACAAATTGTTCTATTTCAGAAAATAAATATTCTGGAAACGGTAAAGGATCTTGTTGTCTAACTAAACATTTATCTTCAGTGTCACATGTAAATTCAGAAGTATCTCCTTCAAATATTGCTTCAACTCTAATTGCATCCCAATCTACATTTGGAATATAAAGGTATCCATTTAAATACCAAAAATAAGGTCTTTTATTATACTTAAAAGTTGTTGATTTAGTCATAGAAACCCAAGTACCAGGATCTGTTCTAAACATTTCTATACTACCATCAATAGAAGAAACTGTTCTAATTACAGGTCCTAATGCTCCATCAAATATAGTAGGAAGTTTTTCTTTTGTTCTTTTAAAATAACATCCTGAATAAACACCTACACAATCAGCTTCTACTTTATCAACATCTATTAATTCTACATAAGGAAGTGTTCTAAATATAGAACTTATTTTCATTAATCTAAATTGATTATCTTCTCTCTTTAACAGAGATTGTCCATACTTAATTAAAGAATAATAGATTGTTCTATCCGTTAAGAAAGGGTCTTCTTTAACAGCTTTAAGTGTGTTTCTTACTCTTGATACGGCTTCTCCAATTGTTGTCATATATCAAATTCATTATAATTTTTTAAAGCCTTTTTTTCAGACTTTTTAAGAAAATTTTTATACATAGCACTATTATAAACTTTATCTATTTTAGCTCCTGGTAATACTTCAACATACATATTCCAATTTTCAGAATATGCTTTTGAAACTGCTCTTTTAAATTCTCTACATGCAGTAAATCCCCAAAACTCTCTATTTTTCATTTTAAGTTTTGGAGCATAATTTGATAAAAAAATCTTAGCTAGTTTACCATCAGTTTCCCAATTTTTATTGCTTACACTTACTCCATATTTATGAGACTTACCGTAATCAATATTTTGTTTTTTGCTTTTTTGACAAGTTCCTATAAATACCCAACCTAGCTGTTCAGGTAATTGTACACCGTCTCTTGTGTCAATTACAGCTTGATATAAAATTTGATTAAACCTTTTAATCATTTTTCTAATTATTTTGTTATCTAAGTCTTTATACCTAGGGTATGCTTGTTTAAAGTTTTCAAAGAACTCTCTATCTAAGATAGTTTTAACTTGAGGTCTATACCTCGAAGCTTTTACATTTGGTTTGTTAAATTCCTTCATAATAATATAGTAAAAATTTGTGACTTAAACAAATATACAAAAAAACAAAATACCTAAAAAAACAAAACCCCCACTAGTGTGAGGGTCTCGTCTGTCTGTCACAGAAACCAACAAACCTGTAACATATTATCCTATTACAGTAACTCTAACATTTCCAAGTCCAGCACCAGTAAGGTCTGTAATATCAACATCATTAGCAGTTGGACTTGATACACTATAATCTACTCCGTGTACAAGATGTGCATATGGAGCTACAGCATCAGTAACTGTTACACTAAGACTATTAGTATTTAAAAGATGATTAAATGTTACAGTTGCACTTACACCAATAGCAGTACCTCCAGATTCATATTTAGCAACATCAGCTACAATTGAAACAGTATTAGCAACAGTTGCGTCAGTACTAATACCTTTGCCACCTATAATATCTAATGTATCTGTAAGACTACTTGCAGTAGTTGAGCCTGTGTCAGCTCTAAATGTCTCATATATATTAGCAGTATTGATTAATGGATCTGCAGGAAGACCGGTTCCTGATAAACCTGCGCCAACTGCAACACCTGCCCAATCAATTTCTAATGTTGCAACACCAGGAGCACCTGAAATTGCTGTTGAAATTGCAGAACCTGCTGCACCAACAATTTCTAAACTATCAGTAACTGAACCTGCGGCAACATTACCTGCATCACCAGCTACATTAGAAAAGATTGAAGTAATATCACAATCAACTACTATTGTATTTGGGGAAGGAACACTTACAGAAATTTCAGCACCTCCAACTAAAGTTAGAGTGTCTGTATTAGTAGTTGCAACAGCTGTTCCTACAGATGGACCACCATCATTATTACAATCAATAGTTCCAAAGATTAATTGAGCTGTACCTGGGTCAGTATTAAGTAAGTCATATTGTGCTGCTGTACCTGTACCACTAAGTATTGCACTAATACCACTTCCACCTGCGCCAACATCTGCTGGATCAGCAAGTATACTTAAACTAGCAGTACCTGTAGTAGGTATAATACTAGTTGCTGCAAAATCAATTAATTCAAACCATCTTTCAGGATCAGAAAATAAGTTTTCAATTTGAAGTTGATATGTTGCTGGATTATAATTTAATGCAATACCAGGTCCTTCAATTAAACCTGGACCTACATTTCCTGGAGCGTATATAACACTCTCCATAATCCAGTTAGTCATTTCAGTTTCATCAATAGTGATGTCAAATGTTCTAAGGAAGTTAGCTCCTGATCCACCTGGAGATGTTAAAGTTGAAATCAACCTTACATCTGTTGCATCTACAGTAACTTGATCAACATCTAGTTGCCATGTAGTATCACCTGCATTTGGAGTATTTGGAATTTCTAAAATAGAAATATATCCAAATAATGAGTTAAGTTCTGTTTCAGGTAAAAGTGTAGCATCAATACCAATTGTATAAGTAGTCTCATATGGACCTGGTGTTGATGGATCAACAATTAAAGTTAAAGCAGAAGCTGCGTCTACAGCTACTATACTTTCATTAGCATTTACTACATAAGGAGTTAATGCAGTACCGTCACCAGTTACAACAACATTATCACCTGCAGTTACCTGAGATGCTGAAGGTAATTCAGCTGGATCTAAGCTTAAGCTATAAGTTGTTACAGAACCTACTACAATAGTATCTACTAAAATAGCAGCATCTGTTGATTCTACTACAGTAGTTGGAATAATTAATGAGTCAAATTTACTACAAAAATAATTTATAATTTTAGTGACTATAGTGTCCATATAATCATATCGACTAATTACTGTATCATCACCACATGAGATGTCTGTTCCCGTATATACAATGCATTGAGCATTGAAAACCTCCGTACAGGAAGGAGGACATGGTGCTGTAACAGTATAACTGTTGCTACATCCACAATTTTGATTACAATTTGAAGTTGCCATTTTTATTTTATTTTAATTTATATATATATACATTTTTATTCACAGTTAAAAGATTCAATTTCTGTACAAGGATCTAAATAAGCAATAAATCCTTCTAATCTTATATTAAACCCTCCTATTTGATCAGGTTCACCAGCATCACAATTAAAAGTGTATTCATCAGTTGTAAATTCTACCTGTAAAGGAGTACTACCAGATGTACCATTATTATGAATATTTGTGCTTGCAGATGTATAATAAGGAGCTTTATCACCAGTCCTAACATCACTTATAATATATCTTAAATGAGATTGACCAAAACCAGTACCTACTCCCCCATCTCCTTCTTCTACATCTCTAATTGTTTGTATTGTTAATACTCCAGTAGTATCTAAATTTGGTCTCAAAACTGTAGATAATGTTAAACTGGTGCTTCCACCTGTAACATCATTTCCAGCAATCTGTCTTGGGGTAACTATCCAATCAGCAATAAGACTTCCATCTAAAGTAGTTGGTGCAGGTAAAACAGAAGTTGGAATAATAGAATTACTATTATTAAATTTAATTGCACCAGCTGGAAGTACAGTACAACCTCCTGGACCCGTAAAAACTTGACTACTTTCTGTAGCTACATAATTAGGTTGACTATAATCTACAACACCACCTAAACCATCAGCAATAGGAATCATAGCATTTCCTCTAAAATGAATTTGATTACCCATTCTTCTACATTGAGGTTTCTGTACTCCCGGAAGAAAAAAATCAAAACCTAATAAATCTACCCAACCAGTATCTTGAACTTGTGCTGAAACTTCATATGTAGTTGTATCACCTACTACAGTAGATGTAACATCAATGCCATCTCCTGCTGTAACAACTGTTATTGGAGTATCTAAAGCACTTAAATAATTATAAGTATCACATATAACTAACCATATATTAGTAATTGCATCTGCTACTGTTGATTGTGAATCTACCCAACCTGCTAATGATGAAAATGCTACTCCTCCATTTAATGTTAATTGATCACCAGCTATACATTGTGTAGCAACTGCACTTAACAAATCAGCAGGTAAACCTGTAGCACCTAACAATGCACAATATCCATAAGTATCATCATTAACTAATGCATCTAATACGGTATCAATAGTATAAGCACTACCACCAACTATTAATCCATCTGCTAATGTACAGTTTACTAATATAGAGGGAAGAGTATATATATCTTTTGGTGCATTTTCTAATGCTGTAATTCTAATATCTAAATTTGTAATTTGTAATTGTAATTCTGCAATTTCATCTATAATGGCACATACTTTTTCTGCAATTAAATGAACATATTCAATAAGTTGCATTGTTGTTGTACCATCTTCTTGAAAACATTCTGCTATAGTTACAACACAATCAGGACATCCTGATTCAGATTCTGTATCTTTAGTAGGTATGTTTTGAAGTTCACATATTTTTTCAATTAATAATTGAATTAGTGCTTTAAAATCAACAGGTCCACAATCAGCAATATTTAAACAAGAAAGGTCGTAATTACTAACATTTGTTTGTTCTAAAATTAAACATAAATCAGTAGCAAGTTTTGCTATTACATCAGATACAGTATCACCTGTACATAATTCAATACATTCAATTGTAGGTCCTTGCCATACCACACAATTAGATGATACTGGTGAACACGGTTTATTATCTAAATTTAAAGGTTTCATATGTTTTCTCTATTTATAATATACAAATTAATTTTTAGATTTGCAAGTTGTACAGTCATTTGTAGAGTTAGAATTACAATTACATTCTGAACATTTGTAATCTGGATCTTTTAAAGCTTGTAAATCAATTAATTCTTTCTTAACCATCCATTTATGAACTTCTTCTGGACAACAGTTTGTAATACCATATCTTTTTTCTAAAACAATATTATACATTACATCAGCAAAGTTGCATGTAATCATATCATATTTTTCTGGTGTACAGATAGGTGTATTGTAACCTGGTGTTATTACTCTTTTGTTAGGGAAAGTTCTGGGAGGACATACTCCATGTTTACATTCTCCAAATGTTTCAAAGAAATCTGTATCAATTGTAGGTACAGGATCTAAGCATTCTTCTGTTATTATATTTTCATTGCCATCCCAAGTTCCTATTGGACATTCAGAAGAAGATACTACACCATCTAATTGATAATCTTCATCATTAAAAATAAATTGCCAAACCTTACCATTCCAATATATTTGAACTTCTGTTCCTTCATTTCCATATATTGGAATTCCATTTTCATCATAACCAACTATAATAAATATATACGTTATAGGAACTCTTTCTATTTCAACAGTTAATGTAATACATTCACACAATCCTGGAAGCCATTCAAGAATACATATTCTACCACTTGACTCACCTGGTCCTAAAGTTATAGTTACTAATTCGTTATCACAATTTAAATACTGATAAGGTTTTGTTATAGTTTCTGAATGATTAGTTACCTGTGAACAAGTACAAACAAGATCTCCTTCACATGCTATACAATCAGCATAAGTTTCAGTAACAACAACCTCTCCTGCTTCCTGATATATTAGCTCTGAGTTTTCTACTATATTAACTGTCCAACATTCAGTACAGTTTTCAATTTTAATTACATTACCAACTACCGAGGAAAGCTCGGTATATGTATAAATATTATTAGCCTCACCTTTACAATCTACTAATTCATAATATTTTCTAGTACAATCAATACACTCTTCAAATAAACCGCTTATTTGTATTAACTGTGTATTAGGAGGTTTAAAATCAATAAGTTCTACATCATAGCAACCACAATCAGTTTTAATAACTTTTCCTACAAATAATTCAAGATTAAGTTCTGTATATATTACAGTAGTGTCAGTACATGATGTTAATTTATAATAAACAAATTTTATGCAATCTTCACATTCAACATAAGATCTTACTACAACTATATCTATTAAACACTCACAAGCAGGTGATACAGGATCATCTTCTAAATTAACTTCCCAACATCCCTCTTTACCTAAAATTTCTATTACAGTATCAGTACCAAATGCATATTGATATAATACATCTGAATTACTATATATTATTTCATCTGACTCACATGATTTTAATTCAAAACATAAATCTGGACAAAATCCATCAACACAATCTCCAACAGGAACCGCTTTAAAATTATCTATATTTGACCCTTCTTCAGGAATTGGTGGTATTTTACTACATATTCTTATATAAGGACTTGCTTCAATACTAGATATGCTAAGAAAATCATTATTTTCATTAACATAAAAGAATCCAGCATTTCCTTGAACAAAGTAACATTTTAAATCACAATCACAAGATGCTTCTGGTATAGGAACTGTTGTTGTTGTTGTATCACTACAAAATTCTGTATCTGTAGTAGTTATATATGCACATCCTGAATATTCTGGACCATCTACTTGATTAAATGTACCTACATAATCTGCATATAAAGGATCAATTGATATAAAAGATTCTACAGTATCATCACACGGTATAATTAAATAACAATCACATTCTAATGGTAAAGTTTCAGTTAACTTACATACAGGAATTCCTTGACATATATCTAATACTGAATCACCAGGACAACTATAAATACCTGGGTTATTAGGATCTGGTACAAATTGTCCAACATAATTTTTTGTACTAAATATAATATAAGGATCTAGTTGAGCTTCTGTACTTCCGCAATTTCCTAAACCTACTGCAGGATATAATAAATTTGCTTGAAATTCAGAAAGTGTTATATCATATATCTCTGCGGCAAATGCTGCTGGATTTACACCAGATGAAGGTTTATTTAATCCTGATAATTTTATAATATGATTTCCGGGTGATAATGTTAATGGAAAAGTGTGCCAACGTCTAAATGGAGTAGTTTCACCAGCTGGAGAATCTAAAAATACAGCAAGAACACCATCAATATAAAACTTAACATAATTATCTCCAGCAATACCAATCATATATTGCTTATCTTCAGTACCGTCTATATCTATACAAAATTCAAAAGATAATTCTTCATCAACATCAAATCCTGTTGCCCATACACCAGCTATATTTAATCTACCTCCTGTATTTCCACTAATACAACCAGCTACACGAGAACCAAAAACTTCATTTTCAACATTATTTGTTGGGTTTACAGGAAGTCCTAATCCGTTATTTTGTTTAACTATATATGTAGTATCATTTTCACCATATAGCGGCCATGTTAAAGATGTAATATCAGGATATACTCTTACACCAAAATCACAATAAAATTGAGATTTACTACCTGTTGTTACTGGTAATAATACTCCACTATATTCAGCAACAGTTTCTGTTTCTCTAACACAATTTTCTCCTATAGGATCGTAAGTAAATCCTTCAGGGCAATTACAAAGAGGTTCTGGATTACAATCAGCACATTGAGTTGATGCACAACCGTTTTCAGAAATCCCATCAAATTCACTAGATGTTGGTGATGTTGGATAAGTTATAAGAGAATCTACAACTTCTCTAAAATAAGTATAACAATAATTTGGAAGTAGTTGTCCACCAAAACCAGTAGCTGGAGCAGCACCAATGTATTGATATATTTCACCATCTGATAAGGCTATAGAACCTGAAAATAATATTTCTGTACCATCACAGCAACTTACAAATTTTGCAATTATATTTGGATCCTCCTTACTCATTATTCAGTAGAGTTTATAAATTTTTAATATTTGAAGTTGAATTAATAGTATTAGCTTTTAATGATTTTTCATAACTGCCTTTACAACTTTTACATACAACTGTACCATTTGATGCTTTTGTTCTTTGACATCCGCAACTTAATTTTTTTTTACAATTAGGACATGCGCTCATTTTGTTGGTTTTTTATGATTAGCAATATTTACAATCTAATTTATTTAATAGTTTAACTGCATAATTAAATAAAGACATACCAGCTTGATTTTCATGACATGTTTCTACTTTAGCTTTAGCAGCTTCTAAATACATTTTAATTAAATGTAACTCTTTTAATTTATCTTTTACTTGAGCTGGTGGATCACAATCTGCTGCATCTATATTACAAAGTATTTTTTCATATTGATTTAATGCACAAGTTATTCTTAAATGATTATAAGAAGCATAAACTTTACATTCTGGATCTACTATATATTTAATACCATATATACCATCTGGTAAATTAACAAATGAAGAGTCACAATTTTCAATCTGTAAATCTAAGTCACATGCTGTTAATGTAGGAGATGATTGTGGTACAAATGGTAATTCAGCTGTATTGGTGTATCCAGGAACTACAATTTCTAATCTAGGATTATGAAGTCCAACTAAAGCTGAATATACAGATGTATCAACAATTTTAAAAATACAGGGATTTGATACTGTTGGAATTTCTAAACTTAATACGTGATTTGCCATAGTTGTTATAATAAAAAAAGGAGAGAAGAGTATACACTCAACCCTCCTTTTTATGAATTTATAGTTTATTTAATTAAGATAAATCTGGCAGAACTATAATTGGATCTGCTGGATCACATTCTGTTGCATCACCTAAATTTTCAATTAAACAATCTGAAGCACATGATGTTACCCAAGCAGATAATGCATCAAATACAGTAGTATCACCTGCAGGAACAACAATCTCTAATAAATATTGATCATTATCAAATGTTCCAGTTGGATTATACAAACGTGGAATATTATGTTGTAAATAAACTCTATCATAGATATCGTTTCTATCAATTCCAGCTGCATTTACTAAAGAATCTCCTTGAGTAATCTCACGAATTCTTAAATCAGTTGCAAGGAAGTTTTGTCTGTAAGCCTCTGACATAATTACATCACGTACTACAGTTTCTCCAACTCCATTTGCTTGAATCCCGTAACATTGTACACCAACACAAAGACCTTCAAACTCACAAGGAGAACCTGTTAGGTCTACCTCAGAAGCATAAACTCTTACTGGCTCTAATTCATAGAAATCAGAAGGTTGGAAAGTACAGTTATTAAACTTAGTCTCATAGTATGCACCTGTAAGTACTAAACCTGCACAAAGACCAGTTCCGTCAGCAGCAGGAGTAAAATTTGAATAGTTATCAAAAGTTACATCAGCTACAGGAACTCCTCCATTAAGAGTAGCAGTATCTACATTATCTGGATACCAGTAAGTCCAAGTTGCACCATCATCATCAGTTGTTGTTACAACTGGATATACAAATGGATTGATAAGAGTATCTTCCAAAATTTGTTGTGCCCAAGCAACCATTACAATTGCTGGATCAACAGAAGTTGGAGCTACATCTTCATCAGGACAACATCCTGTGTAAGCCTCAAGTGTCAAGTATGAGTTACGATCTAAGTATCTCATTGCAGGAGAACCTTTAACATCTAAACGAAGATAGTAAGTCTCACCACAAAGGAAACTTTTACAACATTCACCTGCAGTTTCTCCTGGTTTACTTGAGTCAGGTGCATTAGCACTTGTCCAAGGAGTAAATCCTACATGTGTTACATAATTTGAAGGTAAGTTACCTGGAGCAAGATATAATCTGCTTACATACTTACTCTTAATTGTTTTAGACTTGTTAGACTCAGTGTACCCTCCGTGGAAAGGTCCAATTTTGTCATTAGGCATAAAAGCCCCACCTGCAAGAATAAACTCACAACAAGTTGTATCAGGTGTTGTTGCCACTTGAAATGTTTTAGGATCGATGAATGAAATCTCTCCTGGAGCTAAAACATTTGTTGGTGATGTACCTAGTTGTACACCTGTTAATGCAGAAATACCATTTGTGGCTACAAAGGTTTTCTTAAAAGCATGATTAAAATAAGCCATTTTGTTTTGTTTTGATTAATATATAAATATAATATAATATAATGAAAAGATTTTAAATAACAAAGTTATTTTAAGAAAAGTAATTTATATTTAGTTGAGTTAACTACATCTTTTATTAAATCTAAGTTATTGACAATTTCAGAATACGGAAGCATTGCTTGAAGTTTACATATCATAGCGCACATATCTCTAAGATAATTTAAACCATCTGATACATCATCTAAAGTTCTACAACCTACTTCTTTGTATGTAAGTAGTTTTTCTGTAGCTCCTTGATATCCTTCTGCTAATACATCAGCATGTCCAGGAAGTGCATCATATATATCATTTAAAGCTTTATGAGCTGCATATGAACCTTCACCTGTTACTTTTAAATGTAATTTATGGAAACTAGTTGCAGCATTCATAAGCTCTGATACACAAGAAGATACCATATTATCTAAAGAACTACCACCTACTCCTTTATCTTCTGTAGGTTTAGCTGTAGGAGTTTTATATTCAACAACTGATTTTGGCTTAACAATAGTTTTTGCCATTGTTGTTTTTTTAAGTAATCTAGGTTTTGTTTTCATTTTAATTAATTACTACGTTCGGCAGCTTGTTGTGTTCTAGTAAATTGATTTCCTGATTCTATATCACCAGCTAAAATACTTACTGCTTCATCAATTATTAATTCTACAATATCATCTTTAAATTCTGATTCTACTTCTTGATTAGACGTTACTCCCGTGTACGGATTTGTACAGTTAGTAATTTGTATTTGAATGGGTTGTCTATAATATGTAAGAGAAGCTTCTTCTATATCAAACTTATTGTTTGTATATAAATGAACAGTGTCATCTATTAAAGTAGCAAAAGTTTCTCCCCACTCAAAACTAGGTTGTTTAGACTTATCTCTTAAAAGTTGATTAAGATTACCTTCTTCTGCAAGATAAACCGTCATTCTTCTACTATCACAACAATCTTTATTTGCATCAATATCTACACGTTTCCATTGTAGATAATCTTTAGGTATATTACCTTCATAATAAAGATCTTTCTTATTAATCATTAAAGGTTCATTAATTAACAACTTTTGAAGATCATCTTTTCTTCTTGTAGATTGTTCATCACCTTCCTTAACAATATTTAGTCCGTGAAGCTGTCTTCTAGTCCATTCAACTTGTGCTTTATTAAATGATTCTACAATTTGCCAACAAGTTACATTGTCATAATCTTGACTATCTAACTTATTAAGACGTTGTTTTACTTTTATAGTAATAGTGCTATTAAGCATGATTATTTATTTTTTTTTAATACACTATAATCACCTTTTATAGTTTTTTTAGGAAACTCTTTTTTTACCCATCTACCCGTGTTTCCATTCATTCTAACAAAATCATAACCGGGTCTCTTAATAGGATCATCTAGACTTCCTAAATGCTTTGTTGTTTTTGTTGTTTGTTTTGGAGGGTCAATTTCTCCACCTCGTCTTGCTTCTCTTGCTTCTCTAAAAAATTTTAATACTTTAGTAGCATCTGTCTTATTATTTTTCATAGTACGCTTCTTTTGTAAATTTTTGTTCATATATTAATATACTAAAAAATCATTAGCATTTCCATCTTCTCCTTGCTTTTCTCAAACGGCTGTTTGGATAAATACCTTTATTTATCTTTTTCTTAAGGATTTAGCAGAAATAACTTTTTTTACAGGCCCATCACATCTACAACTATGTTTGCGAATAGCACCACCACTTATATATTTAGCACCACCACATTTCATCTTATTAGCACCTCCGTATTTCATATATGTTTTCATAACTATTTATTTTTTAAATTTAAATAAAGACCCCCATTTTTTGGGAGCCTTTTTAGTTGGTTTAACACATTCTTTTTTTAAACAGTTAATAGATAAATATATTAAACTGTTACTTAAATTTTCTATCATTTATAAATTCCAATATTTTTCACAAGCTTCAGTAAGATCATTTAAAACATCTTCATGAAGTGGATTTTTTAAATGTTCAATGACATCAGATACATTTCTTCCAAGTAAATTTTGCGTTTTCATATGATAGATATAACCATCAGATTTAGGAGCAATATATTTAAAGAAACTAGAATCTCTAACTATTGATTTAATTTTTAAAGTTTCCATGTCAAGTTTAGTTGCTTCAATAAAAGATTTTGCAGCTCTTTCCTTATTAGACTCCGCACCATCTCCTGAAATATGTCTATCCATATTTTCATATATAACATCTCTAGGAGTAGATTTTTTATATTGAGCACTTTGAGTATCAACAACTTTAGCAATATAAAATAACTTAGTACTATTTTTATCATATAATTTTTGTAATTCAGAGTAAGCTTTATTTCTAAGTTTTTTATACTCAGTTCTTACCATTACAGTTTCTTCTTCTTTATCTAAATAAAATTTTGGAGGAGTAGCTTGAGATCTTGCATCATCATAACTTTTTGCTATCATAGCAAATCCACCTGCTTCTATTGCATGTAGTTTAATCCTATCAAATGGTTTTTTAGGATTTAAATACAATGGTTCATTACCGCAAGAAATATCTATTTTATTCCAAAATTCTTTATTATCAGGTTTTAGTAAAGTAACTTTATTCCAAAAATCTTTATCTTCAGCATCAATAATATTTGATGCTAATTCTTTTTCTAATTCAGCAACTGATTCTCTAATCTGTCTCACTCTAGCTTCCTTATCTTCAGAATTCATTGTTTTTATTTCTGGAGCAAATTCATTAAGTCCTGTTACATACCTAATTACTCCATTAATATCTAAACAAGCTAATTGTTCATTATGAGTTACCCCATCAAATAAACTCATACCATAGTCTTCTAATCCCATGTTTGTAGCTTGTTGATCAAAATACGGTCTTACTGCAATAGAAGTTTTTCTATTACTAGCCGTTTCTACCATTGTAAAGTGTTCTGTTTCCATTTTGTTGGTTTTTTATTATTTTTATTTATTAAAAAAAAAGGAGGAGTACTTTACCCCTCCTTTTTAGATTGTGCTATATTCTATTATTAGAATGAACCTCCCGTTACTGGGTTTCTCATTACAATTTTAAGAACCTTAGTTGGATCTTTTACCCATATTGCAGGCATTGTTTGAGACATCATTACTCTGTATCCATTAAATTGTCCTGAAGACTGGAATCCTTGAGAACGTCCCATATAATCCATTGTACCATTTTGATACCACCATTTTAATTGATTATCCCAAGATAGTTTCAATAAGAAAATGTTATCATTAGTATTATCAGTAATATCAAAGATAATAAATGAATAAGATGATAATGGGAATCCGTCAATAATAGGATTTTCAATATCATTTGTATGAACATTATCAAATGCTGGGTTTAATACAAACTTAACATTAGCTAAAAAAGGAATTACATATGAAGTGTAAGAGAATCCAAAGTTTAAATCCATTCCTTTACCAGTAATAGCACCGATATCAGCAGCTTGGATTACAAGACCTGAAGCAACAGCTTCTCTCTTAATAGCTTCATTTACCATTCTCATTCCTCCCATACCAGTTTGTACAATTAATGATCTGTTTGGATCTGGACCTTGAAATTCAACTTTACCATTAAAGAAGTTATAAATTTCTCCACGGAATAATTCAAGAGTAAAGTTATTTTTGTTATATACTCTTTTAAATGAATTGTCTAATTGTCTCCAAAGACCAACTGATAATCTCATATCATCTGGACCATCTTGACGTAGTCTACCACCTTGACCCCACATTAAGTAAGATTCAATATCAGATGCAACTTTTGACAAGTGAGCTGATTCCATTGCAGTTAAAAAAGTTCTAGAAAGATCTCCATTATCAAAAGCTTTCTTTACTTTATCTTTACCCATTACCTTAACCATATCTTCTAAAGAAGAAACAGAAGGATCCATAGTTTCACCAAAATTTCTCCAGATTTCAGTTACAGGAACTGTACCATCTGCATTCATTCCTCCTTTGATCATAAGATCAGCTCTAGAAGAAACAGAATAATGAACATGAGCTTCAGCACCACCTACATAGTTGTAGAATTCACGGAAACCAGTTCTTGTTGTAATATCAGAGAATCTTTCTCCATATTCACCTCTAGCAGAACCTTTACGGAATATTTTTGTACCGTTTTCAAGAAATTTAGCATCTAAAAATCTAAAGTTATCATTGTTTACTAGTTGAACAGTATAGATAAATCCATCTCCTACTGGAAGGATATCTTCATCTGTTACGTACATTTCAACTCCGTTATATTTGTCATAAGTGATAATATCACCATGTCCAAACTCACGTCTGCTTAATTTAATACGAAATGTTGAACCATCTGTACCAAGTACAGCTGTAGGATCTTCAATATTTTCAATAATATAAGGAAGATCATTGGTAGTTGGTGTTTGCCATTTATACTCTCCACGAGCATTATCTACCATAATTACGTTCTTTCCACCAAAGCTAGACATTTGATAAAGAGGCATTTCTACTTTCTGAGCCATTGCCCATAAGTCTACTGGACCTAAGTCCATTGGTTCTGCATCTTTTAACATGTTAACCAAGTGATAAGAATCTACGTGTGAACTTGCATTGTAAGCTGTATCCCGTAGAAAGATACCATTGTTTAAAACTGGAGTTGCCATTGTTTATTTTGTTTTTATTTGTTACTAATTAAAATCTCTTAAACATATTATTTTTAGAGATTGTTCTTTTATTTGTTTTACTAGATTTTCTAGTAGGAGTTGTTTTCTCATATTCATTACTTATAGAAGAAGAAGTTCTTTTTCTAGACTGTTCAGTTTTTAATTGTCTTACAGTTTTTTCTACAGCCTGTTTTCCTCCTTGATTTCTTACTTTAGTTTTATATCCATTTGGATCTGCTAATAACCAAAGTGCTTCTGCAATAAGATCGTGTCTAGGTTCTACAAATTGATACTTTTCTAATAAATGACCTAACAAGTTTGTATTTTTACCAGATATAGAAGGATAATTAGGTTGAACTAATCCTGAAAATAATAATCCTTGAACTTTTTTATCAAGTTTTAAACCTCCAATTGTACCATTAGCTAAAGTACTATAAACATTTTCTTGATATACTTTTGCTTGCTCTGCTTGTTGTTCTTTTTTATACTCTTGCTCTGCTAATTGTTTACCAATAATTTGCTCTTGCATAGCATCTAATTTAGGTTTAAATTGATTAGCTTTTTGCTCAAGTCTATCTAAATCTTTCCAATCAACAATTTCTTGTTCAACTTCTTCAGGAGTACCAAATCCTGTTGCATTTAAATATTGTCTTGCAATTTCTGCTTGATCATATTCATTAGTTACATCAAGTTGTCTCATTTCTTCAACTTGTGCTAATGTTCTAAATAATCCTTTAAGATCATTACCACCATCAGCAACATATTTAGCGGCTACTTGAAGTTCTTCTGGTAATGATTGAAAAAACTCTTGAGGTAAACTTTGTGCTACTTTGTTTTCTCTTTCTTGAAAATTTGCCTCAAACAACTCTCTAAAGTCTTTAGCAGAATATTCATCAATAGGTTTATCATCATCAAATGCAAACAAAGTACCTTCTTCAATCATTTTATAAGCTAGATCTACTAAGCCACTTTTATCAGTCTTACGTCTACCAGATTTAGATTCTTCATCTTCTTGTGAAGTAATTGCATCATCTAGTTCATCAATAGTATCTTGAACTTCAGATTCAGTAATCACTGGTTTTACTTCTTCTTCCATTTCTGCTGTAGTAGTTTTTACTTCTTCAGCAGGATTGTCAATGAACGTAGTATCAACAGGCTTTTCAGTATCAAAGACTGTTTTCTTTTCTTCTTCTGGAAGCATTACACTTTCTGCACCTGGCATTCCAAAAATCTCATCAATATTTACATCTACTTGTTCTACCGTTGTAGAATCTTGTATTGCCTCTTCTGACATTGTTTCGTTTTCATTCATGTTGTTGGTTTTATATTATACATTAATATACTAAATAAATATTTATCTAGTACTACAATAAACTTCAAAAATTTAAAATATTTTAAAAAAAAACCGCAATATATAGCTAAGTCTAATTATTGTTTTTTGGTTTGACATCATATTTATTTTTATTCTCTTGTGCAATTTGTAATTGTTTATCTGCAATTTCTTTTTGAGTTTGTAGTTTTTCTCTTTCAAGTTGGTTTTTTTGAGATTGAATAACCATTCTATTAGACTCTTTATCTCTTTGAAGATTTGCCTGGTCTTCATATTGTTCACTATTTCTAATATCTTGCATAGCATCTTTAAAGTCAGATTCCATATTTTGATTAATATCTGATGCAGAACCATAACCAGCAGCTCTGATTTCTGCAACTAAGATATCTCTTTGTCTATCTTTTTCATTTTCAGCCATTTCACTATCAATCTTCATTTGTTCTATCTGCTGTTGTTGCTGTTGTTCTTGCTGCTGCATTTGCTGTTGTTGTTGCATTTGCTGCTGTTGTTGTTGCTGTTGTTTTTGTTCTGAATCTTTAAGTGCAAGGTTTAAAGAAGCTAATGAATCTGACTGAACAACTTTACCAAGATCATATATACTAGCACCTGTAGTATTATTTTGAAGAGCCATTTGTTTTAGTTGCTCTAATACAGCTCTATGATTTGCATTTGTACTAATAGATATATTTAAATCTCTTAGTAAAAGATCTGTACCATTTATTTCAAAATTTACTTTTTCATCTGCTGATGTTATATATGTAAGTCTTGCAGATGGTTTTGTAGAATTATAATATTGAGCTAAGTTAGTTCTCATTTCGTGAACTCTAGGCATAAGATAATCACAATGTTGTATAAAGAACATTTCTGTTTGAGCATATGATGCTTGCATTGCTTGTTCTACACCAGTAGCTGTTGTTTGAGATAATTGTTGACCCATTCTTTGTGGATTAACCCCTATTACTTCATATGCTTGACCTTTAAAATAATTAGCTAATTGTATTCTACCCATTAATCTATTAGTCTGTTCTAAATCTAATTTTTGAAAATGATTAAAGTTTAATGCATTTTCTGTATTTGTAATAGAAGTATCTAAAGGAAGCATTTGAAAATTTTTCATTGCAACATATGCTTTAGCATAATTACCTTTACCCCAATCTTCTCCTAAAGAATGTCTTGGTAAACTATTTTGATCAAGCATAATTACTGTACCTAATTCATCTACTAATATATCTGCAATTTGATTATTTACAATATTGTATCCAATTTGATATGGTTTCATTAAATCAATTAAAGCTGTAGACTTTGTATTTCTATCTGAAAATACTGAACCTTCTATAGGTATTTTACATCCATATAAACTACTTTCACCTTTAAATTGAAATTTTAAAGGTCCCATATTATTTTTATTTATACCAATATAAATTGGAGCAAATCCTCCTGGATTATTCATACCCCAAAAAGATGGAATATTTGGTCCAATTTTTACACCACCCCAAGTTTCATTAATCCAAATCCAATCTATATGTTCACCAAATAATAAATTATTTTTATCTTTGTTTTTAAATAATCTATTATCATATATTGGTTTATCTGTTATTTTATAATCTTCAGATATAATTTCATTTGTTACTTCTCCTTCTTCAGTAATTTTAGTTAAATGTCCTACTTTTCTTTGAGATTTCCAATATGTAGTTGTAACTCTTAATAAATATGCAGTACCTTCATCTTGATAATCTTCACTTTCACCTAAGATTTGAGTTACTATATCAGAACCATCTAATATATTACCACTCATAAAAGATGTATATTGTCTATATGCAAGTGATGGCATATTAGTATTCCATTCATGAGATTTTGTAGCATCATAAAAAGAACCATCATTTTGCTGACCTCCAATGTTATATCCAGCAGATCTTATTGGATATACTGCCTCTAATGCTTCATGTTGTTCTTCTGTAAGTATATGACCATATTTATCTATTACATCTGATACTGTAAGCATATCAGTTTTACCAGCCCAATTAGAATCAGATATATATCTAATATCCGGAGACTTATGGTAAAATGTAAGTACTGGGTTCCATAATTCAACATCATAATCATCTTCCATCATGTGAAAGTGCCAAAATTCTCTATCTGTAATAAGCATGTCACGGAAAGCTCTTTCTTCCAATTCATCCATACGGAATCTTTCTACATCTACTTTATGTTGATGATCGGCCCATTGTTCTATCATTGACCTATAATCTTTTTTAAAGAATTGTTCAATTTCAGGTAATGATTTTAAACTTTCAGGTTGTAATTGTTGTTGAGCTTCTTCTGAATTAGGGTCTAATCCTTGTTCAAGCATTGCCGCTAACATTTTAGTTGCAGCATCTGCCATTAAAGTTTGTTCTACTTGACCTTTTTTTTGCTCAAGCATTTCATTATAAGAATAATCATCAACAGCTCTGTAACTTAATCTAGAAGATCTTTTAGCAAATTCAGCAGTAAGTACATTAACAACATTAGGAATAATTGGATAAAATTTTAGCTCTAATGCAGATTCATCTTCTTTAGTTAAAAGTTCTACTACATCTCTATATTCATTATCTTCTTCAATTATATAATCAGATCTATCTATAATACCTTTTGCAAGTTTGTAGTTTTTCATTAACCTTCTTGCATTTCTTCTGATTTGTTTTAATCCTTGCCATTCTAACCAATCCATGTTCCATGCCGCCCATTCTTCATCTTTACTTTTTTTTGGTAAAAACTGTAAAGGTTGAGTAATACTACCCATTCTATTTTGCTTTACTTTAGCACCTTTTTTAAGTTGCATTGCATTAAGTACTTGCATAATTTTTATTTAATATTTTTAAATGCAGATCTTTTAGAAGACCTTCTTTTTATACTTCCTTTACCACCCATATGTCTAAAAGGACTCTTAGTTAATTTAAACAAATTTTCTGACTTTTGCAAGTTTTTAGCAGCCTCGTCTCTAACTGTTCTTTTGTTATACCCTCTATTAGAGTGTTGAATTTTCATAAAACCTACTAAAGCTGCAAATGATACTAATCTATCAGTGTTAACTCCTTCTGCATACTCTCTCATTTCTTTGATTAACATTGGATCAGGTATTCTTTCAATTCCATAAGTAGTTTTTACTACAGTACCATCAGGTTTAGTTTCTTGATCTAATTCTTCTTTAGTATATTCTATAGCATAACTAAGAAGGTGTCCTTTAAATAGTATTCCTGTATTTTTCCATCCATACTCCTGGAAAACGTTAGCATTAGAACCAAGATCTTTTAAAAACATAATCTGACCTTTTGGAACAAGATATCTTTGTTTTTTTCTATGTATCATGTATTGTATAAATAATGATATATTATTTTCAACTAATGCCCATGCATTATACCATTCTATAATTAATTCTAATCGTTTATGTGTTTGATTTATATCATCATACCTACCACACCAAGCTGCAACAATCTTATCTTGTTCTATATATGTTTCAGTTTCTGTACCATTTACATTAGTTACTTCAACAGGTGCTTTCATTATGTAAATAGAACATAAAGATTCTGAAGTAGTTGTTTTTCCTTCTGATACAGGGTCAATAGAAGCATAATAAGTTTTAGCAAATACTGGATTTTTTATAGGTCTTTCCCATACTACAAGACACCCTGTTTTATCTTCTGTTTTTTTCTTAATTGGAAATTCTGTTATAGGACGTTTATTACTTTTTTTTACGGCAGGTTTTCCATCAGCATCAGCAAAAATATCTAAAAACTCATAACCATATTCTTTTTCTTCTATTCTTCTTTCTTGTGCAGTAAGTAAATGAGGAGGGAATACAGATACAGTTCTATGTGCAAATGCTTCTTTAATATTTCTTGGATGTTGAGATATTCTTAATTGATAATCTTCTGGTGCTAATTCTTTTTTCCAATCTTCAAATTGTTTGTTTAATGCTTCAAATGCATCTTTAACTTTAGAATTACCATGATCATCAATATGAGGAGGCATTGACCATTGTTCTGGAATAAAAAGTCCTGACAAACCTTCAGTACCTTTATCATCTATTAAATCTGTTTCTATTGCATATATGTCAGATGCTATAGGATTTTGAATCATTTCTTTTAACGGATTACATTGAGACAAATCACCTACTGATCCAGCAGCTATAAACATACCAGTTGTAGTAAGACCCGATCTCATTGCAGGTCTCATATACTCATATGTTTTATTCATTTTAGGTGCAATACCTGCTTCTTCATGAAAGAAGTATTTTACTGGACCACCTACACCATTTGTTGGATCTTTCTCAAATGACATACCTTGTATAGTTCCTTTAAGACCAACTTCAGTTTTACGATCACCCTTTCTAACTTCAATTTTTTGTTGCCACATCATAACTTTATCTGGTGACATTGGTCTATACCAAGCAGTATGTTCATTTAAAAATGCAGAATATTCTTGTAAAAATTTCCAAGATCCTTTTTCATTTATATAATCTTTTAAACTAGCTCCTATTTTTAATGTAACACCTGGTTCAAACCATTGCTGATTTATTAATTTAGCCATATGATAATAGGATGATGCTATCTGACGTTTCTTTAATATAGCAACATGTTTATAATTTAATTCTGCTAATAATTCATATAATGCCATATGATATTGGGCATCTCTAATATCAGCAAAACCAAATTTTTGTATTTCTTTATTAAAAATTGGTAAAAAATTTAACCACATGTAATATTCTCTTGCAAGAAACCAAATGTTATCTTTATCTTTTATAATAACACCTTTTCTACATTTAGCTTTTTCATTGTCCCAATATTTTATAAAGTCACTGGATTTAAAGGGAGCTGTACAATATACTCCATCAGTTTCAAATTTTTTAGATTGTTCAATAAATATGTTACTTGTAAGTTCGTTGAATAAATATTCTCCAGGTTGTTTAAATATATTTTTGATAAACTCAGCGAAGTCTTCTCTGGATTCAAAACTGGTAACTGTCCATTTTTCGTTTTCATAAGTTGGTATGTTTTGATAAATTTCACTCATTATGAGTCATATGCTAATCCTAAACCTCCACGTACTCTTGATGATTGCTCATCTTGAAGATCTTTATAAGCTCCTTTAAATGACGATCTAATTGCTTCAAAGTCTTTTGCAACTGCACGTATTTGAGATATATTACCATCTCTACCATCTGTAATTTGAGTATTTTCCATATACTTTGCTAATCTATCTAGCATAGTTGATATACCTTTATATGCTCTTGATGTTGGTGTCTCATACATTCTTTGACAAAATTGTAATGCTGTAAATATATCTTCATCTTCAGTAGAGAACTCTACATTAAGTTGATCTAATATTAAACTCTCTTTATCCATTTCTGGAGTAAAGAAAAAAGGATTAAGATCAGGATTTGGACAACACATGTAAAATAAATACTGATATATTTTTAAATATTCTTCAGGATAATTATCCATTATATCTTTTAAAGCTTTTAAAGTAAAGCAATGTTCTGTAGGTATTACAGTTCCGTTTTTCACATCAAATAGTCTAGTTAAAATCATTTCTTTTTTATTTTATTTTTATTATCATTTAAAAAATAAAAAATGGATAAAACTTCATCTATTAAATATGGGACAGGTATTATGTCTACAGCTTTAACAATAGGATCTCCATTTTCATCTTTTTTACTTATTGGATAACCCCATTTATCTTCACCTTCAACTTCAAAGGAAATATGGTTTAAAAAAATCTTACCAGGTTTTAGTTTAGGATTATGCTTTAATATAATATACATATAAATACTCAGTTGTAAGGCATAATGATTAAAATTACAATCATCTAAATTTGAAATTGGAGCTAACATTTTTTCAGAAACACCTTCCCAATTTACATATGATTTCATTTTAATTTGCTTATTAGTCTTATAGTCAATTATATTAACCTTACCATTAACTACTTCAACTAAATCAGATTGACCACAAATTCCTTTTGATCTTAAATAAACCATATGTTCAGGATATACACCTGATTCTAATTTTTGTGAAGGTGCAAACTTTGTCCCTTTTTTTGTTTCTATAGGTTTAAATACTGGAACAGTTACCCCTTCTCTTTCTATTGACGCAAAAGAACATAAATCAGCTTCTCTTTGGTCATGATAAAATGACCCTAAATCAGTAGCACGTTTTGATTCATTATTCCATATTTCTTTTATAAGCTTTGGTTCAATACCAAACCATTTTGATTTTTTATTTTTACTAACTTTTTTTGCAACAGCATTTGCATCAAATGGGTTTTTAAAATAAGAAATTAATGTAGTTACACTTACCCAATCTATTTTATCATCATCAATACTTTTATAACTATGGTCATCTGCATTAAATACTATCATAATTCTTCTAATTTATCTTCTTCTTCAACTGTAACAATAGCCTTCCATTTATATAAAGGACAATCTGATGCAAGTGATCTTGTTTTAAATCCTAAAGAACATCCGCATTCATTACAACATGGACCTGTACCTTTTACAGCACATTCATCACCCTTACTGGGACAATCATTACATATATTATATCTTAGTGTAGCAATTTCTTCTATTGTTTCATCTCTTATGACTGAATTAGTCATCCCCTCTAGAATTGCTTTTCTGTTTTGCCAAATTAATTTTAGAGTATTTTTCATTTTTAAATTCTTGTCTACTTTTTAACTCTTTTTCTATTTTTACGTTTACCTTTTTTAATCGTTTTAATTTTTCCTCAATACTCTTTTTATTATGATAAGCACCAAATGTAGAAGTATCATGGTTATCTAAAACTTTTTCATAATGGGGAATTGCATTTTTAACTTTTTTCATTTTAAGTACAAAATGACCAAGACCTTCAACATTTAGTCTTAAATCTTCTATACTTGACATTCTTTTTTTTAATGTCTTATAATAAAAATGCACTAAATCATCTACAAGTTTTTCTGAACATTCAAACTCATCTGTTATTTCTCTATATAAACTACTTGCTTTTTTCGGTATCATTTGAAACAAGTTTATAGTCTAATAAAATTATACCTTTAGTCTGAATTTTTAAATTTGGATTAAGTGTAATAATTTTTTTATTAGATTTATCTTTAATAACTAATTTATTTTTCTCAGCTTTGTTTATACTATTTCTTACAGTTTGAGGTGATTTGAAAATCCAATCCTCTTCTGAAGATGCGTCTAAACAAAAATTACTAAGTTCTATAGGTTCATTAAAACTTAAAAGAGTTAGGCAATTTAAATCAGATTCACTCATTGTTATACGATTTATATAACAATGAGTTAGAATCTGAAATTTTACAATTTCCCATTTAGGCAACTTTACTTTTTTTTGTACTTGATTTACAAGTGCCATTACTCTTTTCTTAATTTTTTACTTTTACCAGTTGGTGCTTTAGTTTCTGGTTTAGTTTCGGGTTTAGGGTGTGACGGAGTTAATTGTTCATCAGACTCTTCTGGTCCTTGTACTGCAGCCATCATATTTGCATATTGTATCTGCATATTAGCTCTTTTAAATCTTGATTCTTCTACTTCAGTGAGTAATTTTTCATACTCAGCTTGTGACTTTAAATAAGGAAGAGATTTTTCATAAAATTCTTTCATTTCATCTCTTCTTGACTCTAACTCTTCTGGAGTTAATTGATCTTCTAGTTGTTGGTTATCCATAATATGTTATTTTATATTTAACACAAATATACTAAAATAGTTTAAATATCTAATGTTTAAACAAAAAAAATCTAGATATACAATATACCTAGACTTTATTATGAGTTAATATTTAATTATCTATTTTTTACAGTAAAATTTAAAATAGTTAATGCATAAAAATCTCTTTGATGGTCAATTTCAATTGATAAAATATCTAATAAAGATATTTTAATTCTTAAAATAAATGTTTTATAATTTGGTTTATATTTCTTCCAACCATTTCTAAATTTCATAATTAAACACTTTTAGTTTTTTCTATTTCTAGTATCATCTCAAAATGAATTTTTGCTATTCTATCTCTACCATCTTCTGAAAGTAAATATTTATGACAGTTATCAGAGTTAGTCATAAAGAAGTTTTCAGATAGTATTGCAGGCATTACTGTTTTTCTTAATACCCAAAAATTAGATTCCTTATCTGCATCACCATCACGAGTATCTTTTCTCATTTTTTCATCTGGAAATTCAGCTGCTGCATTCTTTGCTAAAACAGATGCTATTAGGTCTGATTTTGTTTCACCTTCTGATGTATAAACAGACCAACCATTTGCTGATTCGTCACTAAATCCATTAGCATGAACAGAAACATAAATACAAGGTTTACCACCCTTATCATATTCTTTTCTCCAAATATCATTAGCTTTATCAGTACGTTCAGATAAAGGTACGTCTTCTTGTGTATCAACTAAATTAACACACTCAATTCCTGCATCAGTACATAATTTCATTAATCTATCCACAATACCTCTATTAAATTCACCTTCATATAGGATTTCTCCATCAGGCCATAAAGGTGATCTTTTACCTGCTGTTTGATATACACCATCTATAATACCACCATGACCATTATCAAATAACCAAATATAGTTTGATTCAGATGTAGAAGGTTTAGGGGTTACATTAACCTCATACTTAGCTCCACAATTAGGACATTTTATATCTTTACTCATTATTTTTTTTTAAAACGGTAAGATTTTTTTTATATAAAATCCTACACCTATACCACACATTAATACTAACCACCACATTCTACCAACAAATCTTAAAAAAGGACTAGATTTATTTTCAGCTTTTGTTTGTTTAGTTTCTTCTTTTTCTATTCTAACCTTAGCTTTTTCTTTTATTCTTATAGTATCTCTAATAAACTTATTTTCTATTCTAATTTCTCTAATAGTTTTTGGAATATACACATCCTTATAAAAAACTATAGTATCTTTAGATGTAAAGAATTTTTCATAAACTATAGTATCATGTCTTATTACTGGAATAGAGTCAATTGTAGTTACTTGAATTGTATCTGATTTAACTGTTTCTTTAAGACCTTTTTTTAATGCTTTAGTGTAATGCCATTTAGCAGAGCAATTAGATAGTAATATTGATATAATTATTAAATATACTAATTTCATTTTTTTGGATTAATACCAATCAATGAATCTTTTGAACGTAAAAAAGTTAACCCCCATCCAAACATAATAACAACTTCTTCCATTGGTTTTTCCATGAAATAAAGTACACAAGCACCAATACATATTAATGCGCCTAATATAGTAGTTACGAGACCACTTTTAAATAATCTTTCCATTTTATTTATTTATTAATATATCTAATTTACCGTTTATTGTACTAATGCCAAGTTTTACTTCTGTTATTTCTGCATTAATAGCATCAAGTTCTGTTTTATTTTTTTCTTCAGTTTTTTCTGTTCGAGTATGAATTGCTGTAAATTTTTTAAACATAATACTTTCATTTTTTTCTAGATCTTTTTTCATCTGTCTAATCTTTGCATCCATTTCTTTATCATGTACTATCATCTTCCAATAAAAACCAACAGCAGCTCCAACTCCGGTAACAATATATATAACATCTTTTAATGCAAATGTTGCATCCATTGCTGTAATCTGTAGTAAATCCATCCCTTCTGTTTTTTATATTTTTAAAATTGATAACCGTTTAATACAAATTCTCTTACTAAAATATCATTAGGGTTAGAAGTTCCTCCCGTATTAAAGGATTCAAATTCTACATCAAATACATCTCCAAATGTAGCTTGACCTATAACACTGAATGTAAAACTTTGTGCTCTACCTTGTCTTATTTCAGGGTATCCTATTGCATCCGTAATAGCTGTTCCATTAGAACGCAACCTACAAGCTATGAATCCATCACCTGACATTTCAACTGTTCCTGAGACAATTACCATGAAATTTGCATCCACCTTTGAGTTGTATTCAAGAGAGCAATTTGCTACATTCGTTATTACCCTTGTAACCAAAGGAAATGTTGGAGCATTTGTGAAAGCACCTGTATCTATGTTTGCTGCTGCTAATACTTGTGGGTTTGTAGTTCCCGTATTTAAATCATTTAAGTTTCCTACAATAGACATGGTTGCCTTAGCATTACCATTTTGAATACCTTGATTAGCTTGTATTATTGTGCTATTCTGAATATCATAATCAAAGTTTGCTACAACACCTGTAGTTAAACCAATGTCTATTCCAGTATTTGAAGCAATAGTTCCAAATCCAATAGTAGCTGAGTTACTTATATCAATGCCGTTCTGAGTTTGTTGAGGATGAATAACACAACCGGAAATATTAACAGCACCAAATCCATTTCCCCCTCCATTATCAAGTAATTCTATCATAGATACAGTAGCGTAACCACTTGGTGTAGGTAAACTTGTTTCATCAAACCACCTTACATACTCGCAAGAACTAATTTGTAATTTAGATACGTTTTTAAATTGACAACCTATTGTAGTTGCCTCAACATACCATACTAATGTATTTTGGATATCTATTAAATCAAATCCTTCTATATACCAAACATCAAAACAGTTTCTAAACTGACAGTTAATAATAGTTAATACTTTATCTCTTCCTGCATTATAGTCAGGCTGATTGTAATTAACTGCTCTTAGCACAACATCACCTCCTGTACTATTTGTAGATGAAAGTTTTAAATTTGCTAATTGAAAATTTACATCAGTAACAGTTATAAAATCTCCTGCACCTGCAGCTCCTGTATAAGTTAACTCATCAAGATCTCTATCCCAACCTACAATAGCAATATTAGGATTAGTAATATCTAATCTATTTGTGCAATTAACATTACCTCTTACAAAGTATGCTGTATTAGCTGCTAAAGTTATAACACCTCCTACGGCAGTACCAAAGTCAGATTCTTGTGATACCTCAACCATATTAGTTGAGTTAATAGTCGGTGTGAATACACTAGATAAAGGTGTTTGATAACTAGGTATAACTCCCGGACCATTAGATGTTAATACATCACCTATTGTACCTGGAGTTAAATTATCATAATTATTTGCACTAGTAGCATGTATAATATCTCCAGTTGCTGCAGTATTTGGGAATGATGCTGTACTCCAATCTGCCGTTGTTGCATCACTTCTTAAAAATGTACCAGCACTTCCTATAGGTATTCTTGTAGCTGTATCATTTCCTGTTGCTACTACTAAATCCCCTTCTACATCCCATATTGGATCAGTAGCTACATCACCTCCTCCACCAGCACCAGCAGTTGTTTCTTTCCAAACAGCAGCTCCTACTGTAGCATCTACTAATTTATATGACTTATCTGCTGTAACATCAGTCCATTCAGAACCTACAGCATAACCAGATGCAGAATCATCAGTTACTGCTGGAGCAACAGTTGCTGTCCAATTATTTTGTAATACAGCTGAAGTAGTAGCATCTACATCTGAATGCACAGTTACTGTACCTTCTATGCCTGATATTATTGGTTGATTTCTTTCACTCATAATTTTATTTTTAATCTATTTCTGCGTATGTCTTATTATTGTGCATTTTTATTATTTTAAGGTGTGTCTGTAACTCTGTCTACTGATTCCATATTGTAACTCAAAGCGTCATTATATGAATTAGGTGCATTGCCTACTCTGTCCTCAATAGTCATTGCATTTGAGATACCACCACCACTATAATTAGGTGCTTCACCTACTAAAGAATCTACTGTCATTGCATTTGATGTTCCGTTATTACTTCCTACGTTATCAGGTACTGTCCAATCAGTTCCGTTGAATGAAGCATCTTCACCCATTCTGTACCAATAATCTGGGGAAAGACTTGTCAAGTCATTAGGAACTCCACCATTATATATGCTAGACAAGTTAGCTGATTGGTCGTTATCCCATACTGCAAATTCATCAATGCTGCCATTAAATCCTGGGAATGTACCTCCTCCTCTATTACCTATATATCTTAAAGCTCCGTTATACAAACCTCCTACCCTTTTATATCTAGAATCAGTTGTGGAATTTACTTCGTTAGCTCCATCTGTAAAACATCTTATTGTTTGGTCAGCACCATCTGGATTGAAAATAATTAATATGTGATGCCAGTCACCATCTAAGACATTACTAGAAAGTAAATGATAAACATTGTTTATGTTTCTCCAATAGAGGCTACTGTTTTGAGCAGTCCAAAGAGTGTGTAAGTTGTAAGAATCGGCACTAAATAAATTTTTTGCTCCTGGTGCTTGAGCGCTTCCTTTTATCCAAAAGGAAAAGGTAAACTGACTGCCATTAGCTACAGTAGAGCTTGCCCCTAAGTCTATATAGTCATCTATTCCGTCAAAAGCAAAACTCCTTTTACTGTAATTAGTTAATGCTGAATTGTCAACTAACCAATTACTTGTAAAGTTAGCTTCTTCTCCCATTTTATAGTGTGCTACTGCTCCGCTTGGTAGTGTTGTAGGTTCTCCGCTACCATCCCATAAATCACCAATAGGAATAACAGAATTGAAAATTGAAACTTCGTCAATATTTCCATTGAATAAATAACTCGGCAATGATGTTGGTTCTGAGAAACAACCGATAGTTAAAGTTCCACTTCCATAACTTAAAATAGATGTGCCAGCCGAAGGACTCCCAACTGCAACCCCATCGACATACAAGATAACTTCACTACCATCGTAAGTACCTACTAAATGATGCCAATTATTATCTAATACTACTCCACTCGTTGCGCTTGTAACTGTTCCCGTAACATCTGTTTTTATTGCAAATACTACTTTATTTAGTGCAGTAGTTACATAAAAACCATATGCATCCGCTCCTCCAGTTGGTCCGTCTTGACTGATTATCCTAGTGAAAGCAGAATTTGCGGAACCTTTTATCCAACAGCTTACCGTTATAATGTTTGGTTTTAATGCCGCGCTATTTCCACAATCTACATAGTCATCCACTCCATCAAACTCAAAACTATAATTTGAAACTTTGTCTTTGTTCTCATTGTTAGGTAGTAACCACTGTGGTGACTTGTAATCCCCATTATCTCCCATTCTGTACCAAGCTACTGGAGAAAGTGGTGTTAAGTCTGTTGCCTTTCCACCATTGTAGATAGCTAAAGCATTCTCAGAAGAAAGTTCTGTATTAAAAATAGCCCATTCATCTTGTTTGCCAGCGTAAAAATTACTTGCAAAATTATTACCGCTTATATAAGCAGCCTGAGAAACTTGAATAGTGCTGTTTTGTAAATTATCTTGTGTTATTGTAATAGCTTGACTCACTCCATTTTTATAAATGGTTATACCACTTGCTAAACCACTACCGTCATAAGTTACTACTACGTTAGTCCAAACGTTTGGAGGTATAACAGAACCAGTTCTAGTTATTATTCTTTTCCTTGTGGAGGTAGAACCACTATTTGTATTGTATAGGTTAAAATATAAAAAATTATCACCAGTTCCGGGGGAATTAAGATACATTAAAATACCTCTACCACTAGCGTATTTAGTAAATAAATAATCACTACCATTAACTGCATCGGGGTTTACCCAAAAGGAATAAGAAAAAGCATCTGTATATTCAAAGTTAATTCCATTGCCTATATCAACATATTCATCCACTCCATCAAATGCAAGTGAATATGTATTGCTGAAAGAGGATGCTGGAATAGCAATATTAAATGGACTATTTAGAGCTCTTGTTGCTTTCATTATTATACTATTTCTTCAATAGGTTGACTCCATTCAAGAGTAGACATTAATTCTAATATTGCGTGATGATCATAAGTACCTACCGGAACAACAGTATTATCCATTATGAAAGTTGGAGTATAACCATCTTCCCACTTAATAACAAACTGCGTATCGTCTAAAGATTTTCTAATAGTAGATGCTGAACTTTGTGCTACTTGGCTAAAGTCTATTAAGCTAATATCTGTTAAGTTAATTACTGCGTATGTTTTTGTATTATGCATTTTTATATTTTTTTAAAATTATGTTGGAACATCTGTTTCAATACGACTTGCTGTCATATTAATCATTGTACCGTCATTACTATTAATACCATGATCAATAATTGTTGGAAAAGTATCTCCATCTCCCATTCTCCACCAATTAGATGGGCTTAAAGATGATATGTCATTAGGAACACCAGTTCCATAAATTGAAGTTACATCTGCTTGAGTTAATGAACTATTAAATATAGCAAATTCATCAATATTTCCACTATAGGTTCTAAAGTCATTTCCAGCATTTCCTCCTATAACTCCGTTAAAGTATCCAGTTCCTAATGTTGTAGGAAAATCAGTACCTGTTTGCTCTGGTGGAAAAAGTTCAAACGATAAAGTAACAGGACCTCCATTAATGTAAAGTTTAATCTTATCTGAATTTGTTAATCCAGCACCATCAAAAACAAATGCATAATGAAACCACGACCCATCTGTTATAAATGAAGGTAAAGATGCTTTAGGATAATAAGCTTCAAAACTACCAAAAGAGCCTCCAAATAACCTAAACATTAACCCTCTAGTATTGAGAAATTGGATAACCAAAATACCACTACCACCTTGGTTTGGACCTGTAGAAAGCTGAGTAGCCATTAAAAATCTTGAATTTAAAAAACCATTTGGTTCAGTACCCTCATATTTACACCAACCTGAAAAACTAGCATTTGAAGCTCCATCTAATGCGGATAAATTACCTACACTAATATAATCATCAGTATTATTGAAATATATACTTTTACTACTAGAAAAAGGTTCTGCTATTTCTATTTCAAAATTGTTATTTCCTCTTTGGATAAACATTATAGTTCTCTATTGTCTATTAAAATTAAAGTATTAGCATCAAGCACTAAGAATCCTACGTCATTTAATGTACCTGGAGTAGTTGAAAATCCACCATTACCAGCATCTGTTACATAATAGTATTCTCCTACCGTATAACCATGTGCATTTGATACAAAAAATCCAGTAGTCTGTACTTTTATAATATCAACACTAACTATCTCAGTTACAAACAATGCTTTTTGCTTATTAATATCTGTTGCATTTGAAGGAAGTAAATCACCTGTAGTTGTGTCAATATATATAGCCATTAACTTATCTGTACCGGGCAGAATTAACCCATGAGCAACCTTAGTTATTGTTGCTGTTGTTGTATTTTTTCTTGTTACTGTTGCAAACATATTACGTAAGTATATCTACATACACTGTAGCAGAACCGTTACCATTGTAATCTATGTCTGGCAATGTATCATTGTTAAATTCAAAAGATTGTGACCAACCATCTGGTCTTACAACACTATTTATTGACCCTCCTGACCCATCTATAAAAATAGTTGCAGCTTTACTTCCTGCAGGTATTGTTCCTGCTCCTGTAGTAGAAGATGAGGTTAATGCTGTAGCAACTGAAGCTGTGTTAGCTTCAACTAGTAATTGAGTTGCTTCTGTAGCACCTCCTCCTCCTGTTATATAAGTTATAGTACATCCACTATAATCTGCAGGATCTGGAGTTGTGCTACCAGGTTCATAATATTGAACACTAGTGAATCCTCCGGTAACAGTATCAAAAATTCTAATTTCAAGTCTTACTATATCTCCTGCTGGTGGAACTGGTCCAGAACAAGAAATATTTACTAATTCAGCCTCATATTCTTTCCCACCTGTTACAATAGAAGCAGCAATTTTATCTAACCCCAACAATACTTTATATTGCCAGGGCCAATTATTACCTTTGAGACCACTATTTTTTAAGTTCCCAATGCTATTTGACATAGTTTATTATTTTATTACATGAACAGAACCGCCTGGTTTACTGTATAAATCTCCTACTTTTAATCCAGCTGCTAAAGCTGCAGTATCATCTGCATATTCTCTAGAGGATATTAGGGATCCAGAATCTAGTAAAAATTTCTTTACTGATCTGTTAAGATATTGGTACATTTGAGTCAGTTTAGATCTGTACTCAGGCATAGTACCTGTTGCATTATCTGCATTTTCAAATTCTTTTAAAGTTGCCATGGTATAAATTTTAATTAGTTACAAATATAATATACAAAAAAATATTGAAATAAAAAAATCCCTAGACTCTCATCTAAGGATTTATATTCATAAACTTAATTATATTAAGTTACCATACAATTGCTATAGCTGTATCAGGAATTAATATTCTCATTTTCCCATCAATTTCTATTTTTTCTCCAGACTCTAGTGCATATGATTGAGCATATACCATATCTCCTTTTTTAAGTTTTTCTACTTCATTTCCTACTGCAAATACTTCTAATTTTTCCCATTTTTTCATAGCTGCTGCCATAATTGCTTCTTCATCTTGTGCAGAAATTTCAATTTTAGACTTTTTTAAATCTGGAATTGTAATTAAAACTCTTTTACCTCTTAAACTCTTCATGTAATAGTTTTTTTAAGTTATGCTTCATAACTTTGATTTGACATAATAGGTTCTTCTACTGTTGCATTATCTACAGAAGGATGGCTATCTTTTAATATTAACTCTAATTTTATTTTTTCTAATAATCCTACTAAAGCTAGATTACCATAAGCTTCATCTTTTACTTTAACTTCTAATCCTTCTTGTTTTACCTCGATAGATAATAATACTGTATTCTCCATATATTTATTTTTTATTTTATACAAATATATAAATTTTATTTATTTAAACTATAAAACTTTAAGTGTATTAATTATATATAGTGATAAAAATATAAGAAGTAAATAAAGACCTAATACTAGCCATTTTCCATTTTTTATATCGTCCTTATTATTTTTCACCGCTTAACATTCTATATTGTAATAAATCTTGATACGTTTTATTGTTAATTTTAAATGGTTGACGACAATCTTTTTCTCTACAACGCATAAAATGCTGTATTGTTCCAGCAGTTGTAGTATATGTTTTATTAATGCCTACATAATTAGATCCACATTCTGGACATCCATATTTAGGACCCCCTCTAGCTACTGAATAATTAAATTTATTTCTAGCATATGGTCTAAGCTTTTTATATATTTCCTCTAAGGTCACCACATCTCCATCACAATATTTATGCATATGAGCTAACGCTTTAGGATCTTTTTTAAATATTATATTCATCCAAGTTTCTATCCCACCCGGATCTAACTTTAATGTTAATCCAAAATACTTAGCTACTTCAGCTAGTTTATTAGACGGGAGGCTTAAATACTTCTTACACATTTTTAAAGTATCTATCATAACATAAGTATCTCGCATTTCTAACCCATGAAACAAAGCTCTAGTACGTATCCATTTAATATCAAACCTATCTCCATTATGAGCTACTATCTCATCTGCTTTATCTAATACTTTAATAAATTTCTCTATTAACTCTTTATCGCATTGTTTATTTAAACCCCAATCTAAATGATGCACCTTCTTAAGTCCTTCCCATTTCCAAGAGATAGTCATTATCTGAGCATAATTAATAATCTGATGTGGTAATATATTTTGGTTATAACCAGGTTTCCAAAAATGACCTTCGCAAAATGATGTCTCAATATCATAGAACAATCTCTTTCTAGATCTTCCTTTAGTTCTCATGTGTTGATTATTGGTTAACAATTGAAGCTAAACTTTTGAACAAACTCTTAAGCTTCTTTAACATTGATTTATAATAATATACAAAAAAAAGATGAGGATTGCAAAAGTACTACTTCTGTAGGAGGGTTATTACCCCCTCTGTGGTATCATCCATATTTCTAAACTATATATTTCAAGTTGTATACTTTAGGTTGTGGTGAGGCCTTAATAAAATGATCCCGGGGTCTGCCAACAAGTTGGTCACCCCCCTTTGTTCTACAAGATCATTTTTCATATTTGCTCATACAAATCTTTTTTTTCTGCTGGCAAAAAAACATCTGCCTGAACAAACAACAGCTAACCCTGAACTGGCATAGTAACCATTAACATTAATACTATGAAATTTATCAGAGACAAATTTATAACAGATAATGTCTTTATCTGTTTACAAGAAAATGAACGCTTTGTCACATTTTATTGTGCCAAACACAAACCTTTCACCAAACCTGTTGGTTATGTTGAAAGAATGTTTGACATTCCTGAGTTTAAGAACTCGGAATTTCATACTAAAGATGCAGAGGATGAATCCTCTCACATCTGTTTTACCATATCATATAAGTATTGGACTGGGTCCAAACTTGATGATAACGGTAAACCGTATCAAAATCTCTCAATCAAAGATTGGGATTTTATGGAAGAAGACTCTTAGTCTTCTTTTTTTTTCCTTGTACAAATAACTTGATTTCCCTCTCTTTTGCTAACCCTTCACTGACACTGTATAACTAAAAAACAGATATTATGGTACAAGAAACTAAATGCATTAACATTGACGGCAATCAGGTAATAGACTTAACTCCTGATTATAACAGACCACTAGCACTGGTTGACTTAACAGTTCTTAATAAACTTACTGATTTACTACCTAAAGGAAACTTTACTAGTATCAGACATGGTTTAAGAGGACAAATAATGGATACTAATAACTTACAGGAACTTGTAAAGGTTGCTGAAGACTTTGTTACATTTCACAATTCCGTAAACCTCATAAGAGAGGTAAGCTCACGTGAACTGAACACAAAGGAACAGGAAACTACAGAACCTAAAGTTATTGGTAAAATAGACCTAGGAAACTTGGACAATAATTCTTATGAAAAGAATGAATCATTTGCTCCTTGATTAGGATTACTAACAATTAACTGGAGACATGTTACTAATAAAGGTAACATGTTTCTTGTTTCTTATAATCCCTTTTTTTTTCTAACCCTCAACTAGACTTGTTAACATATAAACTAATAACTTAAACATTATGGCAAATTTAAAAGCTACAAGAAGTGGAAACTATGTACGTAAAGATGGTGACCACAAAGGCAAAACATTCTTTACGTATGACATAACTGGGTCTAAAGAAGACATGAAGAAATTCACTGATTCCCCAAACTTTAAACTGTATCCAAGACACAGTGCAACTGGAGTACCACAGATACATACAATGTACATGGACCCGTTACGTAAACAGAATCCACTGTATCAGAAACAAGATGGCAGCTTTACGTTGGACCAATCTGAGACAAGAGATGACTTGGGAGTGTTACAAGCACTGAGAGAACAGGCACCTGAATTGGTTGCAGGTTTCACAGCCGTGGTACTGGAAAAGTCATTTGGAACACCAAAGGCTACAAGTATGCTTGCACCTGAACCTGTAACTGTAACAGGTAAAGAGGCAGACTTGACTGACGTGAGCTAGATTACTAGAACAATAACAGGATACATATAACGTGTATCTTGTTACTTGTTTCACAATCCTCTTTTTTTCTAACCCTCTACTAGAACTGTATGCAACACTAAAGTGTTGTGTTTTTTTGTAATGTGATTAGTATTAAGTATAATACTATTGTATATTGCAAAGGGTTACAGAGTTATTTCTATAGAAGTAGTAGAGTATTGGTTACTCCATACAAATAACAAAATGTAATTCATTGATATTTAATGTTTTAGTCACATGTCTACAGTACGTGGAGACAAATAAATTAAATACTCTAAATAATTAACAGAAAACACTAAGTTTTTAGTGTTAATGTGTGTGTTATAGTGTTATTGAGTGCTAAACTACTCCACTATCTATACTCTTGTGTAAACTTACATAAATACCTTAAAACATCTATTACTATTAATATATATAGCTAACTTATAACTAAATACAAGAAATTATGAAACAGATTACTTACTATGGTATTGGTGATATAATACCTTTAAAGCTTATTCAGTCTATTAATGATTACTATAATGAAGTAGGAATTAATAGCTTCTGGGATTTTATTTATCATGGAGGTTTCCCAGAATATGTAGAAGCGTATATTCATCCGTCTGATGATATGCGTGATACTCCAATGTTTAACGAAATACAACAAGCATATATTAGTGCTTATGTATAGGAGATGTCTTTACTCCTTTCTTTAAAGACAATTAAATCTAATTACTTCATTCTAATATGCTGAATAGACCTGACTAGTCTTTAACAAGAATGATTATGTAGTTATATATATCTGTTAGGACATACCAAAAACCTTTAGCAAGTTTTGTAGTCCGTTAGCCTTATATCTTTCCTATGTTGGTAGCTTAGTGGAGAGATTATATTTATACAACTAAATTCCTACGAAGTTCTTTCTTATGTTTTACGAGAAAAGATTATGCAAGTAGGTGCGTAATCTTTTTTTATAAATATTTATTATTCAATAGAGAAATGAGTCAAGCAATACCAATAAGCACTCTATTGATATATATATGCCATTAAAGCTCTTTTAAGAGTTAGATGACACGTCTAAATAATATGACAGGGTAAGTTTGAATCTTACTAGTGGCACCAAAAAAACCAAAACATCAGTTCCTATTTAAACTATAAATAGAGAAGTTGTGTACCAATAGAGTTTGAAATTACAATCAGGACAATTATACTGACCGTCCGTAATTTGGTCTCTATTGTTAAGCAACATAAAACCAAGGAGTGTGTCTTCGGATGCACTCCTTTAACATGTAACCAATAAATAACAGATATATGAATGCAAAAATGATTACATCAGAAAAAGTTAACAAAGTAATTACAATTGAAGATTGTAAAGAAATGAATTCAGTTAATTCTCAATTAATTGAATTAACTCAAACACTCTATAAAAAAGAGTTAACATTTAAACAAATTAATAAGATATGTGCTATGTCTTATTTAGATAAATTATGGTTAATAGCACAATATAAAGTTGATCTTAGAATAGATAGTTTACCGGATTTATCTAATCTATAATCATTACAAACATAAAAAGTTCCTATTATATAAACATAGACAAAAATACTTTTCGTTTGTAACTTTATCAGAAAGACATAGAAAGTTCCTATTTAAGCTATAAATAAGAAAAATACTTTCCGTCTTTCTGTGTTAAAATACCATTTCAACTTCCCAAGGGTTGACAGTTTTATACTGAGTATTGAGGGGCACACTTATTATACACTTATTATATATTTATTAAACACTTAAAAAACAAAAAAATGAAAGAAATTAAATTGTTTGGCAAAGCACTAAACACAAAAAACGTTAGTCCAATTGAAGTAAATGAATTAGCAACTGTAAAAGGATATGTAGTACATCCTGATTGTTGTAATGAAAGAGTAATGACATTTTTGTCATCTATTCCTAATAATTACAATACTAGTTTTTACGCGTCTGTTGCAGATGTTGTAGAAAAGGATAGAACTGAATTACTTATAGATCAGATTTTACATTATGCATCTACATATGGTACTGAATATGCAGGTCAAGTATTTGTTCCTAATGAAAACTTTGGTCTTATTGATGAACCTATAATTGATTTTAGTGATTGTAAAGTTATTGAACCTATTACTGTAGAAGAGATTACTGAAAAAATTACTCAATTATTGTCTTCTGGTATTGCAATGAAACAAGATACATTAACTAATATTTTTGATTTGATTTCTGAATTCTTTATTGATATAAATCCTGAAGATGTTAAGAATATTGAAGCAAAAATGATGTTATTTAATTTATTAGGTGTTTTACCTAGTAATCCTGAAGAATTTGTTAGATTGATGATATATAAATTAACTGATTCTACTCTTGTTATTAAGAATAGACAATTAATTAATAGTATTAAACATCAACAAGATAATCAACAAATTATTGGAGTTTGTGATGATATAGAGCAATTTGGATTAGAAAAGTTATCTTCTGTTTTCTTTAGATATAAACCAATTTTTCTTGCATTAAGAGGTTTAAGTTCTGATGCTCGTAAGATTACTAATAAATTAAGAAAACTTGCTAATAAACATCATAAACCATTTGTTTCTGGTTATTGGGAAACTATTCTTAGTAAAGATACTTTAGAGGTTAATGAATTTCTAAAAAAATCTAAAGACTTATCTAACTTTAAGTTAGTAAGGTTGATTAAGGCTATTGATGGAAAACTTACAGATACTGAATCTGAATTCTTTCTTATCAGAAATGGTAAAAGTTTTATTAAAGATACTACAGATAATGTAAAAAATGATAAAACTTTACTTTGGATGAAAAGTATGTTAGAAATTACTCTTATTCAAAACATTTCAGAAAAAGTTAATGGTAAAACAATAAAATTACCTGATAATATACGACTATCTATTCCTACTTCAGAGAAAACATATGTAGGTAATATACCATTTGGTAGCTATATCATTCCTTCAAAAAGTAATTCTGTTTTTGGAATTAATTGGTTTGGGGAAGATGGAGCTCAAGATTTGGATTTATCTTACATATCTTTAACTGGTAAAAAGTATGGATGGAATGATCGTTATAGTTCAGATACAAATGATATTGTTTATTCTGGAGATATGACATCTGCTAATCCTGAAGCTTGTGAATATATGTTTTGTAAAAATGGTCTTGAAAATGGAATTATATCTGTTAATGTATATAACGGAAAAGATAATTCTAAATATAGATTTTTTATTGGTCAAACTAATAATGATTTTACTGTAAGTAGTAATACTCCAGATGAAAGCATAATAGATTTTTCTACATCATTAAAAATTACAGGTGAAGCCTGTATTGGATTTTATATAGATGGAAGAATATATTTTGCAGATTTAAATCAAGGTTCATCTTCAGTTAGTCGTATAACACTAAATACTCAAAAAATGATTCAGTATTTTATTGATACTAAAGATTGTTTTTTGTATTGGGATAATATATTACCAATGGCAGGTGCTAATATAGTTACTGAAGGTAAATGTGATATTGATTTAAGTAATGGTGACGTTACTGAAATAATATCATTATTAGCATAATTCTTATAGGTAGGGTGTAAAAACCCTATCTTTTTTATAAATTTAATATGATTACAATGAAAACAAAAGAAAAAGCAATTATTGTTGATGTAGATGGTACATTAGCAGATATGAGAGGTATCAGAGGACCTTTTGATTGGAATAAAGTTTTACTAGATAATCCTCATCAAGATGTTATTGACCTTGTTAAAGATTTAGCAAGTCTTAAAAAATATAAAATTATCATTACTACAGGTAGAGATGGTTCTTGTATGCAAGATACTGTTAAGTGGTTAGATAAATATAAAATTCCTTTTGATGATTTTTATATGAGACCTGAAGGTGACTTTAGAAAAGATAACATTATTAAGTCTGAAATCTATATGGATTTTATCAGACCTAAATATGATGTTAAATTTGTAGTTGATGATAGAAATCAAGTTGTTGATATGTGGAGATCATTAGGTTTACGTGTATTACAAGTAGCACCAGGAGACTTTTAATACTAGGGTAGTGATTGTATACCGTGAAATTCGGAGTTATGAAATGTAGCAAACAGAAAACCTTTCACTACCCTTTTTATAAATTAATTTAATATGATTACAATGGAAGAAGTTACAATCATAGATGGAAAAACTTTGTATAATGAAAAATATAAATTTTTATTAGAACAAGATGTAGAATATCAAAAATTGAAATTCTATAGTGGACAAATACATAGTTTTGAATATTCTAGTAAAAAAATAACAAGTACTCATATTTATTGGAGTACTTCTATTAAAACTCCAATGTTTGAAAATAACAAATTATTTTTTAAACATAAAAATACAAGTGGAGCTTCTTATGACAGAAAAACTAAAAAAATTAAAATTTGGTTTGGACAAAGTATAAGAGACTTAAATTCTAATCTTCGAGTTGAAATATTTTGTCATCTTATTCCTTGGTTTATATCTTCAAATGATTATACAATTAGACAAAATTATATAACTATAATTACTAATGGTATATTAAATAGAATGATAAAAGGCTCTATTAAATGTAATGAAGATATAATAAAAGCATTTTGTAAATATAATCCTTATCGTACATTTAATTTAGATACTAAAAAGTTAAATATAGTATTATCAGAAACATCTTATATAAATTTAAGACAGTTTAAATATGTATTTTTAGCTTCTGAAAATCCTAACGATGTAGTAGATTTTATGTATAATAATAGAAACTCTACATCTCCCTCTTATATTACTGATCATATAGAAATTAGTAAATTAGCATTATCTATAGGAGAAAAAATTAATATTTACTGGAATAACACTAAATATACTAATAAACATGTTAGTTTTTTAGAACAGAAAAAAGATTTGGAAATTATTTATTCACATTTATTGAGTATAGAAAAACCAAAAGAAGATTTACCTTTTTAAAAATAGTATATCTAAGATATGCTTTTCCATAAATGGAATATGGGAGTGATTTATTTCACTCCCTTTTCATTGTTAGCTATATATTATTAAATATTATTAATTTATGTAATAATATCAATATAAATATTATATATTTATCAAAATATCTAGTATTAAATAATGCTTTATCAGCTTCCAAACGGAAAAGTCATACACATCTCTATAGAAGAGTATCTTGAATTAACAGATGAAGATATACAATATCTTATGTCTTTAGATTATGGTGAGCATATTACAGATCCTTTTAGTGGTTCTGCATTAAAGAAAAACACTAAATCAAGACGTTCTGACTTCAATCAAGAAGATATAGACGAGAATTTATCAGATAATCTATTTGATATATAAAATTTCTTAACAATTTGAATACGTAGTTTATAGTCTAGAATTTAAACTACTACTTACCTTAACTTGAGTACTTAAGGATATAGCAAAACAGACACTCAAACAATCAATTATTTATTTATTTATTAAAAATTAAGTTATGAACTCAAAAGTAACAGTATTAGCCGATGAAGCAACAGGAAGTGTTGTTAATGTTTCAAAAAATAACCCTGATTACGGATATATCCGCGTAGAACAGATCAGAACTATGATTGATGATAATGGTTTCTTACGTAGAAAACCAGTATCTGCATTAATCCCAGGAACTGTAGAAGAACTACAAGCAACAGGTTTCTTTGCTGGACAACAATTAGATGGTAAAATTGTAGTACAAGAATCACTTGAAGCATTTAATGAAAAAGAACCAACTCGTGATCTTAAAGTTGCAGGTGAAACAGGTATAGTATGTACATTAGGTGGATTACCAATTTACAGAAGAACAAAAATGAGTTTCAATGGAAATTCTGAAGATTCACTTATCAAACATGATAACATTGAAGAATTACGTCAAGCATATCAAAGTGCTAAACCTAATTCTGATGTTATGGCAGAAGCTGGTAAGAATACAGAATTTAGTGTATAAACATTAAATTAAAGGTTAAAAAGGGGAATGTAATGTTCCCCTTTTATTTATTTATGAATTAAAAATTGTATGATTAATATGGAAAAGCTTAAAAAACAGATCAAGAATTATCAAGTATATGGTAGTAAAACATATATGGAATATGAACAAGATAAATATTCAAAATATCAAAATTATTTATATAAAAGAGCTTTATATGGATTAAAAAGTCTTCCAAAAGAAGAAATAGAACAGATGTGTGATAGAAAAAAAAGAAGAATCAATAGTGTTCATTACAGAGCACAAGGTGTATTAAATATAGTAAAACAAAAAATTACTATTAAATATACAAATGAATTTTTTAAAACATTTTTTTCACATTCTAAATTTGCTAAAGATATAATTGAATATGAAGAAGTAGATAAAAATTTTAAAAATCAATTAAATTTTAAAGATTTATCATTGTCTAAAGATAGTATAGTTAGTATATTTATTGAAGAAGGAATTCTACCTAAAAACTTTTTAAATTTAACACAAAAACCAATAGGGTTACCAAATTTAAAAAATGAAAGTAAAGCTTAAAGAATGTGATGGTTGTCAAAAGACAACTGTCATATGGAAGAACCATGAGGGATTTAGATACTGTAAGTATTGCTGGAGTTGCCATTCTAGTAACAAAAAGTCACAGAAACCAATTAAATCTGTTACCAGAGTCCCTCGGGTTTCTTCTAAAAGGAAAAAGAAAGATCAAGAGTATCTTAGATTAAGAAAAAGATATCTTACAGAAAACCATTTATGTGTAGTAAATGTAAAAGGTTGTACTAATAGTGCAACTGATGTACATCATACATATGCTGGTAGTAATAGAGAAGCATTTTATTTAGTTCAAAGTACATGGTTACCCGTGTGTAGAAATTGTCATGATTGGATTCATGCAAATCCTGCAGATGCTAGAACAATGAAATGGTTAAAATAATTTAAATATTATGACAAAAAATGAAGTTCAATTAAAAGCCCTTAAAGCAACAGACAATAAACAAAGATGTGGAATAGTATTAGGTACTGGTGTAGGTAAGACATTAATTGGTCTTAAACATATAGAAAAAAATACTACTAGTCTTATGAAAGTATTAGTAGTAGCACCAAAAAGAAGTATATTTAATTCTTGGATAGATGATGCCGGTAAATTTAAAATGAAAAATTTATTAAAACGAATTACATTTTGTACTTACTTAAGCATTAATAAACAAAACCCTGATGATTATAATGCTGTTTATTTAGATGAATGTCATAGTTTATTAAATAATCATAGAGGATTTCTTCAATTATATAAAGGTAAAATTTTAGGTTTAACAGGTACACCACCCAAGCGAGAATATTCTGAGAAAGGTAAATTAGTTAATGAATTTTGCCCAATAGTATTTACTTTTAAAGCAGATGATGCTATTGAAAACAATATTCTTAATGATTATCAAATAATAGTACATCAAATATCTTTATCTAATGATAAAAATTATTTTGTTAAAATGAAAAACAAAAATCCTTGGAAAACAAGTGAATATTTAAATTACAATTATTGGTCTGGAAGAATTGATCAAGGTTCTGGTAATATGCGTATGCTTAGAGTTATGAGAATGAAAGCAATGATGGAATATCCAAGTAAAGAAAAATATACAAAAATCTTACTTAATAATATTCCAACAAAATGTATAGTATTTGCTAATACTCAAGATCAATCAGATAGATTATGTAAACATAGTTATCATAGTAATAATCCTAATTCAGAAGATAATTTAAATGCATTTAAAGAAGGAAATATAAATAAATTATCTTGTGTTTTACAATTAAGTGAAGGTATTAATATTCCTAACTTAAGACAAGGTATTATTATGCATTCTTATGGTAATGAAAGAAAAGCAAGTCAAAGAATTGGTAGACTTTTAAGATTAAATCCAGATGATAAAGCTATTGTGCATGTACTTTGTTATATGAACTCAATAGATGAAAAATGGGTTAAAGATTCTTTAGAAGGATTTGACCAATCTAAAATTTTATGGAAAGATTATAAGGTAGGCTTGAGCTAACCTTATAATTTTTTATTATATTATAGTATATGATTAATGATAAAACACATAAATTAGTTTTAATTGATGATAAAACACATGATTATGGATATGTTATAGCGTCTTTGATGAAATATTGTGAACATAATATTTTACAAGCTGAACAATGTACACTTATAACAGATAATGTAGGAAGATGTACTGTCAAAGAAGGTACTTTTTTAGACATGATGGAAATTAAAACATCTTTAGAAGAATTAGAGTTAATAACAGAAATTGAAAATTATGAAAGTTATATGCACTAATTCAGAAGGTAAACCTAGTAATATTTCATTTGATGAATGGATACAAGAAGGTGAAGTTTATACAGTTACTGCAATTGATAGAATGGGACTTCAATTTGGTAAATTAGGTTTTAAATTAGAAGAAATAAAACTTACAGATAATTCATTCCCTTATGAATATTATGATGCTGAAAGATTTAGACTTATAGAAAACACAGGAACGTTAGAAACAATAAAAGAAATGTTTGACTCTTTAACTGAATTAGAAGAGGAATTAAATTTTAGTGAAGAAGACGCAGATTTAAGTAAAATATGAAAGACTACACTCAAGAAGAAGTGCTTAAGTCTTTATTGAACATCAAAAAAAAATCCAGAAAAAGAGAATTAGTAGATAAAAGAAGCTATCTAATAAGTATTCTTGCTTTTAAATTTAACCTAACAGAATATGAAATAGCTGATCTTACTGGATTTAATAGAAATACTGTTCATTATAATAAAAATTTACCAGTTAGATTACATAAAGATTTTCAATATATGGAAAATGTTTATTCACTTGCGCAAAAATATCCATTTGATCACAGTGAAATTGTAATAAAGGAATATAATTATTATAAAATATAAAGATATGGGACACATGAAAGAAATGTATATTAATATATGCAATGCAAATAATGGAGAAATACCATACGATTTAACAATATCTGATATAGCTTTAATGAAAGATTTAGAAGTTTATGAATGGTATAGTTACTGTAAATACAAAAAAGAAATAGGAAATATAAAAGTATATATAGATAAACAAGAAATCTATGATATAGAAGATTTTACTACTACAAGATGGAAACATCAAAAAAAATACAAAAAATAATAATGGTACAATTTAAAAATGTAAAATTAAAAAAACTTGTACATAATATATGTGAAGAACATTATAATATTTGTAATATTACCGACACTAATTTAGGTTATTTATGGTATATGTATTACAACGGAAAGTATAAAGGTTATTTTAAACCTTTTATATTTTTAGCTGAAATTAATTTATTAGTAAAATTAAATTATCTTACAAAAGATGAAAAATCAAATATTATTCAACTTATGGTTAGTACAGATAATGATAATATGATTATAGCTGGTTTTAGTGTAGAAACGTTAAGAGATCAAAGAATTAAAGATTTAGGTGAGTATACTCAAGATAATGATTTATATAAACATATAAATTATAGTAATGATGTTATTAAGCCTGAAGATTTTTTAACTACTCTTGCTCAAGATGTAAAAATGTAAATTATGAAAAATAATACAATTTCAAAATTAGAAAATCATTTAAATGATCAAATTAAAAGATTTTCAAAATTTCCTGATGAATATACTGCAGGACGTATAGATGCTTTAATAAGAACTAAATTATTTCTTAATGAATTATTAGAATCAAATTATGATTTTTTAGATGAATTAGTGAAATTACATTCTAATGATCAAATTTTAGGTAAAAAAATTAGAAAATTAATAAATGAAAAAAATAAAAATTCTTAAAATATTATTAATACTATTACCAATAATTGGTATTAGTCAAACTAAACAAGAAGTATATGATTACTTAATAGAGATTAATTGTAAACATCCTAAAATAGTAACAGCTCAAGCTATACTAGAAACAGGACATTTTAAATCTTATAGTTGTAAAAAAAGACATAATTTATTTGGATTAAGGTATAATCATAAGTATCTTATTTTTGATAACTGGAAAGAAAGTTGTGATGCTTATTTATCTAAAATACAATACAAATATAAAGAAGGTGACTATTATATTTTTCTAAATGAATTAGGATATGCTACTGATCCTGATTATATTAATAAAATTAAAAATATAAAATTATGAAAGTAAAATCTGTAGTAAGAAAGAGTATGAAAATTAGAGAGTCTGGAAGAAGTTCTGATTATATCACACCTTCTTTTGGCTATGGTTGTTTATTTAATTGTTCATATTGTTATATGAAAAGACATTTGCCTAAAGGATTAACAGTAGCTAATAATCCAGGAGACATATTAACTAAAATAAACAATCATGTTTATTTCTTAGCAGATGTAAAAAAACCTAATCAAACTCATAGTAAATATGTTACATATGATATAAGTTGTAATGAAGACTTTGCGCTTCATTCTAAACATCATAATTGGAAATACATATTTGAGTTTTTTAAAGATCACCCAAAAGCATTAGGTACTTTTGCAACTAAAACTATTCCTATAAAATTTTTAGAATTTGACCCAAAAAAGAAAATAAGAATAAGATTTAGTCTTATGCCTCAGAACATAGCTGATAAGCTAGAACCAAACACTGCTAAAATCATAGATAGAATAAAAGCTGTTGATGCTTTTATAGAAGCAGGTTATGATGTTCATTTAAATTTTTCACCAGTTGTAGTTTATGATAAGTGGTTAGAAGATTATGATTTACTGTTTAGGATGTGTAACGATTATATAGAAAATAAAGAAGAAGTTTTATCTGAAGTTATATTTTTAACACATAATGCAAACAAACATCAGTATAATTTAGATAATAATTTAGATGGTGAAGACTTATTGTGGACACCAGAGAATCAAGAAAATAAAACATCTCAGTACGGTGGAGTAAACATAAGGTATAAACATAATCTTAAAAGACAGTACATAAAAGAATGGTATGCACTGCATACTAAAATTATACCTTGGAACACAATCAGATATATATTTTAAAAATGAATACACAAGACTTTCAACTAATATCAACACATCCTATTAAGAAGTCTGACTTAGGATTTCATGGAAACTTATTTGGAGGAAAACTATTAGCCTGGTTAGATGCAGCTGGAGCAGCATTTGCTTCTCAGGTATGTGATAGTCCAAGAATGGTAACTATAAAAATAGATGAATGTCTATTTAAAAGAGTATCTAAAGAAGGTCAGCTTCTAAAGATATACGGTAAGGTTCATGCGTTTGGAAATACATCAGTAACCCTGCTATTAGAATGTAGAGCTCACAATGTATATACAGGAAAGCAAACATCAGTGCTAACAACTAATATAAAGTTTGTTAGAATAGATGAGAACGGTGATGCTATACCAATATCTGATAGAGTTAAGAATAAATTAAACCAAAACAAATAGTTATGCCAGATATAAGTATGTGCAAAAACGATAAATGCAAGTTCAAAGAAGACTGCTTTAGATTCACAGCAATACCAAGTGAATTTATGCAGGTTTATGGAGAGTTTGACTGCAAGGATAAGGATGGAATAGACACATTCTTTTGGAGGAATGGTATACCAAGTGTTAACCCTAAAAATAAAGAAGATGAATAACCCATTTAGAAAAAATGAATTAGAACAAATGTTAGAGTTCATTAAAGAGAATCCCCACGTATTGAATCCAATAGGTGCAGAAGGTAAGATTACATCAAGTCCATTAGTGCAATACATATTAGAAAGATTGCATGGATTAGACTAAAGCAAATATGACTGAACAAGAATTAATATCACTAGGCTTTAAAAAGAACACAGAAGAAGATCTTGATGGATCATTTTACTACTACACGCTAGACATAGTAGAAGGACTATATTGTATTACAGATGCAAGTGATGAGGTTGAGAATGATGAATGGACTGTAGAGTTAAGCTTTGATTGTATCCCAAGAATAAAGTTCAGGGATGTTAAGTCACTGACTGAGCTAATTAATTTATTAAACCAAAACAAAGATGAGTAAGGAAAAACTTGTTGGTATGATATGTAAAGAGAGGTTGCAAACTCTTGAGGAAAATCCACCCCGTTGCCCGTACAGTAAGGGAATAAAGAAAGTCCTCACACCTTATTCATTTATTAAAACAAAACAAAGATGAGTAAAGCATATGAAAACTCATACAATTTATTAATGGGAGAAACAACCTATGAAGAATTATCTAAAGATGGTATGTTTTTGTTACCAAAGAATCATGAAGACCCTAGAGTTACAATGCAGTATTTTGAGGAAATAGAAGATTATGATAAATGTATAAAGATTAGAGATAAACAAAACAAAGATGAGTAAGATTTCACTATTAGAGTTCTATACTAAATACTTTAAAGTAAATGGCAAAGAACCTACTATAACAGATAAGGATGAATGGTTACTTGAAAATTTAGAGAGTGGCAATATACAAAGAGTATGGACTCGTAAATATGGGTGGCAATACAAACAATTAAACCAAAACAAAGATGATTAATAGCGGTAGAGAATGGGACTGGATGTATGATTTAATTAAAAATGAAAAAGAAATGGCAAAAGATACAAGAAATGAAATAAAAGTAAAGCATCCTGAATATGGACATGTTATATTTCACGGTGCAACAGCAAGACAAATAGAAGTATTAGAAAATCTTAGTGATAATTGTACATTAACAGAAGATGTTTTAGCACAAAATAAAATGTTAGGAGATATGGTTAGAGATCAAGATAAAATAATACAAAAATTAATAGAAGAAATAAAAGAACTAAAAAAGAATGGAGAAAATCCTTATATTGATTATTTAACCTAATAAAGTTAAAATAATGGAAAAAGATTTAGAAAGTTATAAAAAAATAGATTTTTCAAAAGAATATATGTATAAAAATAAAAAAATATACATTACTCATGAAACTAAAGATTATATATTATGCTCATTTAGTGATGATAAAAAATCTATCTTTAAATTAAATAAAACTGAATTTAGTTTTAAATAAAACAAAATGAAAATGAGTAGAGAAAAAAGTTATAAAAATAAAGTTAAAAATGCTTCTAAAATTGTTAAAGTAAACGATGATTTTGAAAAAGCTATTGAAAAACTTTGTAAAAAATGGAATGTAAAAAAGACAAAAAATGGGATCAAGTAGAAAATCTAGAAAAGCATATAACTTAGCATGTATAAGCTTATTATTACATGTTATTACAATATTATATTTAATATTAAAAGCAAATGTATAAGCTATGACAGAGAAAGAATTAATAAAATTGAAATTTAAAAAAATAATTATTACTAATGAAGAAAGTAATAATGGATATGATTTTTATTTTTATCAAAAACAATATTGTAATGATCTTACTTTATATAGTACAGATAGTCTTGAAGTAGAAGATAATATTTGGAAAATTTCTACATGGGAGATTCCTGCAATAAATATAATAACAAAAAAAGATTATAATGCTTTTATTAAAATTTTAGATATTATAATTTGTGATAATATAAATATTGAATAATGTTTAGTGGAAAATTTATTAAAAAAGATGGTAAATTAATTTACGATAGTCCTAAAGATAAAATATCTTACGATATATTTATTAATAAAATACCCGAAGGACAAAAAGTTGAAATGTATATAGATCTTACAGATGTAGATAAAAGTAAAGCTCAATTAGCAAAAGTACATGCATGTATTAGAGAATTAGCAAAAGAATCTGGTAATACATTTGACGATATGAAAAATATAATTAAAGATGAATCTGGACTTAAAGATAAATCTTTTGCTGATTGCAGTAAAACAGAATTAATGCTTGCTATTGAAGCTTGTATTGATATAGGAAGAAATCATTTTAATATGAATCTTAATTAGATTTAGGTTCTTCATAACCTTTATCACCTGGTTCAAGAATTTCTTTTTCTATATATAAATTCTTATCAGTAGCTTGTTTCTCTATTTCAGCAAGTATAAGTATTACAGTATAAAATGCTCGTTGTGTATCATCAAGATTTTCATATTTATCATTCATGATTTTCTTGAAATACTCATCACTATTTTTCATTTCATTAATATCCATACTATTAAGAATAGTAAAAGATGCAGCTTTAGCCATTAAATAAAAACTTTTATTTACTTTAATATCTATTAAAGCATCGTCTTTTAACTCTTTTACTTTTATCATAAAATATAATTTTTACAAAAATAAGAAAAAAATGAACTTAGAAGAAATTAAACTTAAATTATTTGAAAAATTAAAACCCAGCGGATGGGATAGAGTGTTTAAATCTTTTATATTTAGTTCAGATTTTGATAAGATATTAACTGATCTTTGGAATCTAACTACAATAGATAAAAGATTTACACCACCTATAAAAGATATATTTAAAGCTTTTGAAGAATGTCCTTATGACAAACTTAAAGTAGTAATCATAAGTCCAGAACCATATCCTCAATTAGGTATTGCAGATGGTATAGCTTTTAGTTCTTCTAAAACTAATAATTTACCAACTGCGTTGCAATATATGTTTAAAGAATTAAACAGAACTCAATGGGATAGTTTTGATCCAGATCTTAAAAGATGGTCTAATCAAGGAATTTTAATGCTTAATACAGCTTTAACAGTTCAAGTAAGTAAAAAAAATACTCATTATGAAATTTGGAAACCATTTACCGCATATTTATTAGATTGGTTAAATAATTTTAATACTGGATTAGTTTACGTATATGTAGGTAAAAAAGTTGAAGATTGGTCTGAAGTTACTAATGATAACAATCATAAACTTTTTGTTAAACATCCTACGTCTGCTGCATATAATGGTGGAGAATGGGATTGTAACAATATATTTCAAAAAATATCTACTTTAACACAAGAAATTAATGGTGAATTTATAAAATGGTAATTATGACAGAAATATTTAATTTAATGACTAAAGAAGGACTAACTCCAAATTGCTTTTATGTTTTATATTGCATAAAAGAAAAAATTGTTCCTACAGATATTATAAATAAAAAATTAGAATGTAAAAAATTAATTAATCAAGAATGGATAACACCAGATTTGCAATTAACTAACAAAAGTATTATCTTTACAACTAAGGTTGACGGATATTTTAAAAAATCTAAAAAGAAAACTTCTAAAAACTTAATGGGAAATAATTTTATGCAAAATATAGATGCATATGTCAAAATATTCCCTAATAAAAAATTATCATCTGGTAAATATGCTAGAATACCTGCTAAAAGTTTAGAAAATGGATTTAGATGGTTTTTTGAAAATTACAACTATGATTGGCAAACTATTTTTACAGCTACACAAAAGTATGTAAATGAGTACGCAACTAAAAATTATGAATATATGAGAAATTCTCAATATTTTTTAAGAAAACAAAATATAGATAAATCTTGGAATTCAGATTTAGCTGTATATTGTGAATATTTAAATGATATTCCTGAAAATGATGAAAATCCATTTGAGGAATTAATAGTATAAACAAAATAATATGCCAAAACTTTTTGAAGGTGCAAAGCACTTATTACCAGTTAGTGAGAGAGAAAGTTTAGAAAAAGGTCTTATTAAAATTAAAGCAAGAAGAGAAGGTAAATTACCCGCTTTACTTAGTTCTTGGCCTAAATTTAATGATGCCTTTTGTGATGGGCTTGAATGGAAAACAATTACAGTAGTAGGTGCAAGACCTGGTACAGGTAAAACACTTTTTTTAGACCAATTAGTTTCTGATATTGTTGAAAAAAATACTAATCAAGTATTTAGAGTTCTTAAATTTCAAATGGAAATGGTAGATGAAACTAGTGCTATAAGAAAATTTAGTTTAATTACAGGTTCTGATTATAATACATTAATGAGTAAAGATGGAAAATTAGTAGATAGAAATATTTACGATAAATGTGTGCAATATTATCATCAAACTTCTAAGAGTGATATTATAAATGTAATTTATGATGTATGTACTGTTAAAGAAATGTGCGCATCAATTCATTATGAATTTGAAAGACATAAAAAAAAAGATGGTACATATCAAAACATGGTTGTTACTATAGATCACTCAGCTTTATTTGCAGTTGATTATGGTCAAAAAGACAAATTTGGAATGTTAGGGGCATTAGGAGAAGCATTAACTATGATGAAAAAGAAATATCCTGTTGCATTTGTAGTATTAAGTCAATTAAATAGGAATATTGATGACCCTAAAAGACAAATAGAAGGTACTTATGGTAATTATGTTTTAGATTCTGATATTTATGGTTCAGATGCTTTATTACAGCATGCAGATATTGTAATGGGTATAAATAAACCTTCTATAAGAAAAATAAGAAAGTATGGACCTGAAAAATTTATTATTGAAGATCCAGATACTTTAGTATTTCATTTTTTAAAATCAAGAAATGGTACAGTCAGAACTAGTTTCTTTAAATTAGATAGACAAACCATGAGGATAATAGAAATGAATACACCAGCAAGAGAAACAATAAAAACAATGAACCAATATTAAATAATATGAAATGAGTAGTTTAAGAAAAGAAAAAGAACGAGAGTTTTATACATATCATATGGATACTTTTAAAGCAATAGGTATTGCTGATCCATTTTTTACTATTAAAACTGCCTTTTTTAAGAAAGGTAAATATGGTAGACAATGTCAATTTTTTGAATGGGAATTGAGAAAACAAGAAGATATATATATTGAATTTTATGATAATGTTTATGATGACAATGGTAAAAATAAAAATATGATACCAATGAATGAGGATAGACAATTATTTAAACTTAAATATAATCCTTATTATGAAGAAGAACATGATATAATTGAAGGAACTGATTATCAAGGTAATCCTGATAGAAAATATTTAATTCCTATAAATGAAATGTCTGTAGTATTAAAAAGTGGTCAAGAAATTAGCTATTCTTTATATGAAAAAAGAAAAGAAGATGCTAAATCAGAAATTCCTGAATTACAAAAATCTACTACATTATTTCCTGATTTTGAGCAAGAATTTGCATTAAAAAAGGAAGATGATAATAAAGATTCTGATTTAAAAAGTGTATTATTAAAACTAAGTCATGAAATATCTAACTTGAGTAGTATTTTAGAGGCTAAAATCCATAAATTAAAATGAGTACAATAGTATTACCAACAAAAAAAGTAAAGGCTGAAAGAGTTAATCCAAAAAGATTATTAGTTTATTCTAAACCCAAAACAGGTAAAACAACCGCATTTGCAGGTTTAGAGGACAACTTAATATTTGATTTAGAAAACGGAGCCGAGTATGTAGAAGCATTAAAAATAAGTATTTCTAGTTTACAAGAATTATTAGATACAGGTAAAGCCATAAAAGAAAAAGGTAACCCGTATAAATATGTAACTATAGATACAGTAACAGCATTAGAAGAAATGATAATGCCACTAGCTATAAAATTATATAAAAAAACACCTATGGGTAAAAATTTCTCTGGAGACAGTGTAATTACATTACCAAATGGTGCAGGCTATTTATATATTCGTCAAGCATTTTTTCAAGTTTTAGATTTTATTGATACATTAGCACCTACAATTATTTTATCTGGTCACATTAAAGATAAAGTTGTAGATGATAAAGGAGATATGGTTATGTCTGCAAATATAGACTTAACAGGAAAAATAAAATCTTTGATTTGTGCAAATTCTGACGCAATAGGATATATGTATAGAAAAGGTAATCAAACTATCATGTCTTTTAAAAGTAATGATGAAGTTACTTGTGGTGCTCGTCCAGAGCATTTACGTAATGAAGAAATAGTAATTACCGAAATGATTGACGGTGTTGTAAAAACATCATGGGAAAAAGTGTTTATTTAATAATTAAAAAAAAAGAAGAAGATGGCTTTAAGTACAGAAGACTTAGGAACCGGATCTGGATCTGGTTTACCAAAAACAATTAGTCCAGGAAATAATGTGTTAAAAATTAACAATGTAACTCTTGATGAGTTTAAATTTATTGATAATGCTTATCACTTAACATTACATGTAGAAAGTAAACCTATTGACGGATTTGAAGGTTTTATGATTGATCGTAATAATCCTGATGCAGGTAAATATAGTGGACAAATTGGTAGAATTAAAGCAAGTCAATATGCATTTGCTGATGGTGAAACTAAATCAGGAATTAAAATTCAAAGAGATAAATCTATTTTAATATTTTTACAAAATCTTTGTAAAACATTAGGAATTAATGATTGGATGTCAAAACAACATAATCAACATGAAACAATTGAAGATTTTGTTCAAGCGTTTAATAATGATAAACCATTTAAAGATGTATATCTCGAATTTTGTGTAGCAGGTAAAGAGTATATGGGTAAAACAGGATATACTAATTATGATATGTGGTTACCAAAAGCACAAGGTGGAAAATATGCTACAGGAACAGTTGATAGTGGAAAAGTTATTACTTATAATGAAGATATTCATTTAAAGAAACTTGAAAATAAACCAGTAGAAACTTTTGGAGATGAAGATTTTTCTAAATCACCATCTAACTCAGATTTCTCTTTAGACTAATAAATTAAGTAAAGGGGAAAATCTAAGTGGTTTTCCCCAAACTTTTAAATTTTTAGTCTATGATTTCTACAAAAACAATTATATCTGACCTTAATGACATACCTAGAGAATGGGTATTTGAATATTATTTAAATCTTACTGAAAGATTATCTGGTCAAAGTCTTAAAATAAAATCTATTTTTAGCGGAAAAGATAAAGTACCTTCAATGTGTATATATATTGATTCTAATAATAGATATAAATTCAAAGATTTTTCATCGGGATATGGTGGAGATGGTTTGAATTTGGTTATGTATTTATTTAATTTAGGAAGTAGAGGTAAAGCTTCATTTAAAATCATGGATGATTATAATGAATATATTTCTAATAATAGTTATATACCTTTAGAATACAAACCTGAAAGTAAATATGCAGTTTCTAATTATGAAATTAGACATTGGACAACATTTGACAAATCTTATTGGCAAATTTATAAATTAAATTCTCATTTACTAGGAGAATATAATGTTTACCCATTATCATTTTATCAAATGACTAAAGAAGATGATGGTAGAATATTAGATTCTATAACAATTAATGGTAATTTTATTTATGGATATTTTAGAGAAGATGGTTCTTTATATAAAATATATACTCCTAAAAATAAAGATAATAAATTTATTAAGGTAAAAGATTATATACAGGGAAATGACCAAATAAAATTTGAATCTAAATATCTTGTTATACTATCCTCTCTTAAAGATTTAATGTGTTTTAAATTACTAGAAATTGGTAATACTGAATGCATTGCTCCAGATAGTGAGAATAGTGTAATTCCAACTAATCTTATGGAAACCTATATAAATAAATTTGATAAAGTATTTGTACTATTTGATAATGATGAGCCTGGTATTAAATCTGCTCAAAGATATCAAAAACAATATGGATTTGATTTTATTAATCTTGATATGTCAAAAGATCTTTCTGATTCTATTAAAGATACTAATATAGAAACTGTTAGAGAAGAAGTATTTAAATTACTAAAAAATAAAATATGAATTGGTTATATGAAGCAAAAGAATTTACAGATGATATGATTCCTGACAAAGCTATAGGTTTTGTTTATGAAATGGAAGCAATTATTGATGGTAAATCTATGCGTTATATAGGTAAAAAAAACTTTTATAGTAATAGAAAAAAAAAGTTTGGTAAAAAAGCTTTAGCTGCAATAACAGATAAAAGAGTTAAGAAATATGAAATAGTCACTAAGCTTAACTATATAAATTATTATAGTAGCAATGATATTTTAAAAGCAGCACATAAGGCAGGAATTCCTATTAAAAGATATATACTTAAAATATGTTACTCTAAATCTGAGTTAACATATTATGAAACTAAATATCAATTTAACAAAGAAGTTCTAGAAAGAGATGAATACCTAAATGGAAACATATTAGGTAAATTTTACAAATTTAAATCGTAAATATTTATGAAAGAATCAGATATTATGGGAGCTTTGTTTGAGCTTCACCAAGCAGGTATTAAAGGAATAAATATATATTATGAAGGAAGTGGAGATAGTGGATATATTGAAAGTTCAGTTTATACAAAAGATGAATTATCTGACAATATAGATGATGCATTTGATGAAATACAAGAATTAGATTCATGGAGTAGTACAAACAGTGATATAAGAAAAGATTTCCCGAATCTATGGGATAAATTAGAGAGTTTTGCTGATGAAGCTATATTAAATAATATAGAAGATTGGTGGAATAATGAAGGTGGTTATGGTAATTTATGCATAATAGTTCCTTCTGGTAAATATAAAGTATATAATAAAATACGTTATACTCAAGTAGAGGACTACTACCATGAAGGTGAACTACTTGAAAAAGCAGATTAGTTATGGCACATCCAATGTTACATGCTAAATCATCTGTAAAAAAATGGGGTGGTATACCTGAAGATTATATTCATATACATGAATGGTTTGATGCAACTAAAGCCTGGATTGGTCATAGTAAGCATAGAATGTTTAGACATCATAGTGAAGGTATATTTGAATGTGAACAATATTTTGGTAAATCATTTACAAATTCAGATGGTAAAACTGTATATACTAGATATGTTGGAGAACAACATGTTAAAGAAGATTGTAATAATTACATACCTTCCGCAAAAGAATGGGTGGATAATATAAATACACCGACAAAATGGATGATTAAAACTTTAAAAATTGAAGACTAATGATTTTTGATAAAGAAGAAACACGTAATTTATTAAATATGTTAAGATCACCAGATGCTGATAATCATATTATAGCATTTGAATCTTTAAACAACATAGATTATAAAAACTATACTGGTGAATTAATTGTAATGTATAAATACTCTGGACATAAATTAGAGTATTGGCAAGAAAAATGTCTTAAAGGATATGAATATTTATTAAAACATGTTCCTGATTATCAACTTACAAGCCCTAAAACTTTAAGTTTAATTAAAGATAAAAAAGGATCTAATGCTTCAATAGAAATATTTATGGAATATTTTATTAAAGATATGACACAAATGTTAGAATCAATTGGATACCCTACAGATGCTTTTGAAATTAATATAAAATTAAAAGAAAATGGATAAACAGAGAAGTTTAAGTAAAATTGGTAAAGAATTAATGTTGAAAGAACCTTATTATGGGTTCTTTCTTATTATGCTTAATAAATTGTGGAGTAATAAACTCCCTACAGCAGGTGTAAGTAAACAAAATATAAACTTCCAGCTTGCTATTAATCCTGAATTTTGGGAGAGTTTATCTGAACAACATCAGATGGGGTTATTAAAGCATGAGTTATTACATATTGCTTTTAATCATCTTACTACATTTAGTATGTTTCAAGATAAAAAACTTGCTAATGTTGCAATGGATATGGAAATCAATCAATATATAGATAAAGATTGGTTACCTGAAGGTGGTATTGATATTGATACTTATGCACCTGACTTAGATCTTGATAGAAGAGCAGGTAGTAGATATTATTATAATAAATTAAAACAATTTCAAGAAGACAAAGATCAAAATGGAACTTGTGGATGCGGTAATATGGATAGTTTGTTAGAAAATATAGAAAATGGAGATGTTCCTGATCATAGTACTTGGGAAGAATTTGAAAACTTACCAGAAGCTGAAAAAAAGTTAGTTGAAAAACAATTACAAAAAATTCTTAGTGATGCTAAAGAACAAACTATTAAAAAACAAGGAACTATTCCAGGTGAAATAGAAGATGTAATTATTATTGAAGAAATCTTACCTCCTAAATTTGATTGGAGAGGGTTTATTAGAAGATTTACAGGTGTAAGTACTAAAGTTTTTACTAGAAAAATTAGAAGAAAAGAGAATCGTAGATTTGAAGCTAATCCTGGTCTTAAAATAAAAATGAAACAGCATATGCTATTAGGTATTGATACTTCAGGTTCTGTAAGTAATAGTGAACTTAAAGAATTTATGAATGAGATAAATCATATTTATAAATGTGGTGTAGAAATAACTATAATTCAATGTGATACTGAAATTAAATCTATAACAGAATATAAAGGTAAAAATGATTTAGAGATAAAAGGAAGAGGTGGAACTTATTTTGATCCCGTTATAGAATATTTTAATGCTAATCAAAGAAAATATACTAGTCTTGTATATTTTACTGATGGTGAAGCAACAGCATATGTAAAACCTCGAGGTCATGTATTATGGGTTTTATCTGAACAATCTTATTTAAATAAAGATTTACCAGGTAAAGTAATAAAATTAGAATTATGATTTGTTGTATATGCAAAGAAGAAGTAAATGAAAAATATGGAAATAATCCTCAACCTGTTAAACAGAGTGGAAGATGTTGTAATGATTGTAATTACACGGTAGTAGTACCAACTAGAATGAACCAATTATTATTATTAACAAGTAAAGAAGAAAAAGAAAATGACTGATCAAACACAATTAAACGTAGAAGAATTAAAAGATTTTATCAAGCATATGGTTAAAAATAACCAACATATACAAAGCGAAGGTAAAGTACCTGTAGCAATTAATATAGAAGGTGATGCTGGTCTTGGTAAAACTTCTGCAATTATGCAACTTGGTAGTGAATTAGAAATGGAAGTTGTAAAGTTGAATTTATCTCAACTTGAGGAATTAGGTGATTTAGTTGGATTTCCTGTTAAAGAATTTCAAATACAAAATAAAGAAGGTAAAACTACTTGGATTAATGAGTCTCAAATAAATGCGGCAAGTGCAAAAGGATATAAAGTAATTAGTAAAAGAATGTCTCATGCTGCACCTGAATGGATTGAAGGTAAGGGTGAAGGTGGATTTTTAATTCTTGATGACTATACTCGTGCTGATGCAAGATTTATGCAAGCAACTATGGAAATCTTAGATAGACAAGAATATGTTTCTTGGAAACTTCCAAAGAACTGGCATGTAATCTTAACTACTAATCCAGATAATGGTGATTATAATGTTACTAGTCTTGATGTAGCTCAGAAAACTAGATTTATTTCTGTTGAATTAAAATATGATTCTGACGTGTGGGCTAAATGGGCTGAACATGCAAATATAGATGGTAGATGTATAAACTTTATGTTGATGCATCCAGAATTGGTAACTCAAAAAGTTAATCCAAGATCTATTACTACATTTTTTAATGCTATTAGCTCTGTTGAAAAATTTGATGAAAAGTTACCTTTAATTCAGATGATCGGAGAGGGTTCTGTAGGTGTTGATTTTAGTTCTATGTTTACTATGTTCATTAATAATAAACTAGATAAGATTATTATGCCTAAAGACATCTTAGAAAAAGATGAACAATATGTATTGAATACTCTTATTAATGCTGTTGGTCAAGATGACGATTTTAGAGCTGATATTTCTAGTGTTATTGCAACTCGTGTAATTAACTATTCTTTAGCTTTAGCTGAGAAAGGAGTAGTAGGACAACCGATAATTGACAGATTATCTTTACTTTCAACAGAATGTGATGCGTTTACAGATGATCTTAAATACTATATGGTAAAAGAGATAGTAAATGGAAACAAACCTAAATTTCAAAAAATGATGATGAATCAAAAGGTGGTGAAGATGGCTGTAAAGTAAATCAACCGTAGAAGGTTTCCACTTTAAAGAATCAAAATTATAATTAAAAACAAATCTAAAGGGGGGTAATTCCCCCTTTATTTATTATTAATAAATATGGAAAGAGGATTTAAAATAGATTTAAGTGTTGATTATGACACTAATCTTATAGAAGGAATAGAAATTACAACTTTTATTGTTAATAATGATAAAGGTAGTATATTAAATATTACTGATAATGTATATACTCCTGTAAATGGAGACAGATTTTACTTTTTACCAGGTGTAAGTGTACCAAGAGTAAAATTAAAAGATTTAAGTGCTAACTATGGTATTAAAAGTACTAGAAATTTAGAAGATGCAACACATATATTTGCTAGTAAACATACTATAGATAAAGTATCTGATTCTATATGGACTTATAGAATACCTACAGAATCTATTAATAAATTATATAAACATATAAAAGAACACCCTGATGTAGATGATTATTATTGTGAAAAACTTGACGCAGCATTATTAAATAATGAATGTGATCATGTTTATTTAGATTATAGTACTGCAAGTATTTTTAGAAATTGTGAAGGTGAAATATTTGAAGAAATACGTGAAGAAGAGAATGTTTCAAATTTATTAAAATCTAGTAATTATATGTATACTATTAACGACAGTTTTGTTAATGAGATTTTAGAAATAAATACTCTTAATTTACCTATTCTTAATGAGTCTGAACTATTAACTTATATTAATGGAGAAGATGCTACTGTAATAGATGAAGAAGTATATATGCAACTTGAAAATATGTTTAAAAGTTCAGATGAAGATAATACAGTATTAGCTATGGAAATTATGGCTAACTGTAACTATGTAGATAGTTTATTATATTTAGAATTACTATTTAAAGAGCATTCTTATTGTATGGAACGAAGTAGAACTAAAAATCATATTAATTTTAAAAGTTTACTTGCTTTTTTAAATAAAAATAAAAATCATATGAACACAGAAATTGATCAAATCGTACATTCTTTAAAAGGATATGGAGTTTTAACTATTGATAAACTTAATTATATTTTAAATAAATATAGTGATGAAATAAACCGTCATGGTAGCACGAATATATTTAAAGTAAAAACTATAACGTTAAATGAAGAGTACCTACAAGGTCTTAATGTTAATTTTAAATATGAAACAATAGAAGATTTTATTCCAGTTAAACTTGAAGAAGAGGTGATGGATAATATTCCAAATGAAGATATTTCAAAAGATGATTCTTCCAATGAAGACACTACAGATGCATTAGAAGTTAATGAAGATACTGTAGAAGAAATAGATGATATAAACACTCCAGTAGAGTCCCTGGAAATAAACACAAATGAAAATGATGACGACAAATTTGAATGGTTCTGAAGCTTTAAAAAAGTTTTATGAAAATAAATTTTATTTTAGTTATAGTGGTTTAAATAAACTGCTATATTCTCCGGCAATGTTTTATAATCATTATGTGCTTAATGAAAGAGAAGACCGTACTGATGCCCACCTTGTAGGAGGTAGGGTTTTACATTGTCTTTTATTTGAACCTGATACATATGATGATAACTTTACATCATTACCGGGTAAATTACCCACAGATAGTCAAAGAAAAATTATTGATATTATTTTTAAAAATCATTTGGAAATTAAAAATGAATCATTAACTTTGGATGATTACTCACAAGATATACTTACACAATTACTTTACGCAAATCTTTATCAATCATTAAAAGATACCAAAGATGGTACTGGTGATGAGAAACGTTTAAAAAAGATTCTTACACAAGAAAATAAAGATTATTTTGAATTTCTTAAACAAAGTCAGAATAGAACTGTAGTAGATTCACCAACTTTAGATAGCTGCAAAGTGCAAGTGGAAATACTTAAAAATAACGATGATGTTAGAGCTTTATTACAACTTGACAAAACTGAAGAAGATACTCACATAACAGTTTATAATGAATTACGTCATAAAATGGATCATGATAAATTACCCTTTGGTTTACATGGTATCATAGATAATGCTGTAGTTGACACTGATTCTAAAACAATATTTATTACAGACTTAAAAACAACTGGTAAATCAGTTGGAGATTTTCCCGATGCTGTTGAATATTATAGATATTGGATACAAGGAGCTATGTATTTTATGCTTGCTGCTGATAAATTTCTAAAAGATTTACCTGAAAAAGAAACTTGGGACATAAAAGTTACATTTATTGTAATAGATAAGTATAACTTAGTATATCCTTATCAAGTTTCAGACAAGACGATGCGTGCTTGGAATGAAGATTTTATTGATATATTAATGACAGCAAATTGGCATTATGATAATAAAAGATACGATCTACCTTACAAGTTAGCAAAAGGTAACTTTAAATTGTAAAATGTAATATGGCTTTAACTTCTATTTATAGTAAATATTTCCAAAAATCTAAAGTGTTTATATATCCACTTTTAGGTATTAAAAGAGGTTTAAGTGTAGTTCCTAAAGAAACGTATATTTCTTGGGAAGGACATTGTAAACCTGAAGATATGAAATTAATATGTGTGTATGATTATAGGGAAGATGAAGAATATAAAAAAATAGAAAAAAATATTCTTCTTGAACATAATAGATTATCTGATTATACAAAAGTTAAAGCTGAAGTTGTTATTACGTTTGATTTTTCTGATTTAGATCATGATTGGTTTCATTTTATAAATGGTAGATACAGTCAACTAGAAACAAAAATCAAACAGAAAATTTTAGGATTTTTTGATGTGCATGGAGGTAATTATGCCTATATGCAAAGTTATTTATTACCTGAAAAATATTATGACAATTATTCAGAAATTTTAGGTGTAGACATAGAAACTCTTAAAAATGTTACAGAATTATGTGATAAACCTAATCTTAATAAAGAAAATTTAATTTTAGATATTGCTGATTTAAATAATATACAAGAGAATAATTTATTAAATTTGTCAAAACCAAATAAAAACAATACTATATGAGTAAATCAATGATACTTGTTAAATCAAGTTGGCAAGATGGTGTAACTTTTAAAATGATGCCGATAGAAGAATCATGTCCATATGTAGAATGCATATATGATCCGGAATCTAAAGTTTTTGTAGTTATATCAAAAATTATAAAAACTAGTTTGCATATGTTACCTAAATTGGATGATTACGGTCAACCAATGACAGGTTCTAAAGGGAAAAAGCAAATTAGAAATAAAATTGAAGTATTTCAAGAATTTTATATTGAAGAAAAAGATGCAATTGAAGAATTAGTAAATCTTTTTGCAATAAATTCAGATACATTTGAATACAAAAATTTTATGAAAGAAGAAAAAGAAAAGGAAAGTAAGAAGTAGTAATAATTTACAATTAAGGAAAGAGGATAATTAATTTTATCCTCTTTTTTTATCTAAAAACGGGGGAACAGCTTAACTGAACTAGCTTATGAGAACACATTGGGTAATGGACTATGAAACAATGGTTAATTTATTTGTAGCCGTGTTTCAAGATTATGTTTCTAACGAAACACATATTTTCAAAATACATTCTTCATTAGATAACGATATCAAACCTTTAATTAAATTTCTAAAAAGAAATAAAAATTTAAAAGAAAAACATATTTCTTTTAATGGTTTATCATTTGATTCTCAAATTACTCAATTTATTTTGAGTAAATCTGGAGCATTATTAAAAATGGATCAAGCTGATATTGTTAATGCTATTTATAATGTAGCACAAGAAACAATAGAACTTAGTAATTCAAATGAATTTTCTAAATATCCTGAATGGAAATTGAGTATAGATCAAATTGATGTATTTAAAATAAATCATTGGGATAACCGTGCTAAAAGAACAAGTTTAAAATGGGCACAATTTAGTATGGACTGGCCTAATCTACAAGATATGCCGATACACTTTACTACTAAAGTAAATAGTAAAGAAGAAATTGATATGATTACAAATTATTGCATTAATGATGTTGAATCAACTAAGAAAATTTTACATTTATCTAAACCGTTAATTAATGTAAGAAGAAACATTAAAGAAAAATATGGTTTAAATTGTACAAACTTTTCAAATACAAAACTTGGTTCTAAATTATTACTAGGTTTATATTGTAATGCAACAGGTAAAGACAAACAAGAAGTTAACGATTCTAGAACTTATAGATCTGGAATTAATGTAAAAGATATATTATTTGATTATATATCATTTCAAACTGCACCGTTTCAATCTTTCTTAGATAAACTAAAAGATAAAGTAATATATAATACAAAAAGTGATTTTAAATTTAAATTAAAATTTAAAGGTTATGATTTTCATTATGGTGCAGGTGGTATTCATCAATGCATAAAACCAGGTAAATACCATGCAGATAATGATATAATTATTAAAGATTTAGATGTAGCATCTCTATATCCTAGTATAGCTTGTATGAATAATATGTCTCCTGCTCATTTAGGAAATGAATTCTTCGAGGTTTATAAAAAAGATATTGTTGATGTTAGACTTGCTGAAAAGCAAAAATCTAAAGAAGACAGAGATGTTGCTATTATTGAAGGATTTAAAGAAGCAGCTAATGCTTCTTATGGTAATAGTAACAGTGAGTATTCTTGGTTATATGATCCTCAATATACTATGCAAACAACCATTAATGGTCAGTTATTATTAAGCATGCTAGTTGAAGATTTATTAATTAATATACCAGAGTCAGTATTGTTACAAACTAATACAGATGGTGCTACTTTTCAATTCAATAAAATGTACTTGGATAAGTATAATGAAATATGTAAAGCTTGGGAAGAAAAAACTAAACTTGTATTAGAGTTTGCCGATTATAGTGATATGTATATTTGGGATGTAAATAATTATATTAGTGTATATACAAATGGTAATGCAAAATGTAAAGGTAGATTTGAGTGGGAAGATTTGCAAAATCATAAATATACTCATTTACATAAAAATAAATCTCACTTAATAGTAGCTAAAGCTATATATAATTATTTTGTAAACGGAATAGACCCTGAAGAGTATTTAAAATCTAATACTAATATTTATGATTACTGTGCTGGAGTTAAAATTAAAGGAAATTGGACATTTTATAGATCAGCAATAGAAAACGGAACATATATTAATGAAGCTTTACAAAAAACTATTAGATATTACATTTCTAATAAAGGATCTAAAGTTTTAAAGATTAATAATTTAGATAAAAGAGAAATACAAATAGAAGCGGGAAAATGGCAACAAACTATTTTTAATACATATATAGAAAAGCCATTTGAAGAATATGATATTAATTATGATTACTATCTAGGAAATATCAAGAAAGAAATTGAAACCCTAGAACCTAAATTTAAACAATTAAAATTATTTTAACATGCCAAGAAAAATTGAAAATACAACAAAAGCACACTTAATTAGTGTGCCTCTTCCTCAACATGCTGCTACTTATACTGTAATTAGTCATCAGTTTGTAATGGATTATGCAACACAACAATTGATTGCTGCGGGATTTAATATTTCTGATGAGATATATAGATGTACTGCAGACGGGCAAATTGCTCAAGGTGTTTATAGACTTAATTATAACAAAGATCCTGAATTATCAATGATGTTTGCTTGGACTAATAGTTACAATAAGCAAGTTAAATTTAAATGTGTAGTAGGGGGATATGTTAATAACACTGGTTCAGTAATGATTTCTGGTGATATTGGTAATTGGGTAAGAAAACATACAGGTACTGCAGACACGGAAACTAAAGATACTATAGATGATTATATTGCTAATGCAAATATGTATTATGATCAGTTGTTATCTGATAAATTATGTATGGAAAAAATAGACCTTAATAAAAGAAAACAATCTCAATTATTAGGATGTCTATTTGCAGAATATGAAATTCTTACTACTGAACAAGCAAGTATGGTTAGAGACCAAATGAAAAAACCTTTACATGTATTTACAAGTTCAGATAGCTTATGGGCATTTTATAATTATGTAACAATAGCTCTTCAAAAATCACATCCTAGAACTTGGATGGAAGATCAGAGAATTCTACATTATTTTATATCTACAGTTGGGAATTTTCAAAAAGTAGCTGCACCAGTAACACCAGTTGCAGTCTCAGAAGTTGAAGAAGATACAGATGAAGACACTGAAGAATTTGTAGATCCAAATCAAACATCAATTTTAGATCAGATTGATTCAATAGATGTAGAAGAAGTTGACAAAGAAGTTGGTGAACTTATAGTTACCGGAGATGCTGCACTTAGTGCAGAAGAAAATGTAGTTGATCTTGATGCTGAAGAAGATTCTGAAGAAGATGTTACATCTGATAATGGCAGTGATTGGGATATAGATAAAGCTAAAGAAGTAGAATTTCCACAAACAATTGATCTTGATGCTGAAGAAGATAATGATTGGGACAAGTTAGAAGAAGCAGGCGTTATTAAAGAAACACCTGTTGTTAAAGCTAAAGATACAGAACCTTTTCCTTTAGAAGAGGCTACTGAAGAAGAGACTACGGAAATGCTTTACGGTGTAGATAATGGAGATATAGAAATAACTAATGCTCCTATTAATATACTTGCTAAAGAAGAAGTTATAGAAAGTGAATTTGCAAAAGAAGACAATTTCAATCTAGACTTTAGTGAAGATACTAATGAAGATCAGGATTCAATTCCTGACTTTTTTTAGTTATAGTTAATGTTAACATAGGGGGCCCTCACGGGTCCCCTTTTTTTTTTTAATCCCAATTTATTTGTATACTTATTATTGTAAGAAATAATTCAAATGTATGAAAAGATTCTTTTTCATCAGGTTCTAAGTAACTCCAACCTAACAAACATCTTGAATGCGGCCAGGTAATAAATATATTTACATCGTATCCCATTATCTTCCTACTCTTTGTGATTTCATCATATTTTGCATAGTATATTCTGGATCATCAGTAGAACCTGTACGACCAAATGTTTTATATATTTTTGCCCATATCTTAAGGTCTCCTTTTTCTTTAAAGCTCATTGTACCTACATCTCTTTTGTATCTATCCATTTCAGAAAATGTTATAAAATCTAAAACATCTCCTAGTATATCTGCATAAAGAACTATAGTATTATACCAAGCACTTGTAGTTTGAGTAATCATTTTAGTATAATCATCCATACCTAAATTAAGTCCTTTTACAGATGGTAATGGAACAAATGCAGAGGATTCAGCTTGTACACCAAGCATTAATAATAACATATGATTACTTATAAACCCATAAGTATTAAATGTATCTTGACTCAATGAACCTGATCTCTTTTTAATTTTATTCCATTTTTCATCATCTTCTGGATCAAATCCAAATATCATCATTGCAAGTAAACTTAATCCTATTACAAATAGACCTTCTCCTGCCATTTTTCTTAATGATACTTTTTCTTCTGTAGATAAGTAAGCTGCATCTCTAGTTCCTGATTTTATTGTTTTTACCATAGCTTGAAAAGCAGTAAGATAAAATCCTTTACCATAAGATCCCGTTGCCCAATCGTATCTTTCACCACCTCTTGTCCAAGTTAACGTTTTAGAATCATAACCAAATCTATTCATAAACATTGGAGTAAACCATTTTCTCATAAAGAAAAACATTCTGTAAATAAGTAACTTATTACCTTCAGATTGACCCATTTTATCATATGTACCAAATAATTTACGAGACGTACCTTGAATTCTATTTTTTAATCCAAGAAATTTTTCTGATTTAGCAATAATTATTTCTTGACCGTCTTCTAATTCTACAGTAGTTTTAATTCTATTTTTTGCTTTAAGTTCTTCTACAGGTAAATAATATTTTTTAGCTATTTCTTCTAACGTTTCTCCTCTTTGATATTCATGAAATACTGGTAGATTACTCCATCCTGGATGAACTCCTGGTTTTAATCTAATAATACCTTCCGCATCTTTTTCCCAAGCTTCTTCATATCTCATTGTTTTTTTAGTACCATCAGTAAGAATTTGATCTACTTTTTGACCAAACATAAACGATCCAAACAATGCAACAGCAACTTGCATTTCACCAAACTTCCTATGCATATACATCCACTCAAAATTTGCTAAATCTTTTACTAAAGATCTTTCTATTTCTCTACCAAACTCATCTTTTGATTTAAATGTAGGATCAAATATTTGAATTAATTGAGTAGATTTAGAACCCGGTCCAGTTTGATAAATACCTTTAGTGCTCCATTCTAACATTGATCTTTCTGCCCAAGGTCTAGCAAGTGCAAAATCTTTAAGTGTGATAAATTCAGCTCCTATGCCTTCAAGAAGAACTTGAACATATGCTCCATATTTGTTTTTTAAATCTGATGGAATATTCAAAGCTAAACTACCCATTGCAGATAAACCTTGTAAAGATTGCATCCATTTACCAAATACAGGATGTGTTTCTTCAATACCTTCTACCATTCTACCATAATACTCTCGTTCAATTAAAGATTTTACTTGACCTAATCTATTATTAGTAGAAAACTTTTTCTTAGCTTTTTGCAGATTACCTTTAAGATTCCATACGTTTTTATCAAACTTTTCTAATTCTTTAGGTTCGTTAGCAGGATCTTCTAATGTCTCCAAGACAGAATTAACAAGAGGTAAGCTTTCTAAAAGTTTAGACTGAGTTTGCACGGACAATGCATACTTAAATATATTTCTAAATATATCTGCATCCGTTATTTCATGATCTAAATTATATATACCAGATACGGGAATATAACTTATTTGATTACCATTAAGATCTGTATTTACTAAGTTATTCTTAGCATCATAATTAAAATCTAATTCTGCATCATTAGATGACCTACTAAAAGATTGCTTAAGCCATTCTTTAGTATTTTTACCTAATTCAGAAAATCTACTACCATAAGTTCCTTTTTGCATAGCTTGCCAAATATCACCTCTTTTTGTAGAGTATCTTGGCATATCTAAATATAACTTACTATAGTTACTCATACCTTCTTGGTTTTGCAAATGATACTCTTTAATTGTTTCAAGTAACTTATACTCTGCATTATTAGAAGCTTCCATTTGAAAGTAACGGTTGTTTATAAATCTATCATCTTTAGCACTATATTTTTCTCCTGGTTTATATAGTCTTGGTAATGGTTGATTTTTATTATCTATATAAGTACCTACATAATCGGCTTTTTTAGCTCCAAATGGTATAGTTCTGTATTCATCTTTAACTTCACGTCTTGAATGTCTAATTCCAGGAGCTCCTTTTAATAAAATTGGCTCACCTGTATTTTTATCAATAATTTCTGTAAAGTTTATATAACTTTCATCTGTCGGTGTGGAAACATTATTAGCAGCTGTTCTTTTATAATATGTCTCATAAGCTTTAGTTTCTTTATTCCACTTTTGTATAGTAAAGTGATTTAAATTAAACCATTCTGCTAATTTTTCATCTTCTTCTAATAATTCTTGAAAATCATCTGCATTTACTCTCTCCTCAACATCTTCTTCAGATATTTGTTTAACTTCAAGTCTGGATAGATTATAATTCAATGTTTCCATATAATATATAGTAGGAATCTTTTTAGTTAAAGATGATAGTTCAGATATAATCTGTTCTATTCTTGTCACATCTGATGCAGATATGCCAGATTCTTGTACTTTATCGAGTAAATAAAAATATCTATCAGACTCAGGACTTCCTTGTTCTAATCTACCAGCCGATGCTTTTTGAGATAAGTCATAAAGCTCATCAGCATTATCTTTACTAAGACCTGTTCTAGCATCTGTGCTAGATCTAAAGTCAGAAATTTCTTGTTCTAAATTTTTAACTTTTATTAGCTTATCATTACCCATATCAGAACTATTAGGTTCTCCAGATTGATCTTTATAAGTATAAACTAATTCTCCAATTGTTTGATAAGCTCCTGCTATATCAAATTGTTCTTTACCATCTTCTTTTATTCTTTCTTGTATTTCTCTAAGTTCTGTAAGTAACGTATTTCTTTTTTCCCAATACTCAGGATCAATATCCATTCTAAGATTTTGACGTTCCCATTTTTTCATTTCACGTTCATACTCTTCATCACCTGAAAAAATATTTTTAGTAGCTAGAAGATCTACAATCTCATTATATGCACTTTGCAATGATGCATCTACAGGTCTCCACTCATAAAAATCTCTTGTTGCTTCTCTATGTTCTTGAAGTATTTTAGCTATACTTAAATCATAAACATTATTAGCTTCATCATCTACTTTAGGTGTGCCATCCTCATAAGTAAGAGCAAATAATTGCTGATACTCTCTATATGCTGCTTGAATAGTTGAGTATTCCTCAAATCTTTCAAGCTCATTTTCCATAGAATTTACCAAGTTATTATACGCAGCTAATTTTTGCTTTCTTACATAGTATGCTAATTTACCTACCTCAGATTGTTTAAAAATATCATCCTTTTCATAAAACTCAGGAACGAAATCCTGCCACATATAGTCTCTTTTAAAAGTATCAAACTCTAATTGTGCAGTAGCTATTTTATCTATGTCTTCAGTTTTCTTTGCTTCTTCTAAGTTATAATCTAATAAATCATAATGGTATCTATAATCTTTATGAGCCCCGTGATATGACCATATTTTTTTCTCAATAGGTTTACCAGTTTCTTTATCTACCCAAAATACAGTATCTAAAAATCCCATCTTTTCTCTTAATTGTGCAGAGTTTAATTTACTAAATCCTACAGCAGGTAAAAGTCTTTCAAGTTTTTTTCTAAACTTCATGGATTTTTCCCATACTATATTTTCGACTTGAGACTTTTCATTTTCTATAAACATAGCTAATGGACCTGTCACAACATCATTAGAAGAACTATAGCTTTCTAACCATCTATTAAACCAAGTTACATCTTTTGCTCCTCCAGTAAGTGCTTCAGTTATTTTATCTTTATCAATAACTAAATCTTTATACTCTTGTAAAAAGCCATCTAATATTTTTTTAGGAACTCCTTTTTTAACTAACTCATTAATATCTTCTTCTTTAAGTTCTTGAGTAGTTACTTTATAATAAAGATCGTTTACAGCTTTTTCTAATTGCTCCGGTCCAAATGCTTTTTTTAATGCAGTACCAAGATTAGTTTTTAATCTATCCTGAACATACTCTGACATATATCCTGTAATTTCAACATAAAACTGTACATCATTTGTTTTAAGTAAATTAGCAATGTTAGTATTAACCCTAGTAATATTCTGTACTATCTCATTTAGGTTTAAATAAAATGGATTACTAGTATCCATCATTTTACCATCCATATCTAACAACCCATTTATTTCCTCTACCATTTTTAACCAGGCTTGAGAGTTTTGTTTGTATAACATTAATAAAGCTACAGTACTTCTATTATTAATATTAGCTTTATTAATTTTAGATATATTAGACAGCATATTTTTTAACATGCTATTAGTAGTATCCAAAGTATTTACTAATGCAGTTGCTCTTTGAAGATCTGCATCTAATGATTCTTTTGCCGCGTCTAATGCATTTTGAATCTTTTCATTCTCATCAAATCCTTCTACTTCTGTATTAAGGTAATCTTTAAGTGTGTTAGTTACCTCTCTTAAATATCTTGTAGTTCCTTTTTGGAATAATGTTTCTTTTAACATTTTTTTAGAGACCGTGTCTCCTTTAAAATTTTCAGCCTCTGTTAAAATTTTCTTATTAGTATCATAAATTTGATCTACAATACCCTGCATGGATTCTTTATCTGAAAACTTCTCCAGTTCTTTAGCCCTAGCTAATACATCCCTTCCAAACATTACAATATCTTCTTCCTTAAGTTTACTAGGAATATCAATCTCAACCTGTCCTTCTAAAAGTAAATCAGCTAATTCTTCTATAGAAGTATCCACATTTATTTTAGACACTTTTACTTTACTACCAAAAATACCTCTAAGGATTTTTTTGATTGCGGCCATTACGTTTTGTATAAACTTGTCAAAACCTTCAGTATTAATCTGATCGTTCATCTTGTTTATTGCGGATAATTGTAATGCGTAATTAATTACCTCTTCTTTAAAGAAATCTGAATTTTGATCTAATTCAGGATACTGAGATTCTACATAAAATTTTATTCCTTGACCTTCTTCAGTTCCTATAGCTTGTTTATATAGTTTCTGAAATAGAATGTTATTTTTCATTCTTAATCCTTGGAGTAATGGATGTCCGAATTCGTGTATTACTGTTCTAGGACTTATGTTTTCACCTACTAAATAAACTGTACCTGCGTAATAGAATCCAGCTTCTCCGTTATATTTAACAGCTCTATTTTTTAATATATCTGCTGCTTCCTCTTTATTAACATTTTGGTAATTAACATTTAATCCGAGAGCTAGTCTTTGTGATAATGCTTCAGCTAGTTGTTTTGATCTTTGATTATTGAGATCATTTACATTTATATCTACAAGAGGGGTATTTCTATACTCCCAAGCAGCCTTATCTATATCAGTATCAACACCTGGTTCTTTTACTCTAGGTGTAAATGTGTAATTTTCATCTTTATTTAAAAAGCTTTGTTCAATAAAGTAATATACATCATCTAGTAAAGAAGAATTTTTGATACCAAATAATTTAAATATTGCGTCAATTACATCTTTTAATAAACTACTTTTTTTATTATATATCCCTGGTATCTCTGAAAGAGTTTTGGCAAACATTGGATTACCAAGAGCTTCAGATACAAATTCAAATAAATTAGATAGTCCGTACTCAGCATTTCCTGTTAATTGTCCATTATCAAAAGATATTTTACCTTCTGCATGTAAGTCTAATACTTTTTTATAAGTATTTTCTAACTTACGTATATTTTTAATTTCTTCTGAAGTAAGATTTTCTACTATATAGGTTTCATCAAGTTCCGGTTTCATTAAAGATTGGGGAGCAAGTCTTTCAGGATGTTTTTTATATAAAGATTTATTATAATGATCATTTAAAAAATATTTTCTTAAATAAGGCACTGAAAAATGATGTGCAAGTTCATGTAAAAGAATGTGTTCTTTACTACCAGGACCTTTATAGCTAACATTTATAACTCCATTTTCCCAAACTCCTCCACCCATAGACCATATTGCAGGTTGTACAGATGAGCTAGGATTTATAGCATCTATAGTTTTTTTATGACTTAAAAATACATTAGCTAAACTTTTCCATACTTTACCAGGACCTTCTTTAGTTGCTATTTCTTCTAATATTCCTTTTACACTTTCTCTATATTTTCTAGCCTCCTCTTTTTCCTTAAGTACTATTATATTTTTTTGTACAGTATCAGAATCAAAGAATGCTTCTCTTCGTGCTAATTCATTATTTACTAGATCAACTATTCTACTATTAAAATCTTCAGGAGCTATTGTTTGATAATTAAGTAAAGTTTCATATTTCTCCAACATAGCATTAGCACCATGAAACACTTGTCTGGCCCTTTCAATATTAGATGCTTTGTTGCTTCTTGCATTGAAATTTGCTTTATAATATCCTAATGCTTGCTTTATAGATTTGAAACCTGTTTCTTCAAGTTTAAATAAAGCAGGAAATGCTCTTTCTGCTACTTCTAATTGCTCTGATGTATATTCATCTAAAGATCTATTATTATAATTTTTTAAAAAACTATCAAGTAAATTTTTAATACCATATGCTTTATCACTATTTCTACTAGCATCTTCAAGAGAGTCCTTAGTTTCTTTTATCTTGTTTGTTAAAAAAGATCTAATATATTCACTATCATTAAGACTTTCATTAAGCTTGTCTATGTTTGTAATTGTATAAGGAAGTCCTATTAATTTTATCAATTCTTCAAATACATCATCTAAATACTCAGATTTCTTAACTTGACTAGGTAATTTCTTACTGGTATAAGCTCTAACTTTAATCTTTAATTTATTCTCTATTAAATTAGAAACTTTTTCTACTTCTGATATGTATCTAGACTTATTCTCACTATATATATCAGGATCTATAACTAAATTAAAACCTTTAGTTTGACGTTCATCAAATTGTTCTTGCAACCTATCAAATAAAACTCCATTTGGTACTGCTCTATAAGTTGTACTTTTAGCATCTCTTCTATATGTAGATTTACTAGGTTCAATATTTTCAGATCTATTAATACTAAATAATTTTTCACCGTATGTATCTAAACCATATTTAGTTTGAGCTAAAATAGTTAATTGATCATTAAGTTTATCAAAAAGATTTCTATCAATGATTTTTCTTACATCGTTAGTTGCACCTTCTTTTTCTAAATATTTTATTGAATTTACTTTTACTTCACAAGCCATATTATGAACATTTAAATGGATCTTCTTCTAATTCTAATTGAATTAATATTTCTTCATCAGTGATACCTTCAGTTTCACCAATTAATTCTGCTACTTGATTATACATAGTTGAACCAGGATTAACATACTGAAATTCTTCAAATAATCTTTTGCTTAAATATACAAATAATTCTTCGGGCATGGTTTCTTTATTACCAAATCCATATTCAGGAAAAGCTATTTTTCCATTTTTTTCTTGAATTTCTTTAACTACATTAATTCTTTTTTCCCAAATAGATTTTAACAAATCATATTGACTTGATGGTAATTCTACTTTTTTACCATTTTGTACATGACTATATAAATCTGTAGGAAAGTTTATAGACATATTTGGAGCTTCTGACATAAAATACGAAGACCCTCCTAAAATAGTATTATTTTCTATCTGTTCAGGTCTTATTTCAAATACACTTGTATTATGTAAAAAGACTATGTCATTATTATTCTTAGTTATATTTGAATAATAATATGAATTTTTAGCATTTTTATCATTATATGTATAAACATTAGATTCATCAGTAAGCTTGACACCAATTCTTTTTTCTTCAACTTCAGTATCCATATTAGTAGAATCTAATTCAACTCCAGTATCTTCAACTTCACTAGTTTGATCACCTAACTCACTTCTCACTTTCATTAAGATTCTAGGAAACTCTGTACCCCATTTACTCTTGTCTTGCGTGTGTGTAAAAGTGGCATTACCTGTAGCTAACAAACTTTGTAAAGCTTTTGGGTTTTGTTTAAAAGATTCTATTAAAATATCTTTCATTACAGTAGATGAATCTTTATCCCATTTAACTGTTTCTAATCCAGTTATTTTTCTACCTAAAGCTTTAGCTTGAGCACCTGTAATATTTCCTCTTAATTGTTCTGTTATTTTTGTATTGTTTGTATTTGAAGGAGCATATGCGGTTTTTGTTGCTTGAAACGCTGCTTCAACTGTTTGATAAGTTTCCCCAGCTACAGTAAATGGTCTTTTAGCAAAATTACTTAACTCAGCATTTTCATTAGTTCCTGCATATATATTTATTACCTCACTAGTTTGTGGTTGAGATACTTTAGCTTTTTTAACAGTTTTAAACTCGATATCAGATATATAATCTTTATATCTCTTTCTATTAATATTGTTAGAATTATTTTGTCTAGTAAACATAGTGTAAAAATCATCTAATACTTCTTGACCATTTTTTTCAAGAGCTGAAATAAAATCTTTAGATTCATTTTCTAGTATAGATAAAAATTCAGTATAGTCAACTACATTTGTAAAGTTTAACTTTGTTTTATTTAAACCTGTTTGTAAAAAACTATAAAGATTTAAGTATTTAAACATGTTACTTATTCTTAAATTTTCAACTGGATCTTTAACTTTAGCATATCCAGGATCTGATAGCTTTTTTAGATCACTAGTATAAAGATTAGATTTATCAGTATCAAAATCTTTTTCTGCTAAGTATATATTATAAACACCATCTTGTTTACCACCATCTAATTTTAATTTATTTAATACAGGATACGTTTTTGCTAAATCAGAATTTTGATTTATCATATTCATAAATCTAATAGCAAATGCATTTTCATCACTTTCAAATAAATGAAATAAATTGAATGAATTATCTAATGCTTTAACAGCTATTAATTTTTCATAAGTATATCTTACTGCTTTTTCTTGTGTTAAATCAGGTAAAAGTTCTTTAGTATTTTTAAGCTCTTCTTGAAAAGATTTAGCTTTAGCATATTCTTTAGTAAGAGGGTTTAAACTTCTTATATATTCACGTTGAGATACAAATTTTAAATACTCATTAAAATTAGTTTCTGAGTTATTCCTAAACGTTGAAGGGTGTAATGGATATAATCCACGTTCTTCATAAGAATTTTTTACATCAGAATCTTTTTCCCAAGCGTTTTTTCTAAACTCTTTTTTAAGTTGTTTCATATCCATATATAAAACACCATCTTTTACAAATGCACCTCTATTAAGATATTTAATTAATTTAGTAGGTACTTTTGTTTCTAAATCTAGAGATAAAAAATTATTTTTATTATCATATTTTCTTATTGTATTTTGTAATATATAACTAACAATGTCATTTCTAAATACATTACTAAACATTTCAATATTTTGACCTGGAAATAAATAATCAATATCTTTTCTTATTGCTTCTTTTCTACCAATTAAGTAATTAGTAATTTCAGGATGAAATCTTAATTTAAATAAAGGTTTACTTATAGCAAGTACTAAAGGTCCATTAAAAAATGACTTAAGAATAGTATTACTTTTCATATTATTTACTATCTCCAACGGCACTCTAGAGTCATTTTGTAAATCAGATAGATTTGCTTCTGTTTGCTCTACATCAGATATAGTAGATTTAGTACTTGTATCAGGATTAGATGACATTTTAAGAGCTGTATAACCACCAATTTGCTGTTCTAATTCTAAATAATGTAAAAACATTGCTTTTGCCATGTCACTTTTAGAATCATCATTTTGAATAAGAGTTAACATATCAGATTCTGTAAAGTATTTTTTAGTCTTATTTGAAAAATAATCATCATTTAATTGTTTAGATTTTTTATATCTATCTTGATTTTTACTTCTATGGGATAATTCTTTTGATTTAAAGTTTTTACGTATAACCTCAGTAGCTGCATTATATTTAGCTAAATATGGTGATTTTATAGTTTTACCAAGTACATCGGCATATGTTGATAAAAATAAACGTTGCTCATTTACATAGTCTCTTACTAAAGGATTTGATACAAAATATATTGCTTCCTTAACAGGTACTCCAGATTTAATAAGATATAATAATGTAGGTGCTACTTCATAGTTACCTTGAATAAAAAATACCCAGGCATCTTTTTCAACATCTACCCATCCATTCATCATTTGAGATATAACATCAGCAACTTTATTAATACCATCAACATCATACATATCTGATACAGATATAACATCATTACCATCTTTATCAGTCATTACATTATGTCTGAGTCTCATGTTACTTGTTCGTTCTTCTCCTTTTACAGTTTTATAGGTATCGGGCATATATGCTCCAATAGCATTCATAATTACATTAAATGTATTTTCAATTGCACCAAGACCTAATGTCTTTTTACCTACAATGTTTGATTCATGCTTATATATATTATATAAGGCTTCTAAAACTCTAGTAGGACTAATTTGACTAGTTTCCTTAGTCATTTTATTTTTCTTAGGGTTATATTTAGAAACATGTTTAGCAAGTTTATCTGCAATATCTTTTAATATAAATGTACCATTAGGCATAATAAGTGATGCGTAGTTATCTGGTAATTCTAATATTTCTTTAATATCATTAATAAGTTCATTTTCTAATGCTGCCTTTTGAATTTTTACAGTGTTAAAAAATTCATCAGTACCTCTAAGATCTCTTATAAATTGTAAATCATCACCTAGTCTTTTGACTACTGTTCCATCCTCATTAAGAGTATTCATAAAAATTGTCAACTTATCAATATCAAAATCACCACCAGATTTAGCAACTATTTCTGCGGGAGGTACTATAATATTTCCTGCTTGTGGAGGTAAGAATTCAAATACTTCAGCAAATTCCATAGAGTTAAGACCTTGAACTGGTATTCTAACACCTACTAATGTTATTGCTCTTCTGTTAGCTCCATTATTAGCATCTAACCAAGAATCATCTTTAATTTTTTCATTTAATCTTTCTAAAGATTTGTCTATATTAAGACTTTTTGATGGAAATGTAACAGCTCCTATTCCTGTAAATTGTTTTGCTTTACCTTTTATATAAGCATTATATTGTCTTTCCGCATCTTTTTTATTTTTAACTACAATTATATCTAAATTATCTCCATCCTTGGATTTTAAAGTTGCATGAGAATAATAATCTCCTAATATTTCAATCCCTTGATAAGTACCTCCTTTAATTCGTTTTCCTTCTTTATCATCTAGTATAAGACTAGATTTAATTTCTGGAGTAAGTTCAGATTCTAAAATAAAAAGTTTAGTATCTCCTTTTGTACTTTTTAATTCAGAAAAAGCCATATCATATATAGGATCTGCATCATATACACCTACATTTTCACCATTTTCATATTCTAAATTAAATAGGTTATAATAAGTACCTTGCATAGCTATCATAACTTTAGATGCTGCAGTATATCCATTTGATTTTCTATGATATGCTGGTAACTCATAAGTTGCAGATGCCCATTTAGCTATTTCATCTTTAGTTGCATTTTTAAATTGAGGATTATTAATTTGGTTTTTAAACATTCCTACTGATACTTGAACTAAAGGTTCTCCAGCAACTTTTTGTTTAATAACTCTTTTATTAACCATTGAAAGAATTAACTTTTCTATTTTAGCAGCTTCAGGATGGAAAGATAAATCATGTTGTAATTTACTTGTATTATCAAATACATCTATAAATTCAATTAAATCATCACTTAAAACATCTTCTCTTTCAAGATTTGTTCTAATCATGTTTAATAATTTACCTATACTTGACTTATCTTTTGCTCTATATTCTCCTGGAGTAGTTTCTTCATAACCCATTTCTTCAAGAAGTTCTAACTTAAGCAAGTCAGTATATTCTTCTACATGGTCTATATAACGTTTAACTCTTTCATTTGTAATTTCTTCATATTTAGTAGATTTAATTACACCTCTTTCATAAAGACCTTCAAGAATTAACTTACGTAACTGAGTAGAAAATATAGTTTTACCTTTATATTCTGAATTAACTTCTGTCTGATTCTTTAAAAACTCAGCGTATATTGTATTTACTGTAAACTCAGAGTCTTTATTAAAGCTACCATCTTCATTAAGTACAACATCACCTGTTCCTATATGAGATACTTTAGAACCTGATTCCATTAATACATAATCTATTTGATCTTTTATCATTTTTTGATGTAAATCATATAATGGTGTTCCTTGTTTTGCCACACCTGGTATTAAAGGAGCTAATGAAAATTTATGAAATGAATTTACAGGTAATCCGGTAGATTCTATATTACCAAAATATTGTAACTTATATGAAGGGAAAAATTCTACTGTTTCCTCAACAGTAAGTTCTTCTCCTTTAGATATTTTTCTGTATAATCTTTCTTGATTGTCACTCCAATTAGATTCAGCTTCTTTTAATTGTCTATATGCTTCAATTGAAATCCACCCTTGACCATCTGCAATTTCCATTTTATTATATTCCTCTGCAGCTGTATCTGATATAGTTTTAGCTATTTTTTTATTTTTAGTTCTTTTATAAACACTATCGTAAATAACTTCTTTATATTCTTCATACATTTTTGAAGGCATTACCATTTCTTTTATAATAGCTGTTTTTAAAGTACCATCATAATTTCTAGACTCAAACCCCATTCTATCAGCATAATACTTTTTTAAAGAACTAAGATATATTTGTGCTCTTCTATCAGCACGAAATCCTTTACCACCAGATGATAAACCAGCATTTCTTTTATGAAATTCTTCTTTTGCATGATTATACTGCACAAGATCTCCATAAGCTAGAGTAACAGTTTCCATTTTATGTATAAAAGAATTATATGTATATGCTTTTATTAATGCTTCTTCTATATCTTCAATAGTTAATTCTGGATTGGTAACTGCTAATCTATTAATTAATCTCTCATCAATATATTTAGCATCTTCTAATCTATTTATATTTTCATTAGTATTTTCAGTAAAATATTTAGATATATCGTTTTGGATTAACTCTCGTAATTCATAATTTTCATCTAATGCATCAATAAGATCAAATATACCAGACTTATCTTTAGATGCTTCATCTAATATATTATATAACTTTTCTTGAGTTGACTCAGTTAACATATCATCAAATGCGGTAAGTGCTTGACCTGCCATGACAGTTGTTCCTTTCTCATCTTTTCTTTTTACCTCTCTATTATAACCAGCATATTCTTTAAACTTATCTATATTTTGCTGAAATCTAACTATTCTGTTAGCTTCTGCAGCAAGATAACCTTCAATAATATCATATGATTTTATTTCTCCATCACTATAACTTAAGAAAGATTCTATATCTACATAAAGCTTATTTTCTTTTTTGCCATTATAAGTTTGTATAGTGCCGTCTACAGACATTCCTAATGCTGTATTTTTAGAAGCATGTCTCATAAATTCTTCAACTCCATTCAATAACATTGTATGAATTTCTTGTAAAAATTTACTTGTTGCATCCATAGAAGCTGTACTAGTTCCTGTAGAATTCTTTCCTTTTTTTATTGTTTGAGTACCTGCTACATGTTGTAAAGTAATTTTAGTATCTGATAATTTTTCACCATATGTACTTGACATAGGATCTAAATCAAAAATAGAATTTAAAAGTTTTGAATATGGACTAAATGTATTATTAGCTTCATTTAACCATCTCATATGTTTAAATCTACCATTAATATCAGCAGCATCAGTAGTTAATTCTTGCCAGTTTTCAGCATAATTAATAGCAGTAACAATTCTTGTAACTGTATTATCAACCATATGTTCCCATACTCTATTTCCCTCTGGTGTTTGTACACTAAAGTTTGAATAACCATCAGAAAACATATTTTGTATTTCAGCTAATGATCTAATTCTAGCTGACACATCTTCACTTTGTTCTTTATCTTCTCTAAGAGATTCAGGTAATCCTTCCATTAACATTGTTAAGGGATCTTTCTTAAATTTTAAAACGTCAGGACTATTACTTTTATTTACAATTTTAACTACCTCGTACATTCTGTCCACACCAAACAAAGTGCTAAAGGGATTTTCAGTACTATTTATTATTTCTTTAATAGCAACACTGGATTCATCTAATACGACTCCAATAGCTTTTAAGAATTCATTAGCTTTTTTATAATTAAATGAACCTTTTACTCCAAAATCTTTAACAATCTTAGCAGTATTTAATAAGTTAACCCCTAATTCATCTTTTTCTATATAAGGATTTACTTTACTATCTGCAGTTGTAAAATTAGATTTCCAATCTCTAGTAACTTGATATACATCAAAACTAGCTTTTGCTAATCTAGTTTCATAATTACCATCTTCATTTTTACTTAAATTTAATTGTATATACGGTATTCTAGGTTTTTTAAAATCTTGCCAAAAAGCAGTTTCTAATTTAAACTCTTCTCTAGATGAGTATTCAGGTCCTTGTAAAACTCTAAAAGGATTTGGTAACACATCTAATAGTTGTTGAAGTTCTGGATAGTTTACACTACTTTCATATATTCTAACATACATATCCATATCATCATACGAACCTTGTAATATCTTAGCAAGTTTATTCCAAGTACTAATAGTATCTTGTAATTTTGGTAATCCAAATTGACCTCGTACTCTAACAGCCTCTTTATTTTCAACAGACGTTTCAAATAAACTAGCTAATAGCATCATAGTTTCATCTTTAGCTAATTTAAAAGATGAGGTGCTATTATCATCTTTTAGCTTAAATAAACTACTTTCACTAATGTTAGTAGGATCTTCTATTTCTATATATTGATCTTTTAATATATTAAATCTTGTTTTTTCTAAATGATAAGATATTACATTGTCTTTTTTACCAAGATCAAATACATCATTTGGACCAATATAATTATCTGTTATTTTTTCTAATAATTCTAAATCTTCTAAGAAACCAGGTTCTGAAAGTAAATCTAAATCTTCTTGTAACTTTGATACATATGCTAACCTAAGTCTTTCAAATTTATCATATATATCTCTATATAATTCTTT